TTACGCAGAGTTTTTATAATATTCTATAGTATACATAAATATTATAGTTCTATAGTTGGAACACTTATTTTTTTATAAGTATGATGTAATTCGGGGTGTATACATACTAAATACATTTCTGAAACAGAGACATTGTAATTCTTCTCCAACATATATTTATACATATTCAATTGAAGACTATAATGCCAAAAATTTGTATCTGGAATATGAGTAAAACTTGGGTCAATTGAAAATTTATTGAAATTATTATATTTATCAATGGACTTACAACGTTTCCAGTCATAAATACTAAGCGTACCATCTTGATTTAGTGCCACCATATCAATCGAACCGGCCATCTTTATGTTTTCATCGTATATCATCCATTCAGTACGATAAGGTACAAGATAGTCGTGGTCTTTTATAAAATCTAAAAAGTAAGTGTATTCAATGGTGTCTTGATGTGAGTTGATACATTTGTTATTGTAATAATCTTCGCACATTTTATGCATATGGGTTCCTTGTTTGGCTGCGTTTGAACCGTTGACTTTCCATTCGTCTTTGATTTCTTGTTTTGTTTTGTTGTAATATTTATTTAGTTCCCATTTGGGTGATGCCAGCATCGTATCGATGATCTTATCCGCGTCAAACTTTTCGAACTTGTTTTTCACCCACGTAGTAACCGATGTATAATTCTTATTTCCATTTACATTATACACGTGTCCGTATTCTTTGAATTGAATACTTTTGTCTCGTTGATGCATATATTTGACTGACAACATTTATATATATACATATTTGTGGCTTTTAAATCAATTTTTAGTTGGTTTTCTTCTTTTTTTTAATTTTCTTCTTTTTGTTTTATTGTTCCTTTTTGTATTTTTACCAGCTTCGGTTCCCTTGAGAAAACTAATTATTTTACGCGTTGTATTGTTTGGTATTGGTAATTTATTTAATGGATTCTTAGAAGTTAATTTTAATGCTCGTAATGCACGAAAGTCTTTTATGTCGTATAAATCGTGGTCACAATCTGGATGGTCTTTGATGTAGTCTATGAATTTTTGTAATTCTTCTTTGATTTTGGTAAAAGGATTATGAGACAAATATAAACGTTGAAATGAATGTCCTGAAATATTTGGACATGTAGTCAATTTATTATTACATGCTTCTAAAACACCTAATTCGTCAGGAAGGTCTGGTAAACTAGTCAATTGATTATTATTTACTTCTAAAACACCTAATTCATCAGGAAGGTCTGGTAAACTAGTCAATTGATTATCATTTGCTTTTAACTCACCCAATTCGTCCGGTAGTTCTGGTAAACTAGTCAATTGATTATTATTTATTTTTAACACTTGTAAACTAGCAGACAATTCAGGTAATTGAATTACGTTTGTATTTTCTATGTACAAAAAATCTATATCATCTTCTAAATCTTCTATTTCACTATATTGTTTGCCCATATAACGTTTTGTTTTATATCCTCGCATATATATATATATGAAGATAACATTTTTTGTTTTATTATTAGCTTTATTGATTGTGTATATAAATCAAGTAAATGTTGTGGAAACACTTAAAGATAAGATATATTTGTATATTTTCAATAGTTTGTCTATTTTATTTGTCTTGATTTTCTTATATTATTCGTTTGTGTTTGGATTCAAACGCGGTTTATTTTCGACCTTTATCATATGGTGTTTATTTGTAGTGGCTACACCTATTCCAGAAGCAGGATTATTGGTTTCCGTACCTCTGAAAAACATTTTAAACATTGATATGGGTATTACACAAATATTGGTTTCTTTTATTGCGCTTGGTTTCTTAATCTTTTCTTATGTTAAATTTCGTAAATATTTGGAACAAACCACACAAGGGAAGTTTCTCATTCGTATTATGGATTTTGGGTCATTTAGTATTTTTATTACTTCGATTTTAGCGTCCGTCAGTTTATCGTATTTAATCAACGATGGCATTGATAATTTAGTATTTAAAAAAGAAATGAACATATGGTTGAACTCTGGTATATTTTGGATTTTTCTATTCTTTTTTATATTGTACTTTTACTTTTTAAAGAACTTGCCTTATAAATAATCTTTGATATCTGGATAAAGTTGTAATACATATGGGTTATTCGTTATTTGTATTTTTTGATGGTCGCTTAAATCCAGCTTTGAATGTTCGTTATTTGAGACAAATGATTGATTGATTTGCCACGTACGATATTTTACATGTTGTATGTTATCAGGTTTTGTGTCAACCATTATAAAATTTTGTGTAATTTTATTTTGATATTTTGTATTTTCAAATATGTCATCTTTATACTCTATACCAATATTACTTATGATGTCTTTTAATAATTTAAAGTCATCGTTAAACATATCTTCATAACGAACGTGATATACATTACTTGTATTACGATGTTTTATAAATTTCTTTATGGTTCCTACATATTTTTCGAAAGAGTGATCATTTGGTATTTTGTAATTGAAACGCTTATTTAAAGATGAAAACACAAATAAAGGATTGCGAATAATAAAGATTTTAATGTAATCTTTGTAACGTGTATCGAAAAAAGAATCTTTTGTAAATGGGTATTTGCATAAAATAAAAGGCTTGTTCGTAGAGGTGTTTATTCTTTCCGTTTCTTGTGTAATCTCTTCTACATCTTCTATGTGACCTAAAATTGTCTTTAAAATATATGTTCCGCAATGAGGAAATCCACAAACTAGTATTTTTTGAGTCATTATATATATAAAGATAAAAAATATATTTTATTATGTTATGCCGAGTATGTAAGTTTAATATACATTATTCGTGCGAGTATTTTCACAATGACTTCACCACAGAGATGTTGTGTATATTCAAACAATTACCAAATGATATTATACACTATTTAACACAATTTTTGTATTTTTATGAAGGACATATTGTTAGTTATTATGACATATTTCCACCCCGTTCATTATGTACCAGTTGTTTTCATGTTGGTTATTATAATTATTGTAATACAAATAAAATAATTACACACGAGACATTTATGAATTATTTTAGTTATTGGATGGACGATAAAGAACGAGACAAAATCATTTTGTTTTGTTCAAAGAAATTTTTACCGAAGAAAATTTAAAATTTAAAATTGTACAAATTCTAGAGTAACCATTGTAGTAGAGACACCTACACGTGACATGAAATATTTGTCTCAGTCACAACATTATGACGTGGGTTCATATGTAATATTATAGGTATTACTTACAATAGTTTATTATTAAAGATATATGTTAAACTATAAATATGGAAGACTTTGGTTTTCAAATGATGTTAAAAGAAACATCATATGGACGATTTGTTTTGGATTATTATTATTATTTACCACTTTTGTATATTTTTTTAAAAATTGAAAATAGTTTATTTATAATATATGATGAACTATGGACAAACAATCATCTTTAACGAATATCGATATGACATCGTTGATTATTTCAATGAAACAAGAATATAGTGCTTTATGTGAACATATAAATTTACAACACGATAACTATAAAGAGTTTTGCTTCGACGAGGATGAACTCCAAACAACATTGACGCCAATCATACAAGACCCAAAACCATATGCCAATGGAACCATCCGAACGCGTCCAATCCTCAAGAAATACGCATCTCATTTGTGCGATAAGTTAGATTTGGAAACCCGTATTGACGCTTGTAGTGAGGCGTTGCTTTATGAAGAACTGACGCCAAAACAAATGAAAACAATTATAAAACAAAACACTATTTGTGAACAACTTCAAGAACAAGTCAAAAAATTGACTATAAATAAAGAAAGTTTAAAATAAGGACGTTTGAATAAGTTGGCAGAAACGGAATATAAACCTTACAATATAGTTTTAGAGAGAAACCCATTCCAAAATCTATGATAAAAACTCTAGAAATTTTACTGGAAGATAAAACGACCTCAGGAAAAATATATACTCCAACGGTAGACCGTATTATTGAATCCATTCAAATATTTAAAGAAGAAAGAGAAACTATTTATAAAATGATGTATAAAATGTATTTAAAACATAAAATCCATATTTTTTTATTAAAATTGAAAAATAGTTTATTTATATATTGAAACAACCACAAAACTATGGCTGAAGAAATTTCCGTACCTATTGCGACCGTTATGGATGTCGATTGTTCATTGACTTCATTGAAACAAGAACACTCTGAATTGTTGGAACAAATAAAAACCCATCGTGAACATTGTGGCGAGTTTTTCGACGACGAAGGTGAACTTCAAGATACGTTAGCACCCATCGAACAAGACCCCGAATCTTATGTGAACGGAACCATAAAAACCCGCCCAATTCTCAAGAAATACGCAACCTATTTGTGTGATAAAATGGATTTGGAGTCTCGAATTGACGCTTCGGCGGAGGCGTTGCGCGATGTGGATTTGACGCCACAACAAGTCAAGGCAGACATGAAGCATTATGTCTCACTATGTGAAAAGAAAATCGCGTCTCAGCAAGCACTATGCGAACAACTTCAAGAACAAGTGAAACAATTGACGGAAACAGTATCACTTTTAGCAACTCCTGATAAAGGAATAAGTAAATTATCTATGGCAATGAATATGAAGTTAACTTCTGTAGAAAATATATTATTGAATAGCCATATTAATTGTCTGGAAGAAAAGGATATATTCTTTACCACTTCTACAAAATCTATTGAAAAACTCTTGTTATGGGGGGCAAATATTGATTTAAAACGAGTATGTATATTAGAGTACCGGGGCGTAATTCACAAGGTAAACTAACAGTTACGAATAAAGCCGGAACACCTATCGAATTGGATGATACAAAGAAACATTATATTCCATTAAATATTCACGCGGATAGAAGTGGGAATGGAGTATATGATAATATAACTATATTGAATATTGGTCCTTATAATACAAATGAATTACCTTTCGTTTATCAAATGTGTAGTAGTTAACGAGAGGATCACAAGAAAGAGATTTCATTTACGAGACAACTCCCTTAAAATTGGCGTCTCTTCGTTCTTCCCTCGAAATGGTCAAGTTCCTTCACGAAAAAGGTGCCAAAATTGGAGACACAATATACCACACACCCAACGGGACAGAAGGCGATTTGGTCGCTGGATATTTACAAACTAATGGGTCGAAACCCGTGGTCCGATTTTAAAATTTGTCTCGTATCCTGAATGTAAAATATATTTTTTATAATCGAGACTCAACCTATTTAAACATAAGATATACAATGCGTTTTTTTTGTTATTGTATGGGTATTATTTCATTCGTCATAGCAACGTCTTTAAACAACCGATTGATGTGATTACGAAAACCACCCGTAATGATATATTGTATAAATGGTCCAATATATATAGTTATAAAAATGATTATAAATACAATAAAGAAGCATACGACCATTTAAATGAAACATTACTATGGACCAATAAAAACACATCACGAATATGTTATATGATTATGGGAAATAAATACGCTAGAAATAAATATATATATTGGAAAAACCATATAGTTTAGATTGTGATTTCCTTACATTAAAAAAAGATTTGAAAGATTTGGATATAATTTACGATTTAAAACATAATAAAAAACGTACTATTTGATTGTATCTAACAATTTAGATATTGGAAAAATCGAATCAATCACGTTCGCACATGCTAACGCAACTTCACGATGTTCTTTTTGTGTACCGTTTCCACAACGTAATTGAATATAATGCATCCACGAACGCAAAGTTCCATTCATATAGAGCCGAGACATAGTCATTCCTTCTGGGAGTACCGAACGTGCTTGTTCTTTGGCGATTCCATTGGTTAATGCCCATTCGTAATTTTCTTGTGCCAACTCCGCCACTTTATTTTGTTTTTCACACCATTCGTTATTCAAAATATCATTATCTGTGGAAATACTATTTTGGCGATTTTTTGTATCTTGTAGTCGCGCCTCTCTACATTCAAACCCCAAATTTGAAATTGCGTAACGCTGTGAGAATTCTTGAAATGAAAAAGACCGATGGCGTAATATTTGTCTCCCAATATCACGAGTGGTTTCTATCTCCAAACAAATATTTACCATTTCAAATGGTGACCAATGATTATGTTTAATTAAATAATCAATGAGTTTTTCATTCGTTTCTGTATTGTTTTGGTTCGCTGGATTAGATACCCTCGCACAATAAGACACTATATCCGATATAGAGGTTCCACGTTCCGTTTGAGAATGACTTATGAGTGTAACTTTCATTCTATATATTTTCTATAAATGTTTAAATAATATTATAATAAAGATATTTGTCTAAGTTCGCGTATAAAATACTATCCTATTTTGTGTTATGTATGTATGCTTTTATTGCCAACGACGGTCGCGCACGGTATTACAGACTTAGTGGTGTGTCCAAGAAAAACATTGATTTCGTATGCCATTATAAATCCAATTGTATTACAAATGGACGTCGACCAACAAGCGATGTTATTGATAGCGTCTTCGATATATCATATGAGAAAAGACGTTCCTGGTGGACTATTGACTTCGTCGTGTATGCATAATCTATGGTTAGTATATCCTGATTTTGCTGTATTTTTTTTAAATTATATTCACACACCGAGACACTTTATGCGAAGTTTAAAAACACAACCCATACCTAAGATTTGTCTCGTCGCTACTATGAGTTTAATCTCGTTGGGAGCGATGATATATAATGTTGAACCACTTATGTCAAATACATACGGAATTTTATGGTGGTCGGCACCGGTGGTCTCTCATATTTTTGTAAATGAATTATTTGTCGACGAATAAAGCCTTTTCTAACGCTTCCAGTCTTTTTTCCAATGCTTCGTTGGTTTTCTTTAATTCTTCGTCTAAATCCTTTATACTTTGAACCGCAAGTGTAAACACCGAGTTGTAGTTCAACGCATAATATTCACCTGACTTTGAAACAACAAAAGATATATCTTCTATATCTAAAACATCATTGGCTATAAACCCGATTTCGGTTTTGTTGTCTTTAGTATATTGTTTGGGGTCTAACTTCCGAATTATATCAATACCTGAAATATCTTTTATATTTGTTTTTAATCGTCGGTCGGATGTCAATTCCATACTATCCGAACTGATTTTCCCTTTTATAATGAGCTGACTATCTACGTCGTCTGTTACCACATTACCTATATGTACTCTTTCGCCGGAATATATGAATCCGTCACCCGTTAACCACCCGCCTTCTAAATTAAAAGAATTTAATTTAATATTATTATCATTCCTTATTCTTACACCTCCATTTACATCTAAAATATAAGGTCCAGTATTATAAGCACCTATACCTACATTTCCTCCTTCAAAATAAATATTTTCACTTAAATCTTGTATCCAATCATTTTGACTATCAATTACTTCTGGATCATTATTTGTATCGTAAAATCTTACACCACCATTTACTGTTAATTTAAATCCTTCGTCTGAATTGTCAATGATGACATTTTTATCTGTAAAATAATTTTCATTATCAGAAGAAGTAAAAATACCGGTGCCTGTTCCGCTTATTAATGAACTATATACATATTGAAACGATGCGTCTATGTTAGAAAGCTCATTGTCTACATATTGAAACGAGGAGTCTATGTTACTTAACTCATTGCTTATATTTTTATCTTGTACTATCAATTCTTTATAAATGGTAACATCGCCATTCGCATTAATCAATAAAGCGTCTCCTTCAGTACCCGCGTTGAATAACGCAACTTGATCATTGTCTCCGTCACCAAATTGGGCGACTTTTAATGCTGGCCCAGTTCCTTGATTCGATATATCCAACTGTGTAGATACAACATTTTCATTATTGACCGTCGTGCTATTAAATATAACATTATTCATATTAAAAGAACCATCTAAAGTGAAGTTGCCTTTTACGTGTAATCCGTTATCAAGTGTCATATTATTTACACTTATGTCTATAGTATTGTTTAGTTCGCCTTGTTTTAAATCCAATTGACTTTGTATATTTGATGTAGTCCCGTTCAAATAAGATAATTCAATAGGCGTCAGGGTGGTTCCGTTGACATATACATTGTTTGAGAATGTTGTGGTTCCTGAAAATGTTTTACTACCACCGATACTTTGGTCACCAGATGTATACACGCCATTGGTCACCGTTTCAGCATTGCCATTAATGTTCCCATCGATCGTACTTGTGAATGACGTAGTTTCTGAAAATGTTTTACTACCACCGATACTTTGGTCACCAGATGTATACACGCCATTGGTCACCGTTTCAGCATTGCCATTAATGTTCCCATCGATCGTACTTGTGAATGACGTAGTTTCTGAAAATGTTTTACTACCACCGATACTTTGGTCACCAGATGTATACACGCCATTGGTCACCGTTTCAGCATTGCCATTAATGTTCCCATCGATCGTACTTGTGAATGTTTTAGTACCACTGATAGTTTGGTCGCCAGATGTATACACACCATTGGTCACCGTTTCAGCATTGCCATTAATGTTCCCATCGATCGTACTTGTGAATGACGTAGTTTCTGAAAATGTTTTGTTGCCACCAATACTTTGGTCACCAGATGTATACACGCCATTGGTCACCGTTTCAGCATTACCATTAATGTTCCCATCGATCGTACTTGTGAATGACGTAGTTTCTGAAAATGTTTTAGTACCACTGATAGTTTGGTCGCCAGATGTATACACGCCATTGGTCACCGTTTCAGCATTACCATTAATGTTACCATCGATCGTACTTGTGAATGTTTTAGTACCACTGATAGTTTGGTCACCAGATGTATACACGCCATTGGTCACCGTTTCAGCATTGCCATTAATGTTCCCATCGATCGTACTTGTGAATGACGTAGTTTCTGAAAATGTTTTACTACCACTGATAGTTTGGTCGCCGGATGTATACACGCCATTGGTCACCGTTTCAGCATTACCATTAATGTTCCCATCGATCGTACTTGTGAATGACGTAGTTTCTGAAAATGTTTTAGTACCACTGATAGTTTGGTCGCCAGATGTATACACGCCATTGGTCACCGTTTCAGCATTACCATTAATGTTACCATCGATCGTACTTGTGAATGTTTTAGTACCACTGATAGTTTGGTCGCCAGATGTATACACACCATTGGTCACCGTTTCAGCATTGCCATTAATGTTCCCATCGATCGTACTTGTGAATGACGTAGTTTCTGAAAATGTTTTGTTGCCACCAATACTTTGGTCACCAGATGTATACACGCCATTGGTCACCGTTTCAGCATTACCATTAATGTTCCCATCGATCGTACTTGTGAATGACGTAGTTTCTGAAAATGTTTTAGTACCACTGATAGTTTGGTCGCCAGATGTATACACACCATTGGTCACCGTTTCAGCATTGCCATTAATGTTCCCATCGATCGTACTTGTGAATGTTTTACTACCACTGATAGTTTGGTCACCGGATGTATACACGCCATTGGTCACCGTTTCAGCATTACCATTAATGTTCCCATCGATCGTACTTGTGAATGTTTTACTACCACTGATAGTTTGGTCGACAGATGTATACACGCCATTGGTCACCGTTTCAGCATTGCCATTAATGTTCCCATCGATCGTACTTGTGAATGTTTTACTACCACCGATAGTTTGGTCGCCGGATGTATACACGCCATTGGTCACCGTTTCAGCATTGCCATTAATGTTCCCATCGATCGTACTTGTGAATGACGTAGTTTCTGAAAATGTTTTAGTACCACTGACAGTTTGGTCGCCAAATGTATACACACCATTTGTTACGGTGTTTGCGTTACCGCTAATGTTCCCATCGATCGTACTTGTGAATGTTTTACTACCACCGATACTTTGGTTGCCAGTTTTACTTACTTTATTATCCAACGCATTTTGTAATCCACTTGTTTGTGAAATATTTAAATCACCTACTTCGATATTATCTTGTTTAATTCAAACGAAGCGTCTATGTTAGACAACTCATTGTCTACGTATTGAACGAAGTGTCTATGTTACTTAACTCATTGTTTATATTTTTATCTTGTAATATCAATTCTTTATAAATAGTAACATCGCCAATTGCATTAATCAATAAAGCGTCGCCTTCAGTACCCGCGTTGAAATAACGCAACTTGGTTATTATCCCCATTGCCAAATTGTGTGACTTTAATGCTGGTCCAGTCCCTTGGTTAGATATATCCAACTGTGTAGATACAACAATCTCATTATTGACTGTCGTGTTATTAAATATAACATTATTCATATTAAATGACCCGTCCAAGGTGAAGTCACCTTTTACGTGTAAATCATTTTCAATGGTCACATTATTTACACTTATGTCTATAGTATTGTTTAGTTCACCTTGTTTTAAATCTAATTGACCTTGTATATTCGAGGTCGCGTCATTCAAATAAGATAATTCAATAGGTGTAAGGGTAGTTCCATTGACATATACATTGTTTGCGAGGGTTGTAGTTCCTGAAAATGTTTTGTCGCCAGTGATGCTTTGATTTCCGGATGTATACACACCATTTGTAACTGTTCCCGAATTACCATTAATGTTTCCGACGATCGTATTTGTGAATGTTTTGTTGCCACCAATAGATTGGTTACCATATGTATAGACGCCATTGGTCACCGTTTCAGCATTGCCATTAATGTTCCCATCGATCGTACTTGTGAATGTTTTAATATCACTGACCGTTTGGTTTCCAGATGTACTCACTTTATTATCCAATGTATTTTGCAATCCACTTGTTTGGGAAATATTTAAATCACCTACTTCGATATTATCTTGTTTTAATCCAAATGAAATATCTATAGATTCAAAAATATTATCCACATATTGAAAAGAAGGACCGAACGTGGACGAAGAACGAATATTAGATAACTCATAGTCTACACTTTGAAAAGAAGTGTCTATGCTAGAAAGCCCATTGTCCACGTATTGAAACGAAGTGTCTATGTTAGAAAGCTCGTTGTCCACATATTGAAAAGAAGTGTCTACATATTGAAAAGAAGTGTCTACATATTGAAATGAAGTGTCTATGTTAGAAAGCTCATTGTCTACATATTGAAACGAAGTGTCTACATATTGAAATGAAGTGTCTACATTAGAAAGATCATTGTCTACATATTGAAACGAGGTGTCTATGTTACTTAACTCATTGCTTATATTTTTATCTTGTACTATCAATTCTTTATAAATGGTAACATCGCCATTCGCATTAATCAATAAAGCGTCTCCTTCAGTACCCGCGTTGAATAACGCAACTTGGTTATTGTCCCCATTGCCAAATTGTGTGACTTTTAATGCTGGTCCAGTCCCTTGGTTAGATATATCCAATTGCGTAGATACAACAATTTCATTATTGACTGTCGTGTTATTAAATATAACATTGTTCATATTAAATGAACCATCTAAAGTAAAGACGCCTTTTACATGTAGGTCATTTTCAACATTTAGATTATTTATACTTATGTCTATAGTATTGTTTAGTTCGTCTTGTTTTAAATCCAATTGACTTTGTATATTCGATGTTGTGTCTTTCAAATAAGATAATTCGACAGGTGTGATGGTGGTTCCATTGACATATACATTATTTGTAATTGACGTAGTTCCTGAAAATGTTTTATTTCCATCAATCGTTTGGTCGCCAGTTCTATACACGCCATTGGTGACCGTACCCGCATTACCATTAATGTTTCCGTCGATCGTACTTGTGAATGTTTTAATGTCACGGATAGTTTGGTTGCCAGATGTGCTTACTTTATTACCCAATACATTTTGCAATCCGCTTGTTTGGGATATTATATCATCTTTTATTTTATTTATTCTTTGGTTTAAAGTTAGCATTATATCAATAAAATAAAAAAAAAAGTTGGTTTATCCTAATTAATCGATTTCTTCAATATTTGGTCCGTTTTCTTGTGGTTCGGCGCTCGGTACTTCATTGAGTGGAATAGAACCTTGTAATTCTTTTAATTTATCTTGATACACTTGAATGTTTTCTTCGTCGTGACTCAATAACCAAGCTGACGCTTCTTCTAGTTTAGTTAACGTTTTTTCTTTTTCTGGATGATCACTCTCTTGTGTGGTTGATTTTGTTTGAAAAATCCATTGTTCTAGTTGTTGTTTGGCTTCAATCACACGCTTGTATTCTTCGTCTTCGTTTTTGTATTTTTCCGCATCTTGTACCATTTTTTCTATGTCTTCCGTCGACAATCGCCCTTTATCATTTTTAATTTCTATTTGCATTTCTTTTCCAGTGGTTTTTTCTTTGGCACTTACTTTAAGAATGCCATTGGCGTCTACATCAAAGGATACTTCAATTTGAGGCTGTCCGCGTGGCATAGGCGGAATACCATCCAATAAAAACTCGCCCAATTTATGATTGTCTTTTGTTTTCGCTCTTTCACCTTCAAATACTTGAATATTTACACCGGGTTGATTGTCCGCATAAGTTGAAAATGTTTGTGTCTTTTTTACTGGAACAGTCGTATTTCGCTGTATCACATTGGTCATTACTCCACCAGACGTTTCTAATCCTAACGACAAAGGAGTCACGTCAATCAATAAAAGGTCCTTTAATGCTTCCGAGTTTTGATTACCGCTCAATAACGCGGCTTGAACCGTCGCACCGTATGCCACTGCTTCGTCTGGATTAATGCTTCGGCATAATTCTTTTCCACCAAAATATTCAGATAATAATTGTTGAACTTTTGGGATCCGCGTTGACCCTCCAACCAATACAATTTCATCAATTTGACTCTTGGATAATTTACTATCACGAATCACTTTTTCAACGGGTTCCATACATTTACGAAAATAATCCATATTCATATCTTCAAAACGAGCACGACTAATTGTTGTATTGTAATCCATTCCATCCATCAAAGAATCAATTTCAATATGTGCGTTCATAGAAGAAGAAAGCGTTCTCTTGGCACGTTCACACGATGTTCTTAGTCGTCGAAGCGAGCGATTATTGTCAAGTGTTTTTTTATATTTTCTCTGGATTTCTTGAATACAATAGTCTACCATACGATTGTCAAAATCTTCGCCGCCCAAATGCGTATCTCCAGCAGTAGCTTTTACTTCAAAAATACCTTCATCAATGCTTAAAACACTTACATCAAATGTTCCACCACCCAAATCAAAAATAAGAACATTTTGTTCATTTTTCTTATCAAGACCATACGCAATGGCTGCTGCGGTTGGTTCGTTGATAATTCGTAAAACATTTAATCCCGCAATTGCCCCGGCATCTTTGGTCGACTGGCGTTGTGTATCATTAAAATACGCAGGAACCGTAATGACCGCATTTTTTACTTCTTTTCCCAAATAAGACTCAGCTGTTTCTTTCATTTTAATCAAAATCATTGAAGAAATTTCTTCTGGACTAAACGTTTTTTCTTCATTTTTATACATCACTTGAATATTTGGTTGGTCAGATTTACCAGGAACCACTTTGAACGACCAATGCTTCATATCTTGTTTTACACTTGCGTCGCTCATAGTTCTACCAATTAAACGCTTTGCGTCAAAAATCGTATTATCGGGGTTCATCGATACTTGATTTTTAGCAGCATCGCCAATCAATCGTTCGTTTTCATTAAACGCAACATAAGATGGTGTTGTTCGGTTTCCTTGATCGTTCGCAATGATTTCAACTCTGTCATTTTGCCAAACACCTACACACGAATATGTTGTTCCTAAGTCAATACCAATTGTTTCACCATCCATTTATATTTTAATGGTCTTTTTTTTAATTTATATTTTAATATATTAAATTTTAATTATAAAAGGTTCGTTAATTTCGGTAAAATTTTTTCGAATATTATCAATATATAAAGCATCCCATTTAATTGTATTATGAATGATTATATTTGTATGCGTTAAATGATTTACCCCTGGAATATTTACTTTTATTATATTGCTGTGGTTGTATAAATATTGACTTAAATTAAATAATGCGTTTTTATTATTATATCTATAATCTTCTTCTAAAAACAATATCCAACCACTTGTAACATATTGTAACATATCTTGAAATTTACTTTCTTGTACATATTTTACATTGACATAATCCTGACGATTTAAGTAATCTGTACATATGATTTGAACATCGTAATCTTGTTCTAATATATGTTTAATCTGATTTCCATTTTTGACAAGAATATTTAAAATCGGTTTTACTACTTTATATGTATCGCATAAAGATAAAACCACCCGCTCAAAAGCATGTTCTAATTGACCATCGTGTATCATTTTTGTTTGGTAATTATATTTTAATTTATGATATATTTCTTCCAGAGGTTTTCTGTAAATATTTTGTAAATGAACATAGTCATTTTCGTCACTTTCATTCAGTAAACGATAAAGACGCTCATCTCCAAAAATGGTTTCACATATATTTCTACGTAATATATAAACATTTCCTTCTACAAATGTATTGAATTGTGTATCTTTCACATTCAAATAGTGCTTTAGTTCATTGGTATATACATAATTATAATCAGGTTGTTTAATTTTGTTCGATTGTTTTATATTATATTGATTGTATAATTTATAGAGTAAATTTGGAAAATATCCATCATAATCTTCAATATATTTTACAATGTCATCTACATGGTCGTATAGCGTATCAAAATAAATATGTCTTAAATTTACATCGCTTTTGGAATGCATAAAATAAATATATTTATAATCTATATTTTTATCTTTTAAATATTTCACCATCATCATTTTGGCTCCAATATCGTATCCATTGTTTGGTATTTTTAATAAAGTAATGTATTCGTTTTTCTTATCCAAATATCCAATCGTATATGTAACTATAATATGAAAATATTTAGATAAATCATATATATAATCTTTATAAATAGTGGTAAATTGAGAAATATCATAACAATGTAAATGCGCAAACAATGATTTAGAATATAATTCAGATTTTTCGACCACATAATTCATAGGTTTTACGCGTACACAATTCAAATTTATTTTATGAAACAATAATTTGTATTTTTGTTCGTTGAAATAATTTAGAATCGTATTATTCATAACTTCGTGGAACTTGTCATTAATGTCTTTTACAATGGAATATTTTATTAGAATATTTTCTATCTTATTTGTGATTTCACTATAATCATTTTGTATTGGTTGTATAAATATTACGTTATCATTATACATATCATTACGGTTTAATTTAGGTAGTTCACTTATAATGGTTGTATTGTTTTGTAAACACTCGTTTATCCGTGTATTTTCAAGCAAACTATTGTTATAATAGGATATATTCAATACTATTTTACTTTTTTTAATCAATTCATTCAATGGTTCACCAAAGACTTTAGTAACAATTGTAATATTGAATTTCTTTTTTAACTCGTTTAATATTTTATTTCTACGCTCGTTTAGGGTTCCGTAAAATAAAATATCGATGGAATCTTTTGTGTAAATTGGAGGCGTAAAATTATGTACTTTAGGTTGAATCTGTATGTCGTAATATTTTAAATTATATGAATTGTAATCATACACATACATTGCATTTTGAAATAGTTCTAAATATTTATGGATGTTTATATTTTCGATTAAATTCTCCAATTGAAAAATAACATATTTATTATCTGATAGTTTTGGGAAAATTATAGGGCTCAAACGAGTATAAGACAAAATAACTAAAATATGTTTTTTATATTTTTGATTTTTTATAAAAAATAATAATTCGTTTACATCCGTCATCATATGTGTCGCTATGTTATGTCCGTTAAAATAACTGTTTACATTCTTAGCTAAATTATATTGATATGGGTTGTAAAATATATCCATTACAATATTTTCTTTATATACATTTGACATTAAAATAAACTACATATTATATACACAAAATAAACGATTAATATATATATGTGCGAATATACCATAAACGAATTAGAAGTTTTTTTTTATTCTGAAATTAATGACCTTAGTCAAAATTATGGTTCTTATAGTGATTTAGCAAACAAAACACAAGAAGAATTATGGAGACACGCGAACGTATTTGGGTATAAAGAACAACGACAAATTTTTCAAGATTGTTCATACAACGATGCCTTTTATTGTAATTATTTACAGACAAATAGGGATATTGTTTTACAAGAAGACCCTTTTTTCAATTGGATAGTGTATGCGCAAAATTATAGCTTGTATTCAAATAGTGAATATTATGCTTTAATAGACTTTATAAATCGTAAAGAATTAACTACTTCTTGTGGGTCGTCTATATCGTTGGGTAGTTCCATTACGCAATATAGCATCATTTCGGAAAACCCAAGTTATGTTCTAGGGTCTTTTCCTTTTCATTATGGTTCTGGACAAGAGTCTAGTGCCAATTTTGGAATGGTAATACCATTCCGGTCAAAACTATTACGCGGGCATTTCTTGTATCATTATAGTAGTTCTGAACCATCCTTAGAAGATTTTTCTTTCAATACAACCAATACAACGATTAAACTTGAATTGTACATAGATGGTTCTATGTCGAATTATTATATAGAAGAAACATTTGACGCTACGAAGTCGATGACAATCGGATTGATAAAAGAAACAGATATATCTAATATAGGATGTATTATAAACAAGACTACGCCAATCATAGAAGAAAATTCTATTTTATCTTGGTATTGTTCTGAATTAAGGTCATTTATAAATGTAGACTATACAAATAAGCCATACAATCCTTCTAGAAATAGGTTTGTGTTGGTTTTAGAACCGATTTAATATTGTTTTATATAAATGAATTCGATCGAACAACTAAAGCTATATTTTATAGACGAATTTAATTCAGATACATCCGATGTATTGAAATATGGCGGGTATGCGGATTTATCCGGAACGCCTGTGGAATCATTGTGGATGCATGCTACGAATTATGGTTATAAAGAACAACGAAAAATATTTTATGATTGTTGTTATAATAATTTGTTTTATGAATATTATTTGAAAGATTATAGAGACCTTGTATTGAAACATAATCCAGTCTTTAATTGGACCTTATACGATTGTGAGCTAAACATAAAAAGTGAATATTATGTTTTATTGGATTATATTTCGAAATATAATTTAGTTTTTTCTAGTTTTTCTGATATTACGTATAAACCTCCATATTATTCGATTATTGCGGAATGCGCGTCTTATGATTATGAAAAATTTCCTTTTGCTTACGCGGCGGCACAATGGTCCACGTCCACGTTTGGTATAATCATACCTTGTAAATCTACATTAAAACGTGGCTATTTTATGTATTTTTATGATACAATTGAGAATTATTTTAGTGATGAATATGATTTTAACGAAGATAAAGTAAACATAAAATTGGATTTATTTATAAACGGGGTTAAAAGTGATTATTATGTAGAAGAAACTATTGACCCATCACTGAATACATTAGGGTTTTTATTTAAAAAAAAAACAACCAATAATAATTACATTGTAGTCGATTATGATGAAATTATATTCGAAGAAAATACAGTTATTACATGGTATTGTTCTGATTTGTTGTCTAAAAATTTAAACGATAAATATACAAACTATCCGTTTAATCCTTCACGCAATCGTTTTATTATGATTTTAGAACCTTACGATAATATTTCTGAAATTTTAGACACAAAACAAAATGTTCTTATTCCAGGAAATAATATAAGTATCGATGAAAATAATGTAATTTCTTCAACAAGTGGAGGAGGGGTTTCAAATATTACACAAGAAGATTTAGACATAAAACAAAATATTCTTATTCCAGGAAATAATATAACGATCACTAATAACATAATTTCTTCAATTGGTGTACAAGGACCACAAGGACCGCAAGGTATTTCTGGTGAAGTTACATTAACACAATTAAACACAAAACAAAATATATTAACTACCGATAGTGACGTTAGCATAAATAATGTAACTCTTGAAAACGACCTGCGCGTAAAAGGCGACTTAACGTTAGACGGGTCGTTTAATATAAATGATGGAGAATTGACCATACCAAAAACGGACGGATTACAGAGCGCGTTAGACACAAAGCAACCTTTCATCACGGAAACAACCGATTTATCTGTAAATTCATTAAATGTAAATAACTTACTAACTGGTTCAACTAGCGGGATAAATGCGAGTTTTGATAATATTAATGTAAACAATATAGTTCCTACACAAATAAACGGATTACAAGCAATTTTTACGATTGCTATTGCGCGGGTTAATTTTAATGGTGTTGCGGACAGACAAGTGAATTGTACAACACAGTTAATTAGTACGGGTAAATACAGAATAACGTTTAACACGTCAAGACCAGACAATTTATATATAGTCCAGCTTACGTTATTTGAAAGCGTGAATAACCTCGACGACCTAATTATTACGATAGATGATAATGTTTCACAAACAAACACATCGTTTGATTATACGATTCGTGAAGGTAATGGAAATAACTCCGGAGAATTAAGAAATAGAGGACATTATGTAGCAGTGTTTGATGTTTAAATAATATATACACTATAAATATGTATTACTAAATTTCATAATCTTTATTGTGTTTAAAACATTCATTATTTATATAATACATTAAAGTATTCACGCGAAGTATGACCTCTTTTACATAATTGAAAATAACACAGACAAATATTTGTATTAAATATAACGAATCTCACTTTAGTACAAAAATAAAATAATAATGTTATTACTAGAGAAACAGCCGTTTATATCATTTTATAATTTTATTATACAAATACATATCATTAAATTTATAATATTTATTTTTTTAAATTTATAATATTATATAAATTTATAATGTCGGGTATAAAAAGAACAAATAACGCGCGTTCAAAACAAAATGAATACAATCTCAAAGGAGTGACTTATTCGGCGGTTACAGACGAAACGGTTGTGGATAACAGCTTGAATTTGGTAGGAGAACTAAATGTACAAGGGTCAGTCAATGTAATCAGCGATGTAAACTTGAATGAAACGTTAAGCGTCGGTGGTCGCGTAGATGTAGCCAGTGACGTGAGCTTGAACGCATCGCTCGGCGTGGTTGGGGATGTAGACGTTCAAGGTGATGTAACTTGAATGAAACGTTAAGCGTCGGTGGTCGCGTAGATGTAGTCAGTGACGTGAGCTTGAACGCATCGCTCGGCGTGGTTGGGGATGTAGACGTTCAAGGTGATGTAACTTTGAATGATACTTTAAGTGTAGGTGGTCGCGTAGATGTAGCCAGTGACGTGAGCTTGAACGCATCGCTCGGCGTGGTTGGGGATGTAGACGTTCAAGGTGATGTAAACTTGAATGAAACGTTAAGCGTCGGTGGTCGCGTAGATGTAGCCAGTGACGTGAGCTTGAACGCATCGCTCGGCGTGGTTGGGGATGTAGACGTTCAAGGTGATGTAAATTTGAATGATACGTTAAGTGTAGGTGGTCGCGTAGATGTAGCCAGTGACGTGAGCTTGAACGCATCGCTCGGCGTGGTTGGGGATGTAGACGTTCAAGGTGATGTAACTTTGAATGATACTTTAAGTGTAGGTGGTCGCGTAGATGTAGCCAGTGACGTGAGCTTGAACGCATCGCTCGGCGTGGTTGGGGATGTAGACGTTCAAGGTGATGTAAATTTGAATGATACTTTAAGTGTAGGTGGTCGCGTAGATGTAGTCAGTGACGTGAGCTTGAACGCATCGCTCGGCGTGGTTGGGGATGTAGACGTTCAAGGTGATGTAACTTTGAATGATACTTTAAGTGTAGGTGGTCGCGTAGATGTAGTCAGTGACGTGAGCTTGAACGCATCGCTCGGCGTGGTTGGGGATGTAGACGTTCAAGGTGATGTAACTTTGAATGATACTTTAAGTGTAGGTGGTCGCGTAGATGTAGCCAGTGACGTGAGCTTGAACGCATCGCTCGGCGTGGTTGGGGATGTAGACGTTCAAGGTGATGTAAATTTGAATGATACTTTAAGTGTAGGTGGTCGCGTAGATGTAGTCAGTGACGTGAGCTTGAACGCATCGCTCGGCGTGGTTGGGGATGTAGACGTTCAAGGTGATGTAACTTTGAATGATACTTTAAGTGTAGGTGGTCGCGTAGATGTGGTTGGAGATATCAGTTTAAATTCATCTTTACACGTTTCGAAGAGCTTAGAAGTAGATGGTATTTCTACTTTTCTCGGAACAGTGAATATCGATGGGTCTTTGAATGTATCCGAGTCTTCTTTCACGTACACCAAGACCACTATCAATAGCGTGAACTTGGATGTAAGTGATAATATAATAAAATAAATGTGAAAGACGTCGAAGAAAATCAAACAACCAACTTGCCTTCGGGTATTATGGTTCAAGATATAAGCGAAAATATTTATTTTGGTTACAGTGGTAGAAAAGATGGACAAGAACATTCCGATAAATTCGTCATTACAAAAACCGATTACGATGAAAGTTTACAATCGGATATTTCTCTTTCGTACGATAAGTCGATTGATGTTTTTTGAATGGTTCATTAGATGTGAGTGGAAATGTAGTGATTGCGGGGTCTCTTGAAGCACAGTCGATGGTTGGGTTCGAATATCAAGTCGTGGGAGAAACAAACGACTTAATCCAAGGAGAATACCCATTTGCGTATGGGGCAGGTGCTTACGACCAAGATGGTCATTTTGGTTATCCAATTATGATACAAAGTAAAATAGTAAAAGTTGGATTGTTATTGAGTGACTTGTCTATGTCAACATCCCCTTATGATGCCAGTATTAACAACGTTGATTTTGATATCAATGGTACAACTGTATCGTTTACTTGGGAAGAAGATTTAAGTGGATATTGTAAAAAAATAACGAATGTATATCCTACCAAAGTGGTCGATATTGCCTTTTCAGAAGGGGATAGTGTAAATATAGAATGTTCGAGTTTAGTACTCAATAATTTCCCAGATAGATACGATGTTACAGCAGTCGAGAAAGCAAGAATTATATTGAAGTTTATAACTACTTAATATCTAATTGTTTTGTCAAATAATCAATCGTTAATATTTTAATTTGTATTTTTGTCTCCAAATTTGAAATAATTTCTCTTTGTTGTTTTACAATCTCTTTTAATTCCATTACTTCTCTGTAATAATTGGATTTATTATGATTTAAACTTAAAATCCAATTATTGTGTTTTGCGGTTTTTATATGCGCGCTAAATTTAGCCCGACTATTGTATGTTTGGTTTTCTCTTGTAGCACAAGGACACTTAAAGCAAAACCCATTATAAAACGAAGGTATATAATCAACATAATCTCCTTTTTCATCCATATTTGGGCAATACGTATCAGGCGTAAGTGTTAAATCCATAGTTATTATATTCATAATATTTATTTACAATCAATTTTTATCCAATTGGAAAGAAATAAATCTTTCAAATCTTTTACCAAAGATTGTCCAAACCAAACCGACGGATAACAAACTATTTTATCATTGTGTTCATTCAAATAAGCGCCCCACCAACTAAATGAACTATTGGCAATAATATTATGATTACAACAACTCATATATATAAGTTGTTCCCAATCACATAATTCAAATCCTACACTTACAAACATACATTCTGTATAATCTTTGCGCAATTGTTGTATTATATGTTCTACGTGTTCTTTGTCTTCTTCTTCACAAAAATAATAAACATTCCGTTGTGTATAACTAAATTGTTTAAGGGCGTTTTTATAATACATATAAGGTAATATCGGGTGACAATGTTGAATATGTTTATAATCCCCTAACCGAAAATGTATAGATATGGATTCTTTTAATTCTTCTTGAGATTTTCCTATTTTTTTTAGCAAAGTTGTTTTCATTTTTTCTATACCGATCATAGTGTTTATTTTTTCTTTATGTTCATCGAAATATTTATAACTTTGAAAATATCCATATAACATACAATCATTTGTTTTGGGTATTTCTTCATAAGTAAAGTCTTTTTCACGGTATATTTTCATATTAGAAGAAAAAGAATGGATTAAAAAGGGACGCAAACGTAAAAAAAATGAATCCCAAAAAGTAAACCGATTGCCTAATTTTTGTACATTCAAAAAGTTAAATTTCATATGATGTTGTATAGCATACGATAAAGTTGTATATATTTCAAATAGTTGATTGCCTAAACCTCCCATAAGATGACAACTAATCATTATAGTTATGGATTGAAAAATAAGTATAATGATTATACGCATTACACATTATCGGATAGATCTGAAAATTCTATATTATTAGGAAAATATGTAGGTCTGTTTGTTTCAATGTGTTCTATATTTATGTTACTTTCTCTACTATTCACGGTCGAATCTTCTTCTTCATTTATTTGTTCGCCATGATTTACCAAATCAATATTTTTGAAATACGATTGTTCTATTTTCATAATATGAATTAAGTTTTTGTGCGACATTTTCAAATATTTTCTACGAATGTCTGGATAAATACTTGTTTCTAGTTTTTCTAAAGCGTCATTGTATTCAAATAATATTTCTTTATTTATATTGGTATGATTTCTACATTTATTTAAAGTATTGGTTAATAAAGACGACGATTGAATAAGTGTCTCCATTTGTTCAGGAAATTTTTTGAATTTGATAAGCGCGGATATAGACGCAATCACAGAAGATAACGCAATGGGTATCAAGGCAACAATATCATTATCCCATTTCATCTTTATTTTAATAGACTCAAACATACCATTCATTAAAGACAATACAATAATACATTTGTTCCAATCATCATTGTCTTTTTTAAGTTGTTCGTGTGCTAAACTTAACGCGTCTCTTTTTGCTTTTAAGTCGTTGATTACTTCTTTAATTGTTGATTTTTCCATATTATATAAATATAAATTAAAAATATCATTTTATAAAATACAATGAATGTGGATTATACGTTTATAATCAACTTGAAACACCGAAAAGATAGAAAAAAGAAAATGACAAAACAACTACAAAACGCACATATACATAAATACGAATTTTTCAAAGCGATACAACCTAGTCCCCAAGATATACAAAAATGGAATACCAAATTTCTGGAACCCATTCCGGATTGGTTTAAATTAACAGGTGGTGATGAAATGAAATACAAAATAGGGTCTTTAGGGTGTATGTTGAGTCATATAGAAGTCATTAAATTATCTTTAGAACGTAATTACGACCGAGTATTGATATTAGAAGACGATACCGAATTTGAATTGGGAGACAAACACGGATTCACTCATTTAAACGACGAAATAAATGACTTATCATTTGGGCTCTTTTATTTAGCAGGAAATCACCGTGGCTCTAAAATAGAAAAAGTAAAACATAATGTTCTTCGTGTTCAAGGAACGTATACTACAGGAAGCTATGTTATAGATAAAAGTGCTATGTTATATATAGTTCAAGCAATCCAAGGATTTACACGAGAAGTCGATGTGTTTTATGCGAATGTTATACAGAAAATGTTCCCGTGTTATTGTATATATCCACATATGACAAAACAAGCCGAAGGATATAGCGATATTGTTCAAAAAAATGTGTCATATAATTTAAATCTTATCTGAAAAAATATGATTCGAATTTATATTCAATATATTTTCCTTATAAATAGGGTCTAAATAATATCCTATTGCGTGATCTTCAATATATTTTTGTTCGATATGCGTTTTCTTTGAAATTAAACATTCGACGGCTTGTTTTGATAAAAAATAAAATCGTCCGTTTGCGTATGTGGTTGCTTCTAATAAAAGACGTTCGGGTAAACAGTTGTGTACTTTCCAATATTGCGAATAATGGTCTTTATGTATAGTGACCATATGTCCACCATAATGAATACAAGGTTGTTTATGTTCTAATACATTTATAAAAACATTGAAGAAGTTTTCTTTTATAAGCATTTGGTCGTCGTCGGTTTTAAAAATATATTTGTATTGGAAATGTGTGTTTACACCTTTTAAAGTTGTAATTATTTTAGATGGAAGACTATTATAATCATCTAAAGTATTACAATAAATAATGTGTTCTTTCTCGTCTACAGAAATATCTTGTTTATTACATTTTTCTTTATTTCCAATAATATGATAATAATTCATATTGGGAGGTATGTTTTTTAGCCATGTATTTTTTTGTAGAAGTGCTTTGTTTCTATATTGTTCGCAATTTAATATTAAAAGTAAATAATCCATTATATGTAATTCTTATTTTTCATATTTAAATACATTTATCTTTATTTAATTAAATATGAAAGGATTTTATATAAATTTAGACCAACGTAAAGATAGGATGGATCACATAGAACATTTAAAACAAACCTATCCATTTTTTTCAAATGTGGAAAGAATGAACGCATTTCAACATAAACGCGGTGATATTGGTTGTGGTTTGTCTCATATAAAATGTTTAAAAACACTAAAAAAGGAAAATGAACCCTATTATATGATATTAGAAGACGATTTTCAAATATTGAATCCCGTCAATTTTGCAGAGTTTGAAACACAATTTGACAAAATAAAAAACTTAAATTGGGATGTGATTGTTTTGACGCCACGTGGAAACAAAACACAAAATAATTATTATGAACATTTTCATAGAATAAACAATCATCAAACCGCGTCTGGTTATATTGTGAAACATCATATGTTGGATATCCTGGACGACTTGTTTACAAATGGCGTGAGACAATTATTAAAAAACAACGACCCTAATATTTGGTCGATTGACCAAGTTTGGAAACCAAATCAAAACGAAAAAGTGTTTCTTTATTACAAGGATATTTTTGGGGGTCAAGTGCCAGGTTTCTCTGACATAGAAAAAAAAGTAGTAGATTATAATCCACGTTTTTTACAACAAACTTAAAAATTTTCTTTGGAATAACCAATTATAGCACACCCAATCCTTTTTCCTGCGTTGCCTGTTTTTAAACTTTCTTTATTGTTTCCTTGTCCACAATCATCTGGGTCAGCGTGGATAATTAAACCACGACCAAGTATATTCGATTTAGTCCCACGAAGTTTAATATGTGAATCATAAAACGTATATTTTGCTTCTCCTTTTGCGTTGGTTTTTATATTTCCTAAATCACCAACGTGTCTTATTTTACTATGTGGACCTCCGTGGTGATTATGATATGGGTTAAAATGTGCGCACATAGAATCGCATGTATCGGTCAAATCACCTGCTTCGTGAACGTGAAATCCGTGTAAAGCATTTTTATCGAGACCACTAAGAAATAATTCTATTTTCACTTCATTGTTTTCTTCTGTAAATTTTACAATTCCATAAGTATCAAATACCGCAATTGCCTTTATCATTATTATTATATTATATAATAATATATGTCTTTTAATTGTATATTTGTATGCGTATTTAATAATGAAAAATATGTAGATATGGTTTTCATTCTTTTAGAAAGTATTTTTATCTATGGTAATTTAGATGAAAATACAGATATATTACTTTATACAACTACACCATTTATGAATAAGATTAAAGAAAGTCATTTATATAATGATAAAATAAAATTTGAAATAAATGATACGTATAATAATCTCGATAAAGCATGTAAAGCAAGGTTGGATTTATTTAATTTACCTTCTATAAAAAATTATAATAAAATGCTTTATTTAGATACTGATATTATTATAAAAGATGATATGAATAAAGTTTTTGATGTTTGTACAGAAGATATTTTATATGTATTAGAAGAAGGTACTATAGATTCAAAGACAAATTTTTGGGGAAAATCATTATTTGGAAATGAAATTAATAATTATGTTGATAAATCTGCATTTACAAGTGGTATATTATTATTCAATAATTGTGAAAAAATGAAAGAGTTATTTAATAAAATAAATGTACATATTATCAATAATCATCATTTTTTCCACGACCAACCACATATAGTTTATAATGCTTTTAAATATAACTTATATAATAATAAAAAATTAAAAGAATTTGTGGTAAATCGCGCTAATACAGATATTAATATTCATAGTGATAAAGTGGTGCATCATTTCTGTGGTGGTCCAGGTAATGCTAGTGAAAAAATAATAAAGATGACTAATTTTTTCAATAATATGAAGGATTTTACAATAAATAATAATATAAATAAAGCAAAATCATATATTGATAAATATTTATTACCAATGATACATAATTCACACGAAAAATTAGAAGGAAATATTTTTATGTTACATAATACTTTGAAATATAGCGATATGTTTTTAAATAAACAAAAAAACATAAGCAATTTAGTATTAAATAAGAATATTAAAAAGGTTATGGAAATAGGTTTTAATTCTGGATTTTCTACTTTATTAATGCTTTTGAGTAATCCGAATATACATATATCTTGTTTTGATTTAGGAGAACATAAATATACATTACCCTGTTATAAACAATTAAAAGAAACATTCGGAAATAGGATCGTTCTAACTATTGGAGACAGCACAAAAACATTAGAACATGTAAATGATAATTATGATTTGATACATATAGACGGAGGGCATTCTAGTCAAGTAGCAAATAGCGATATTACAAATTCGTACAGATTATCTAAGCAAGGTACTATATTAATTATGGACGATTATGATTTTCCTAATTTACATTCTTTGTGGGATAGTTATATTCTGAATTATAATTTGAAAAAATTACATATAAATGTATATAATTCACCTCACCACGATGTAAAATTTGTATATAAAAATAATATTATTGATTTAGTTCCAACCACCAAGTAGACCACGCCAGTTTGAATCTCAAATCGGTTTCATAAAAAGACGTCAAGACGATTTGTTCATACATCATCTCCAACGCTTTTTTTAATTCAATACTTTCGATTTGTTGTGGTGTCCAATGAGGTGATGGTATAATATGTTTTACATAAACGACCCCATCATTATATTGACATACTACAATAAAAATGACATCTTTATTTTTATAAAGAGATGGTGGCATCCACGCCAAATAATAATCGTTTGCTTCTCTATTTTCTTGAATATAACCTTCTAATTGATTTATTTTTTTAACAATAGGTTCGTGATGAATAAACAAATGATTGTTTGGTTTTACATAATCGTTTAATATATGGTCTAACCATCGTCTACTAAGAAACGACGCTTGCGAAGGACCAATCCTTATTAAGTCTTTTTTTGGGTTCACTGAAGGCGTATATTTGTTCAATAAGGCACATATAAACAATGAAATGAGCTTCATTATTATGTATAATAATAAACATATTTTTAATACATAATAATATTAAGTATATTTTTGAACAATTTGTCTCATAATAGGTTCTACAAAAAATTGTATTTCTTTTAAGGCTAAATCGTATTCTTCGTGGGTTATATTTTCCATATAACAAAGTTGTTCCGCGCGTTCAAATTTTTCCATCAGTTTAGAATATGTTGGAAAATCGGGTACCAAGCGTTCTATTGAATATTTAATTTGATTGTCATATAAAGTGGATTTGTGTTCACGAATATAATTGATGTAGTCTATTTTCTTTTTTTGTTGATTATACCATAGTTCGTCGTTTTCTTTATCGTTGTTCTCCATATTTTTGTTAGAAACCATACATATAAATAGTGGTTTATTGTCTAACATAATATAACATTTGTCTCCACGGAGACAATAACTTAGGTCCCAGACTTCTTGATACGGCAACGTTACTGTTCCTAATAGTATATTTTTGCTACACTCATAATAAGGACCTTGATATATATGTAATTCATAAGATTCTTTAATAAGTGGTTTTATTGTATTAGGGAGTGTTTGAAAAACACCGTCTAAATCAAAACCAATTGGGTCCATTATAGGAGACCCTTAAAAATCAAAAGCAGAATCAAACGCGTCTTCTTTGCCCGACTTTTCAGCCAAAGAATATTCCGACACACGTGATTCAAAGAAATTGGTTTTTTGTTCCAAACTAATCAATTCCATAAAATCAAATGGATTGTTGGTTCTATATATTTCTTCACAGCCCAATTGTATCATCAACCTATCCGCGACATATTCAATGTATTGCGTCATCAAGTCCGAATTCATACCGATCAATCTACAAGGCAATGATTCTACAATAAATTCTTTTTCAATGACGACCGCTTCTTCTATAATTTCACGGATTTTCTTTTTATTGATTTTTTTCTCTAATTTATGAAATAAATGTACCGCAAATTCAGTATGTAATGCTTCGTCGCGAGAAATCAATTCATTCGAAAACGTTAATCCGGGCATAATACCCCGCTTTTTCAACCAATAAATCGAGCAAAACGCTCCAGAGAAAAAGATACCTTCTACACACGCAAATGCAACCAATCTTGTTGAAAAATTAGATTTTTTGTCATTGATCCATTTCATAGCCCATTTTCCTTTTTTTTCAATACATGGAAAATGTTCTAAAGAATGAAACAATTTATTTTTTTCATTTTCATCTTTAATGTAAGAATCAATCAATAAACTATAGGTCTCAGAATGGATGTTTTCCATTGCGATTTGAAACCCATAAAAGGCTCTTGCTTCCGACAACTGAACCTCATTCATAAACCGTAGACCTAAATTTTCTAAAACAATACCATCACTTGACGCAAAAAATGCCAAAATCATTTTGATATAATATTGTTCTTCAGGTTGTAATTTATTCCAATGATTAAGGTCCTTTGATGTATCAATCTCTTCCGCACGCCAAAAGCAATCCACTTGCTTTTTATACATTTTCCATATGGCTTCATCTACAATAGGAAACATCACAAAACGGTTGTCGTCTTCGGTCAAAAGTGGTTCATTGATTTTCTTGGACATCTTAAATATATTATAGTATTATATTTATTTTGTTTTCATATAATACTATGGAAATGTCAATTGAGGACTATCGCCGTGAAAAAGAAATATGTCTAAAAAAGATGAATCAATATGAATTAAAAAAAGACCCTACGTTTTTACATCCATTGTTAAAATTAAAAAAATATTTAGAACATAAGCAAGAATATGAGAAAGACAAAGAAATTATTGAAAAATATTTAATCATTATATAATGAAAAATGTACTTTCTTTATATGTATTATTATTCATCACATTGTGCGTAATATATTATTTTATGATTACAAAAGACAATATAAACTTAATGATATTTATAATTATTTTATTTTTATTGAGACTTTATACGCCTAATATGAATATTGTATTATTACTTTCTTTAGGAACTATATTTCTCATAAATAGTTTACCTACAAATACGACCATTGAATCCGAACTAAAAGAAGAACCTATACCGACAACAGAATTTTATGAAATAAAACCAAAGATTGTTTTAGATACAACTCAGTGGAATGAAGACATACGAGACATCATTTATAATTGGAATAAATCCGTTCCGTCTATTGATTTATCATAATCAATATAACGAGAAAAAGAGTAAATATATATTGGAGACTTACTATTCCAGAAAAGACTCCTTCGTAATATACAAAATATTTCTGCCATTGATTTACGCATTCACAATAAGTTTTTACCGAATTATAAAAATGATATACATTATAGGTCATATAACTATGTATAAATAATATCAAACACAACGACGCCAATAGCCATACATTCTCTGTAAGAGACGTTTTATTTGATTTACCACCTTTTTGTATTTTATTATAAAATAAAAACATAAATAATAACAAAGAAACTAAATCTAATAACAAATAAAATTTCATATAATCTACATTTAGTTCTTTCTTTTTATTAGCAATAAAACACGGACACTGGCTTATTTCTTGTAAATAGTAATAAGTATACAATATAATAACAATCATAACGCATGATATAAGTGTAAACATAATCATTATATTATAAGAATATATTAATTAGTAAATTTGTCTATCCATTTCACCGCCTCTGTGATTTTTTTTAGACTTACCTTTGTTCATTTTGCGAGCCATGCGACGCTTGCGAAGGTTCATACTTTTATTTTTCATACTTTTATTCATACTTTTACGTTTCATACGTTTGCGACTTGGCTTTCTACGTTTGTATCCGCCTTGTTGCATAACCGCTTCTGAAGTTGCTCCTTTTTCTACTAGATCGTATTCCGTCATATATATATGTATAATATTATATTTTTATAAAACAGGGTTTTATAAAAGAAGAAACAACGCATTCATTCCTAAAATATTGGTTTGAATTTAAAAAAGTTTCTATATTATATTTTTTTTTAGAATAATAAGCATTTCTTTTTTTAGATTGATTGATAAATACGGCGTGCGGGTCTACAATATCAATGACCAAAGGGGTAGCGTGTTTACTACGCAAAATCCTTCCTACACTTTGACAAACGTCTGATTTTGGTGTTGCCATAAACAAAGTGGTTAATGTTTTTATATCTAGTCCTTCGGATGCCATTGCGTACGTCGCAATGATTATTTTTTTACTTTCACTTTCTTTTAATAAATGTTCTTTCATTCCGCCTAAATAAAACCCAACACTTGGTTCAAACAATTGGATACATTCGTATAATTCTTGAATGAGACATTTATTATGGGCTAAAATCATCATTTGTTGATTGGGATTTTGTTCAAACTCTTTTTTAACAATACGCACCAAAAAATCACTACGGGATTTACACGCACAAAGAGCGCTAATCATACAAGAATACAAAGGGTTACCCTTAAAATCTTTTTTTACATTATCGAACAAATCGTCATGGTCGTAATGAATTTTTTTCACATTTACATTGACACTTATATCTGTTTTTTCTTTGTGAATCACCGGTCCAATAAAATATTTGAATACTTTGGTCAGTCCATCTTTACGCGTCATGGTCCCACTTAATCCTAAATTATAATTACATACAATATTAATCATTATATTGGAAAATACTTCTGCACTCAAATGATGACATTCGTCGAATACACACAAACCGAATGAGTCCCATGTAGAACTCTCGTATAATTTGGACGAAAGACTTTGCAACATACCTAAAACAATATCTTTTCCTTCAATGTCTATATGGTCACCTTGGATTCTTCCTACTTTTGTTCCCGGCAAAAATTGCTCAATACGTTCCATCCATTGAGACATTAAAAAACTTTTATGGACGACGACCAATGTTTTTTTCTTTAATTTGCTAATAATATTTAATGCCATTACGGTTTTGCCTTTCCCTGGTTCTACGTCCAATAACCCTCCACCGCTTTTTCCTACATGATTTAAATATTTATCGATGATTTTATGTTGATAATCAAATAATTCGCCTTTGAATTCAATATCAATTTGTTCTCCTTCATTCAAAATATTTGTCTCATAAGGTCCATAATGTTCTGCACCATAATATCTTGGTAAATATATTTTTGTTTTAGACTCCCTAAAAATAGGATAAGAATTACATTGGGTTAAATGAGTTGAATATGGTTTCACATTCAGATCATTACGTATATTATTTAGTTGTTTTGGTGTTAGTTTTTCTTTGTATAAAGAATAACCTTTTTTTCCTAAATAAGACATTTATATATAATATAAACTATGTTTAACTTTTAAAAAATATATTATAAATATAATGAAAAGAAAACAAAAAATGAACATGAACTTCTTCAAACCAGAACCTATTTTTACACTCGAAAACGGGATAGGACTTATTTTAGCTATATTGATTGTTTTTGATTTAAAAGTGGAAAAGAAACTATCTGCTTTACTTAATTCGCCATTAGGCATATTATGTTCTTTGTTGGTCGTTATTTTAATGTTTATTTTCTTAAATCCAATTGTAGGTATATTATTTTTAATTTATTTATATGATACCATACAAGCAAACGAGTTATCTACTATAATCAAAGACGCTAAAATGAAAGCTTATAATCCACCAAGACAAACCGAATTAGAAGAAAAAGTGATTCGAGACCGAGAACCAATCATTCACGAAGGCGAAAACAATAATATTACTTTTCAGCCATTTATACCTAAAGACATTACAATAAAACACATTTATTAACTATTCTTAAATTTACGAATAAGTAAAAATATAGAAAGCATAATTAGGAATAAAATCAAATACGTACCTACCATTTTCATATATTCATTCATTATTTCGGTAGGTTTTATAATATTCACATTCATTGCTTGGTTGGTTTCGTCGACAGGTTGACAATCGATAAATACTTTGTCGTCTATATAATCGGGTGTAATTTTAGAGACTTTTAAAGCAGGTTCTTCTGAAATACTAAGAGGTAGAGTTTGAGCTTCTTGACTGCGAGTATCGGTTAAATCATCCATTGGTTTTACTTTTAAAATCGAGCTTGTGTAAAGTATAACAACCGCATCTTTATCATTTATACCAATGGTTGGATAAGAATAATATGAATCTTCCAAAGAGATAAAATGGTTTAAATCGTTTAAAGACACCATTTCGTCACCTTTGTCAAACAATTCATTTATATTTGTATCTTCTTTGGATTCATTTAAAGGTATAGATATAAATATATATTTATTGAAATTTTTATTATAACATTCAATCAATAAAATATGAGTCTGGGTTGTTAGTTCATCGTCTATTAGGTCTTTTTGTTTTGTAATGTATAAACCCTGAAATGAATATTCGATGGTATCAAACAAAACATTAGATGTTTCATTTGGTACCGATACTTGTAAATATTTAGACCCTTGTAAATTTTCCGTTATATCATCGTTTTGTATTGGCTTCATATCGACCGACGCACTAAAGTTATATTTTAAAACAGAATCTTTGGTAGAATCATCCGACTGAAATTTATTTGGAAAAGTAGATAAACTAGACATATAATAATAAATTATATTATATGTACGATTATTTAAATTTTGTTTACTTATTTGGCGTTCCTCATAATCAAACCAATATGTTTGAATATGCTGATTTGATGGAAAAATATAAAGATAAAAATGCTGAAATGGAAAAAGAATTTTTAAACTCAGAAGCATTTTATGCCTATTTACTAGAAGAAATGGAGTCACTTATCTCTATCTCTACAAACCAACAAATTGTAATAAACAAACAAGTAAAAAAACTGAAAGAATTATTAAAGGATAACTCCTTTAATTTAATAACTTGATAAAATATTGCTTGGATACTTTACGATGACTTTTAAATTCTTTACAATAATTTTTATATAATTCATCTGGGTCGCCTTCTTTAGCAATATATGGCTCTAATTCCTTTTTTTTATCCCACAAGCTACACCCAATATGTTTCATATATTTATTTTCTAAACATATTATGTTAGGATAATAAAAATCAATCAAATCTTTGAATATAATATCGTTCATTTTACATTTATAAGTTTGACAAAATAAATCATATAATTCGGTCCACTCATATTCGTCATTTTGGTCTTCATAAATATATGTCTCCCAAAATGTTTTAAATGTTTCTACATAAGGAAGATGTAAACTATATACGTTTATAAACTTGTTTTGCTTATATGAAATGTGGTTTGAAATTAAATTATATAGCTCTTGGTTTTTTTGGAATACATTTATTTTACTTTCTTTCTCTAAATAAGATTTCCACAAAAACAACATATCTTTTTCGTCCATAATACATTCTTTCTTTTCAATGATATAATCGCTCATAAAAGAGTTTATCATATTTTCTTTTGTATTTTCTTGTATCCATAATACATCGTTTTTTAATTCACTTGGTAAATGGTTCAAATAAATTTCACTGGAACTGTAACGACAAGAATAATGAATCGATACACATATCATATTGACAAAAAAATCGTCTTGTAAATTAAAAAAACTCATATTCAAAGATTTCATTTTTAAAATTCTGGAAATATGACTATCGTGGTCACTATATTTGAACTTAAAATATTGAAAAATATTTATATTATGAAAATATAAGCTGATGTATTTATTGAGTTGCTGTAAAAACGATTTCATAAAAACAGGTACAAAATAAATACATTGGGTCTTTTTCATCATAATGTCTCCTATAATGGTCAAAAAATATTTAGAAAAATGTTTATCTTCAAATAAGTTTGGATGAAAAAACGACAATATCATTTGTAACGTACTCGATTCAGGTACACATTCGGTAATATTTTTTAATTTGATTTGTCTCTGTATTTTTTGTTGTATTACATTTTTACTATGGGTATCTAAAGAATATACAATACGGTGTTTACTCAAATAATTCAAAATAATATGTATAATTTCATTTTCATTCAACACTTTATACGAATATTCTTTATATTCGATGTATAATCCAGACGATGAAATGTAGTAATATTTATTTTCTTTAAAAAATAGGTCTATGATTTCGTTTGGTGGTTTGACTCTTTCTTTATAATCATCTATTATAAATGAAATATGATTATATAATACTTCATTTTCAAATTCACTATGTTTATCTATAAATTTAGATACTTTATCTATAATAAGTTGATTAAAAGACATATTTACTTATATAATTTTTAATATTTATATATTAAAATAATTATATATTAAATTGTATGTGCGACAAAATAAACACAAACATAGAAGACTACAATGAAGATGATTTATTTTCATTATTATCTTTAACAAAGGAAACTGCGTCAAAATCATTGATACAATCGCAAACACAACAATTAAAGGAACAATTTTTAGACACAGAGTTTCATATGTTTATGAATAAAGTATCGGATAAATTAGTATTATCGTTGAATAAACAGTGTGGTTATGAAACCAATATTATTAATTATGATACACAAGAAAATTTAAAACATAATATGAGTTTAATCAATCCAAATAATAACAAATATTATGAACGCAATATTGTAGAAAAGGTTTTAATTGTAGATACAAAATATAGAGACCATTTTACCGCAGAAAAATCCACTGATTTTACCATTACATTACCGAGTATCATAAAAAATGTAATTAGTATTCAATTGTCGGATATTGAATTTCCGAATACTTGGTATCCCTTCGACGAAGCAAAAGGTAACACTTTTTTTCATATGAAAAAATCGTCTCAAGAAACATGGACTCGTATTGACATATCATCACAAGCGTATTATTATGGAAATTTATTCTCTCGAATGAATAATAAAATAATTGAAAAAGACCTAAATATATCCTTTTCTTTGAATCTGGATTTTAACAATCCAGCCGGTTCTCCGGACGGGACGGCTACCATAAGTATTGATGCTAGCGGAGAAGACATAAATTATGATTTTGATTTTTTTTCGTTGGACCCGAATGAACAATTATATGAAGGCGGTGATTATGGGCTTTGTTCGCGATTTTTAGGGTGGAATTTAGGATTTCGAAATATTGAACCAATGTATTATAGTAAACAATCCAGTTATTTAAGTGAATCCACGATTGATTTAGGTGGTCCAAGATATATATATTTGGTGGTAGATGACCATAATAAATATATGAATGAAAGTTATATTCCTTTTTCTAAAAATATGTCTACCATCAAAGATACATTGAATATTTTCGCCAGAATATCATTACAAGGTTCCGCGTTTTCATTGTACAATTCCAATAGTTTTTCTGTGTTTTCAGATATTCGAAAATACAATGGATTGGTGGACTTGAGTCGTATGACCATAAAATTAACCGATGAATTTGGAAGCCCTTTAAATCTAAATAATAATGATTTTTCTTTCACGATTCGGATAAATACTGTTCAAACAACGTAAATAAATAAACATTGATATCATCGCGAAGATAATAATGTTGGAACGATGTTTTAATCTTATAATCTTTTTCCCACGGAATATATCCATTATGTAAGTGTAAACACATATATATGACAGAAATCAAGTCGTCTTTGTAGTTATATATGTACGGTGGTTCGTGACATACGTAACTACAATATTTTTTATTGCCAATCAAATGTCGCATTGGTCTTTCATTATAAAAAGTCGACAACCCAAAATCGATGATATAACTTTGATTTTTATCCACTAAAAAATTGTCTGGTTTTATGTCTCGATGTACCACATTCAATGCGTGTAATGATTTTATAATGTGTATTAGCGAATCAATGGTGTCTTTATATATAATAGACAAAGGACTTGATTTATAATCCATAATAATATATAGTTTCTCTTTTTCACGAATAATATTTTTTATGAAAGGACTATAACTATATTTTCGCTGTTTCAAATACATATATATCTTTATTTCATTTTCTAACAAAATCTTTGATACTTCATTGTAATGTGTTTTTATGACCACTTTGTGTTTTTTTATTTTGTGTATACCTTTAAATAATGTCGAAAACGTGCCATTTGTATCAAATGGTTCTACGTTATAATTGTACAACATACAAATATATCGTTATAATATTTATATAAAAATACAAAGTATTTTATATGTCCAAAAGTATGGTTGGGATTGCCGGTGGCGGAGGGTCCAATCAATCGGTTGTATTCAAATTAGAAGAATTAAGAAAAGATATTTTAACCATAATAAATAACAATAGCATAAATACTTTTTTGTTAGATATATCGGATTCTACGAACCAAATAAATGAAGACTTAAATATACAACTTGAAAATGTAAATAATATCGATAGTAGTTTTCAAATTATATATAGTGAAACTAATAATATATATGATATACTAGACAAAATATCCATCATTGATTTTTCAAACATAGACTTAGATAGTTTGGAGACAAGTTTAAATACATATGGCGCAAGTTTAAATATTTCCCAAATCGATAGTAGTTTACAGCAAATAGAAAACGCCATCGGTTTTTCTTTGGTCTATCAAGATTTAAACGATATTTCAAATACATTGAATACAACAAAACCAATTATAGATAATTATACAACATTGATTGCTAGTAACGTACAAAATATAGAAACTGAAAATGAAAAAGTCTTTCCGTACGATGGTTCTATCAAGATTTAAACGATATTTCAGATGCGTTGAATGTAACCCAACAAACTATAAATGCATATGGTATTTCTATACATAGTAATTTGGATAATTTAGAAGATATTTCAAAATCTTTGAATGAAACAACATCACTTGTTTTGGATTATAGTTTTGATATTTCAAATACGTTCGTTATAGATTATCCAAGTGATATTAGTGGCCATATATATAACTTAGATTTTTCTTTGAATATAATAAAACAAATCATTGTTGACATAAGCGACAATATCATTAGCGATCCGCAAATAGATAGTTCGCTGAGCACAATATACACTATGTTGGACAATATATTATTTTCAAATATATACAACCAATTGACATTAATAGACAATAATCATACTACCATAAAAGATAAAATTCAACATATAGATAGTTGTATGAATATTATGTCTCAAACTATAAATCCAAAGATAATACAACTCGAAGACATTTCCAATGATATCGATTTTATAGATGCTTGTTTTAATATTATGCGTCAAGCCATACATGACGAACTAATATCCGCAAGTGGGTCATTAGAACGCATAGATAATAGTATGTCTATTGTAAGAGTTACTATAAGTGGAGAACTATGGTCTATAAGTGAGAATATTGAATTCATCGATACTTCTTTGAATATTATGGAACAAACTATAAACGAAGAACTTGGCTCTATTCGTGGAACATTGGAAAATATAAATACTTTTGTTGTAGACGAAGTTGGTTTTGTAAAACAAGACGTGTCGACCATTGGCAGCGACTTTAACGCCATTTCATACAACGAAGTTTTCCAATCCATAAATGATTTTGTTCAACATACAGATAATAGTTTGAATATATTGGTCGATGATATAAGTGGTTATGTTGTGAATATAAATAATAATGTAACCTATAATTTAGTCGCGTTAAATAATGTTGGTAATAATTTAGAAGTCAATGATGCGACAAGTATATTTGAAGATTTAGAAAGTATAAGTTTACGAGAATCACGACTTATAAATTTTATTAGCATTATAGATATGAATTCACGATAATATTATAAAAAAAATATTTAAACATATAAAATAGTTTTATATATGACTTCTTTTACATTGAGTCCTTTTCAAACACAAGCAATCCGTGGTATCAATGAAGAAAAACACGTTTTTATTACTGCCCATACGGGGTCAGGTAAAACGTTGCCGGCCGAATATGCGATCGAATATTTTACAAATAAAGGGAAAAAAATTATATATACAACACCGATTAAATCATTGAGCAATCAAAAATATTCGGATTTTTTAAAAAAATATAAACATCTTGAAATTGGACTATTAACAGGAGACAATAAACATAATCCATGTGCCAACGTATTGATTATGACCACTGAAATTTTATATAATAAATTATCCCAATATAATTTGAAGACCACGCCTCATTTAGACTTTGACCTAGATATAGAAAATGATTTAGGGTGTGTTATTTTTGATGAAGCACATTATATCAACGACGAAGACCGCGGGACTATTTGGGAACAATCTATGATGTTATTACCCAATCACGTACAAATGGTTATGTTATCTGCCACCGTTGGTAATGTAAACTATATTTCGGAATGGCTACAAGACATCAAACAAAAAGAAGTAGTAGTATGTGGGACATCGCAACGTGTGGTTCCGTTGGAATATTACCAATATTTTACGGTGCCAGACAAAGACATCCAAGCATTTCAAGATAAATCCTCAAAAGAACTCTTGTACAAACATTATAATCAATTGCGTATGATCAATGACGAGAATCTTAAAACAAATAAAAAGGCATTGTCTTTGTTAAAATATAGTCATATTAACCGCAAATATGTGATCAATCAATTGTGTGATACATTGCGCGAAAAAGAAATGTTTCCGGCGTTGTTTTTTGTATTTTCGCGAAAAAAAGTAGAAGAATATTCAAAACAATTGACCACCAATTTGTTTGATCTTTCCGAAAAAGATACTATGGTCGAACCCATTTGTAGACAATTGCTCGTGAGTCGCGTAAAAAATTGGAAAGAATATATTGTTTTACCTGAATATAAACAATATGTAAATTTACTCGAAAAGGGCATTGGTATTCATCACGCAGGTATGTTGCCCATTTTTAGAGAAATGATTGAAATATTATACGAACAAAAATACATTAAAGTATTATTTGCGACAGAGACATTTGCCGTAGGGTTAAATATGCCTACAAAAACGGTATGTTTTACGAGTTTACATAAACACGACGGGAATCATTTCAGACCATTACATAATCATGAATTCAAACAAATGTGTGGGCGTGCTGGACGTCGTAATATCGACAAAATTGGGTATGTTATTTTAATGACGAATTTATTTCAACCTATGGATTATTCTGATTATAAGCAATTATTATGTAGTAAAGAAACCAATATTAAATCTAAATTTAAAATGAATTATTCGTTTGTGTTGAAGCAAAGTTCGCGGTTTTCAAAAGACCAATGTATTGCTTATGTAAAAAAAAGTTTAATGTATAGAGACATACAAAACACGTTGAACCACATTGAAGAAAATATAAAAACATTAGAAACGAAAAAAACCGCGTGTCCCTATTTGTCTCTATGTCACGAATATCATCAGCTAAGTTTAAATAGAAAGAAAAATAGAAAGTTAATGAATAACTATGAAATCCAATATGACATTTTAAAATATTTGCCCAATTATTATAGTTTAAAAGAAATCGAGTCAAATATTCAAGAAGAATTGAATTATAAAGTATTCACAGAAACATTTGTTGACCAACAAATCAATACATTGTATGATGGATTGAGTAACGACGGATTTTTGGAGAATGATACATTAACACCAAAAGGTGAAATGGCATGTTTAATCAACGAGTTTCATTTGTTGGTGTTTACAGATTTATACGAACATACAAATGGGTTCAAGTATTTCACAAGTAGCGAATTATTAGCTTTATTGAGTTGCTTTTGTGATTTGAAAAGTGAGACAAATATACCAAAAGAAAATGATACGTTAATGTATATTCAGAATCGATTGAACTATTACGAACAACAAGAAAGTAAATTATATGGAAATACTAGTTATGTGCTTAACTATGCGATGTATGAATATATTCAACAATGGATGAACCATTGTGACGATGAGTCTTCGTGCTTACAATTTATGAGTGATTTTACACAAATGACTGATTTATCTATTGGTGATTTTGTAAAAGGGTGTTTGAAAATCATACATATAAGCAATGAACTTGCTAGCATTTGCGAATATACAAAAGACTATGAATGTTTAGAAAAAATAAAAACAGGCAAACAAAAAATCTTAAAGTTTATTATGAACAATCAGTCGTTGTATGTATAATTAATCTTAATTTTCTTTTCAAATATACTTCATCATTCAACAAAATCAATTTAAAATCATAATATTCCTTGGTCAACATATCTTTGGACATATAACTATATACAACATCTATATCATATAAATAAATTTTATAATGATATTCATCATTTTTAAACGTTTTTTCCAAACATTGCCCATGAAATATTTGATGTTGATGTTGTTCAAATATAGACAAAAGTTTACATGTATATTGTAGTTTTCTTATTTTTTTCATTTTTATATTGATATCTTCTAACATACACGATGTGTAAAGTGATTCGGCTTCGTGTGAAAAATCATATAAATCTTTACAAAGCAAATACATATTCATAACATCCACTATACGACGAATTGGAGACGTGGTATGACAATAAAGGTCATTGTTATTATAATCTTTATGATAAGGTTGTATTGTTTTATTATGGTCATTATGATGTTTATAAATACCTGTTTTTTTTGTTTGTAATATATTAGCACATTGTTGATTAAAATCAATCATTGTTTTTTGTATTAAATCGTGTGGAGTGTTTGTTTTACATAATATGTTTAACTTCTTATAATCTGTATGATTTAATAATTTATCAGAATCAAAATCATAATTTCTTGATATATGTGCTTTACACAATGAGAGTTCTTTTGAAACCACTACACCATCTTGATAAATAATGTCCATCACGAGACAAATGCGTGAATTACGTTCTTTTAAACTACATAATTCATTCAAATGTTTCGGCAACATAGATATTTTTTTATTGGGCAAATAAATCGATGACACTCGCTCGTTCAAATGTTCCCATAGAGACAAATAGTCCAATAGTATAGGTACATTGGAAATATAAATACTAACCACGTTGTCTTTGACTGATATTGCGTCGTCGTAGTGATTGGCGTGTATGGAGTCAATCGTAAAAATATGTCCTTTACGACTAGGCAATTTACATACATTCGAAATATGTTCTATGATATGGTCGTCGTTTTCTTTTAATTTGGATATGACGCATTTGTTAAATACTTGTATAGATGGAATATTTAATTCTTTACAACAAATTAAATATTCATATGTATTTTCCATAGATTCTACACGACCAATATTATGAATCAATATGCCGTGATGATGGTCATTTATGATTTCTTTAAACTTAAAAGTAATATAAATATGGACAATAGATTTATCAAAGTCGGATTGTTTGTTATAAGCAATAAAATGACGAGGTAATTCTTTATTGTCAGGAACACATAAATAAAGACGTTTATGTTTGTCTCCTCCGTAAGTTTTGGATAAGTCTAAGATTCCTGCTAAAATAGCCATAATATATTATGTGTTTTCTTTTTATATTTTTGCGTCATATCTTATAAATAATAATACAAAAATAATATTAATCAATCCGTATAATAAATAAGAACAATTCATTAAATTGACTTTATCCATATCATAATACGATAAATGTTTGTGTTTCAGCACATAAAACATAATGCTGAATACATACATCACAAGAGTAGTTTCACAAATTAATGTCCACCCACTTAGTCTGTCTAATTTTACTAAATCATAACTCCATACACCCCGCAAACAATAATTGATGTAAATGAATAATATAGAAGTAATAACAAAAATAAAACAATTGGTCGTTTCGTGAAAATCATAAGATTCTATATACATAAATTCACAAAATACCAAAAATATAATCATAAAATGGGAGAAAAAATTATAAAAAGACAATTGGTGTATTTTTAACTTTTGCTTTGGATACAAAAAATAAAAATATAAAACACTTATGGTCAATGCTAATGGGCCCACCATTTTAAAAAATTTCGTGGATTTATAATTGATCAAAGCCATTGAAAAATAACTAAACAATAAAAACAATGTATGGTGCGTGATTTGTGAAAAATACCAACACAACTTATCCATAAATGATTTATCGTGTATTGGTTTACCCTTATAGTCACCTTCATTTGGAAAAAAATCTGCTCCGTTATGTTTCGAATGAAACGTGGTGATTAAACTCAGTACAATAGTAATAAATAAGAAAATAGTACTAATTAAATAAAAAGGCGTTCTTTCGTTCATATGAAAAGAATATAATTTTTAATGTTGATTTAACCTAATAACAAAGCGGGGCCATTCAATATAGTGGAATATTGTATTTTTTCAACGACACATGGTGTTTTTGAATATAATACCAAGAGCCAAAAATTTGGTAAACATAATACATCATCTTTTTTAAAAGATACGTGTATAAAAAGACTATTTTCACGAATATAGTGATGTATTTTTTTGTTATATTCGAAGACATTTTTTTTATGCTTAAACAAGGATTTATATTTAGGGTGGATACATATGGCTCTACAAGAACCGTGCGTTATTTTATAGAAATTCCGGCATTCTAAATTTCGATGTAACTTCATATATTTTTGAAATGGGTAAATGTTATGACTTGGGAAAAACTTGACATTTGGTTCTAATATATCAATGGATTCATATATTTTATGTTGTATTGTTTTTGGTGGGTGTTCAGAAGTATTTAGTATGGTAGAACCATCAAAATAAAAAGGCGTCTTATAGGTAATTTGCGTACGAATATTTTCTTTGGTTATATCGTACAAACGATAAATTGAATTGTCTTTACTAATAGAAAAGTGTATCATAATATGAATATAAGTAAAAATCAACCAGAGGCATATAAATATTTTTATGAACATACAATCAATGTATAAAACTATTTATATTATTTTACGAAGATTTAACTTCAGGATTATTTAACTTGTCTACTTTTGTATTCAATTCCATATAAAAGGTCTGTAATTTTACCATAGTAGTTCTTATTTCAGTGATTTCTCCTAATAAAGACGTATATTTTTGTTTATAAAAATCAATATCATCTGAAGTAACCGGTGTCGCCTTTTCTTCTTTGATAGCTTGTACATCTTTCAATAAAACATTTATCTTTGTTTCGTGTTGTTTTAATACATCATTTGGGCTTAATAAAATTTTGGTCGGAGCATCATCTGGTTTAGGTTGTTCGTTTTGTCTTATAGGCGAAGAGACAACATTTTGGGGATTTGTTCGTCGACGTCTTGCCGCTGCTAAAGCGGCGGTTCCACTCATATAAGTAATTATTTATATTTGGATTATATTATTGACGCATTAAATCACTAAATCAGGACTATTGGTAATAATAATAAATATAAATATTCCGTAAAATATCCCGTAAAATATATTGCCCATTTTTGAAGTGGTTCCAGTCAACGTGTTTTTTAAGTTAGAGCCAAAAATAACGACTAAAATATTCATAATATAATTACGAATAAATGGTTCGTTGAATAAAATAAACATTAATGTCGCAATGATAACCGATTTATAAATATGGTTGTTTTGTCTTTCGTTGGGGGTAACGTCTACATTTGGATGGAAAGAAACCCGTTGTTGTTGAGGTAATTCTTTTATTTCTTTATCCAACGTATATGATGAAGACGAGTTCATTGCTTGTTCAGGCAATTCTGTATTTTGTGGTATATGATCTATAGGTAAATCAGCAATATTGCTTGTATGGGTTTCCATTAATTGTATGATTTATTTTAGTTTTCATTTTTTTACTTATAAATTGTACTAAATAATCTTTCTGCTTCTACATCGTACGAAATTCTCTCTCTGACTCTGCTTCTTCATTCTTACCAAATGTTTCTTCTTCATCATCATCTGCGTCCCAATCTTCAGGCGTGACGTTTTTTTTATAGAGATTCATGACAATGTCATATTCATCCTGGTCTACACTGGCGGATTTTACACCGGTGTATTCTTCTTGTGGTTTAGTTTGTTTCGTATTCCATTTCAATAAATCTAAACGATGCTCTAGAATATGTATGCTTAAATCTTTCAGTGAAATTGGACCACGAACTTCTTTTATTTTCGGAAAATGTATAGTCCGGGCGGCAAATTGGGAAGTTCGATTGGTTTTATAGATAAAATCCATAATATTTTTTTGCCAAATTTCTTTGTTCGATTTTTTGAATTTATGCTCTGGATTCTTAAGCATATGCATAATATTTCTCATATCATCTTGATTACCTAAAGATGAATTATCTAATGTTTGACTATAATTCCAGTAATTAAGCCCATTTAATTTATTGGTATCTATGAGGACTAGTTTGTTGGGATTTTTTCTATCTTTTAACTTTTCATTCAATGATTTTTCTTTTGCGTTTCTTAATAATTCTAAAACATGTTCGATTTGTTCATTTGGAGACAAAATAAATAATGATGTGATTTCATTGTTTAATTGTTTCAACGTTAAGGCACCGGCGTTTGGTTTCTTGTTCGTTCTATTATGCTGTTTCTTATGCGTTTTTGGTATTTTCTTATGAGTTTTTGGTTTCTTAGACTTTATTTTCTTAGTTGTTTTCATTATAATAGTATAATATTTTTCTTTGGATCGCATTTTGTTGTTTTTTCGGTCACTTTATAACATTTGTCTCCATTTTTCAAAATACGATTTTCATTTAGTTCAACTGCTTTAAACACGAGGCAACTTCGACTATCGCAACTCATTTTAAACAAACTGGCTAAACCAAGCCCCAACAATATAGATAAAAGTTTCATCCCCAAGGTAGATTTAAAGAATTTGATAATATTAAACATATATTATACTAATATTATCTTTGTGAAGGGATGCTTTGAATATCTCCATCGCTGGGACATTGAACGCTTTGTAATTCGTATTCAAAACATTCATCTGTTTTATCTTTATATTGATATTTATTTATATTTTCAGGAGTAGGATAAATATAAATGACTTTTTTATATTCTTCCGCCAAATATATGTATAACAAACCAATGGACAAACTGATTAAAAACAATTTCATATCTAAAAATTTGAATATCATATATAGTAGTATTATATTTTAGATATAAGATAATAAAAATGTTCGCCGTCATATGTTTTTTCTAAAATACTTAAATGGTCTTTCAACAAATCGTATTTTTTATCATAAATAACTTTGTATGTAGTATATTTTTCTAGATTGTTCTCACCTTCATTCATATTAAGTTTTTGTTCGGAGTCTAATTGTGTCCAAGTTTCTTTATATGTATTGGTGTCTTTGATTTTTTCTTTTTGAAGTATTGCTTTTTTCTTTTTTTCCATAGATTCCAATTCGATTGTTTTTGTTTCAAGTTCTTGGTCTTCTAAAAATTTAGAAGCGAATATACCTTCCATTAATATTTGCTTATTCAATTGTATTAATTCTTGATTCATCCTTACAAAATAAATATATTTTAATTTATGGGTATATTGGTTAGCGGTTGAGATTTCATATTTTGATATTTTCTTAAATTAGAAAGTATATAATTCTTTTTTTATTTTCTTTTATGATTTGTTCTTGTATGTTTTGTTTACCTTTGTATTTTAGTCTTAATATAATAAATATAATCGAAACTAAAGATACAAACAATCCAATATTAAACATTAAGTTTTTATTTTTTTCACTGTTTTCTTTTATGATTCCTAATTGACCATTCAAAATATATTTAATAGAAGGTTCTACTAACGAAGGGTTCATAATATAAGTATAATGTATAAAATTTTATAATGTTATACTATAATGAATATTGCCATTATGTCTATCAATACGTATTTTATTTTTACTATACTTTTCTTTATTGTTAAATATTATGCTTACGATAAAAAAAAACCACCATTACAGACAATAAGTCTTGGCTAATGGTATTTTTTGTGATTTCCTTTATTGTTATTTTTATACAAAATATATATTTTTCAAAAATGAGCGACGGCGAAGTCAAATGTCTTGTACAACCATTGAATGTATTTATATATACAGCAATCCCTATGTTTTTAGTTATGTTCCCCATTATGATTTTTTTGGAACTTATGAATTGGCATAGAATATTTTCAAACACATTTGGATTGATGCTAGCACCTAAAATTGACTTGGGAGAAAATCACACATCATCTGCTACATATTTCTATAACGACCCAAATATTTTACTACAAGAAATTGAACCCTCAAAGTTAAATACCATAACAACATTAAACAGCACACTAAATGAATTATTACCAAACGCTAATATCATTATAACTCAAGACCAACATACAAAAATATTAGAGCAATATAACATTAAAACCAGCGTTGGTTTTTTTGTGTGGTTACTATTAACGGGCATCATAACTTCGTTAATATCTGCAAATTCTATTCTTTTACAAGATTGTATTATTGAATAAATACATTGTTATATTTGATATGCAAAACATAAATAATGATAAAATATGAAAATATTGCCAATAAAATACTACATAACCATAACGGTAATATTGTAGTGTTACTATATCCTACACCAAAAGGTCGCGTGATGTTTAGTTCGTTGTCAAACATAATGTTAGGTTTCATATAAGAAATAAAAACATATAAGATTAAGTATAATAAAACAATGAGTGTAAAAGAATTTTTCATATCCATTAGTATATCTAAATAAATTATTCGTTGTCGTTGTCCATATATTCTTCGTATTCTGTAATTTCTTCTATTTGGTCCATAGGTTGTGGAACAGTATTTTCATCGTATGCTTCTGCTTTATATACATATACTTCTTTACCCACATTCCATTGACCAAGTTTATGTTGTTTCATCAAAAATTCTGCTTTGCGTTCGGACTCGTTCAAACTCTTAAACATATCGGTCATATCTTTCTTTTCTTTACGACGTTCTTTATCATTGTTATGTTCAATCTTATTGACATTTATATTCAAGTGTTGAATGATTGGTGTAATGGTTTTGTCTATTTTATATTTCATTACTTTAGTAGAATGCTTATATGCTTCACATAAGGCATATTTGTATAAAATACTTTGCTCTTTTAAACTATATTTATGTATATCTTCCGGAACTAAATCATACGTTTCTTTTGGGATGGTCAAATCTTCATATGTGTTTTGAATAGTCTGTTTTAATACTTGTATGTGTTTTTGATTTAGAATTCTTAATATTTTTTTTCTTAACGTAGCTTCTTTATACGTTTGAATATTTTCATTCATATGTGAAATCATCCATAAATCATCCCATATATTTTTGAATATACGATTGAAATATTTGACCCGACTTAGTTCATTTGATTTCATATTATCCAATAATTTATAAAGTTTGGATTTATTTATTTTTATCATATAATTATCTATTTCAGTTTTGTATTGTTTTATTTTTTCTTTACTTACAATGAATGTATGTTCTTCTTCTGTTTCTTTTACAATAGGCGCTTCTTTCCATTTACGTTTATTCAATAATTTTTTCTTTATCATAGAGTTCAACGAATCTTGGTCTAAGTCATCTGAATAATCTTCTTTTAATATTCGTTTTTTCTTTTCGTTTGAATATACTGGTTTAGTCAAAGGAAATTTATTGTCGTTTTTGGTAAAAGAACGGTAATATTGTAAATAAGTTTTAACTAAAGCATCTTTGATGGATAATATAGTAGAAACACTATCTGGTAAAACATAGACGCCGTCTTTTATGGAACTATAATTATTAAATATTTTATATTGTCCATTCATCAACTTTACATTGGGCTCAAAGTCATTTACGTATTCATGTATATTTTTTTGAAATTCAAAATATCTGTAATAATTATTTTTTATTTTTTTACTTGTAATTTTAGTTAATCTTGGTAAAAACAAATCCCATTTTTTGGTGGGTTTTTCTACAACACTGGGTTTATTTTTATTTGCGGATAATTTCAACCTTAAAGAAGGCGAATGTTTCAAACATACATCAATCAACATTATAAATTGGTCCTTTTTGAATAATTTTTTAGATTGCGTTAATGCTTTATGTACACATAAAATATAATCAATACCACTTGTTTCATTTACATTTTTGGAAGCAGGATAGCCACTAAACGACGTTTTACAAGAGAAAAAAGAAGACTTTATATTATCTGTGTTTATATTTGCTTGAATGAAAATAAATATAACGGCATATAAAATAATAATATTGATTTTGGCAAATTCTTTTTTTACTTTATTATATTCATCTGAAATATGGTTTAAATGTTCATAATGTACGCCAAGAGCACGTAATATAGTTTGTATATTTTTATCGGTTTCACTTAAATTTACAATACCTGATTCTTGTATAATATCTCGTGTTTTCATTTTAAATCCATCGCTTGTAAATCCTTCTTCGTCGTTAAAATTAATTTTCTTAATCGTATACCCGCTATATTTATCTACCCAATATTCGTCTTGTTGTTCGCCTTGGTCGTAACATATTTTCTCAATTGTTTCTTGATATAAGTCTAAATTGGAATAAGCCAACGTTTTCATAAACAAAGGCACTAATTTATTACCACTATCAATACAATATAACCATTGTGGGTCTAAACCCTCCATCGTATATATGTCACAAAAATGACGTATTAATTTCATTTTTTTTTCTAACTCATCTATTTGAAGTATTTTATCAAATAATGGCTGATGTGGCGAAGAAACTACACCATATGAGACATACAAATCGCTATAGGTTTTTTTTATATCATTGTATTTCTTGAAAAAAGTTTGATTGGATTTGTATATAAATGTAGAATGACGTATATTTTCTTCACGTGTACCAAAATGTGTTTTTCTTAATCCTTCGCGTTTGGTAATGTCATTTAATTGTTGATTCAGAGACTTGTTTATAGACAACGAGTCTTTCACTAATTCTTTTTCTACATAGGGTACCCAACTATTGTTCTGAAAAACATAAGGCTTTTGTTTGTCTTTCACGAAACACAACATTCCGGTCAATATAACATTTTCTTTATACCAAGCTTGAATAATAGCATCGTCTTTGTAAAATGTTTGTTGTGTCTTGTTAGACGAGTTTAAATATTTTTTTATTTCATTTTCGAATATTTTTTCATTTTTATAAGGTGTTGTATCTATTTTATTCCACAATAATGAAATCGAGGATAGTCCGGTCGCCAAGTCTCTGAATATGGGCAATATATCGGCGTCTTTTTCGTCTTCATTATTATATATTTTATCATATGTTTCTTCATTGGCTTCTTTATTTGCGTTTAATTGAGTCATAAGATTTTTTACATTCGTTTCTTTTAGAGCTGGATTGAATAAATCATAAAACAATAAAGTATGATTTTCATACAATGAACTCTGAAATAATTCACTATTACTATAAAATTCTTCTTTAAAAGGAAGAGTCAAAATAGAATTCATAAAAAAGGCATTTGTTTTGTATGTTTTTGGTGTATTTAACATAGGTAAACGTTTCAATGAATTATAATATTTAATGTTACTATGGACCAGTTTTTGTATAGCATTGTATTGACTTTGGTTCAATTCGTATAAGTGAAATAAAGATAATTTTCTTACATAATCGTAAATGTTGTATAATTTACTATCTATATAAGGTAATATGTTTTCCATATTAGGAATAATATCATCTAAAAAAGAATAAAATGGTTTATCTTTATGTAATATTTGATGGTCTTTGGTAAAAAGATATTCTTTAGACCCTAATACATAATTATCTTGTATATAAGATGTGGGTTCTATTTGGTTCAACAAACTATTCATTTTTGAACTACTTAACAAATTATTCAATGTGTATATACTTGGTATAATGACGCCATCCAACGGAACTTCTTCACTGGTTTGTAATGAATACATATCACCGTGATATATGTTTCTTTGCATTTTCTTCATTTACATCTATTTTATGTAATATGACGTGAATGGGTTCCGACGTCTCGTGTAATGTTTTGATTTTTTTCATAATCTACGTGTAAAGTTTCTAAATTGGTTTCATTCACTTGTAGCATTTCATTGTAATTTTTCTCATTGACATCATTGGATTCTAATAAAAAATGGGATTCAAACCTAGGTGGAAATGTGGTGTCTATGATTACCTTTAATTTATTCAAGTCACCACGTTTAGGTAAAATATCCGAATCTGGATAATAACGAATATTAGTATGTTCACTAATATAACTAAATAAACCATTACGAATGGAATCCAACATAGGATTCTTGTTTAATGATGTGAACATATAGTTGTTTTCTTGATTGTAATATTTTTGATTAATTTCAATATATCTAGCAATGATAGTATTGATTTCTTTCATTTGTGTATAATCTTTTAAGTCTGTATGTTTAGTCAATTCTTCTAATAATTCTTGAACTTGTTGCTCCATGGAATAATAATATGTTTCGTCTTTTTCTTCTTCTTGGATTGTTTCTGGACTATTTTCTATATTTACCTTTTCTTCGCCATCGTAAATATATTCTTTTTTGGTTTCGAGGGTTTGTATATCTTCTATATAGTCCGGTAAACCTTTATAATTGAATTGAAATATTTCAGTGGGTGAAGTGTCTTCGTTTGAAAAAGTGACGTGAATACTATCGTCTTTTATTTTAATGATTTTACCTTGACGTCTTTTATCTTTGTATTTTATTTCTATTAAACTGTTTAAATAAAGACGCTTTAATTCACATATTCCCCGTAGTTGTGGTTTATACACTATGCTATATTGATTGATTTGTTCATTTGGTATTTCGATTGTTTTAGTCGGTTCATCGCTTGGTATCATAATGATATTTGTATCTTCTATTCGATAAATAAAAAATAATTTTGAATAATCTGATTGCTTATGTTTAACTATAAATCCATATTCCATTATATAGTATATTTATTTATTTTTACTAAATACTTCTTTCACTTGTTGAATATCTTGTTTTATTTTTTCAAACACATCCAACAAAATTTGTTTTAATGTATCTTCGTCTTTCATTTCTTTCCATACCAATTGGACCAAAGAATGTTTGTCGTGTGGATGTTCTTTTTTGAAAGCCACAAATTTAAAATACTCTGATTTATGGTTATAAATATACTTTTCGATCAATTTGCCAAACGTGTAATCGTCTTTCTCCAATTGAAGAATCAACATTTTGTCGTTTTCAGAAATGGTTTTTTCATACATATGAATATTACCTTCTAATGGAATAATGGGGACATACGATTTAATATGTTCATCGATAATTTCTCGAGTCAATTTGTCCAATGTGTCTAACATTTTTTCACAAGCATAATATATAATTTCGGCATTACTATATACACCTATGGTTTCAATGACAAATGTAAAATGATTAGGAATAAATAGTCGTTGGGCGTCTAATAGTCTAAAATCTTCTTGTTTATCTGGTTCTATGGTATTGACCTTTTTCTCTACTAAATCACGATTTTCTGTATTGAAAAATAAACATTTAGATACCATATTCCAACAAGCATCTTCTTTTGCGCTTCCAATGGAAAACTGAATTTCTGCCATAAATTCTTCGGGAGGATCATTGTCGCTAATCCTTGGGTAAAGATAGCATATTGGAATAGGGTCTTCGTAAAATAGTTTTTTTTTCACAAGAACATCTTTTTTATATAAAAGAATATCATCGGTGGTCAATACTCTTTTTTCAGTAGTTTCATTTTTAACATGAATACGAAGACTATATTCTTGAATCAATTGTTTGAATGTTTCTCGTTTAGGTAGTAAAATAGGAATACAAGATAATCGGTGCTTGATATATTCGTTGTTGAATTTTGTATTATTTTTTTTGATTTGTATCAAATTTTCTTTATGCGGAAATCCGCGAATGACCAAAGAATCTATTTCAGTCAAAACAATGCGTCGTAGTCCATTGATAAGAGACACATCCGCATTTTCAAAATAACAAGTGAGAGTTTTAGGCGTTTCTTCGTAGTGAATGTTGAGCTCCATTTCTTATAGTTATATTATATTTATTATTAAATCAATTTTTAGGGTAAAATCACCATAATAAAAAATATAATATAATTAATGACTAAACACGAATTATATTACAGCAAATATTGTAAATATTCTACCATTATTTTAGATGAAATGAACAAACAAGGATTACACGAAAATTATGATTTTATTTGTATTGATACAAGAAAAATGGTAGACAATGTATATCATATTCAATTGTTAGATGGAAACACGAAAACATTGCCTCCGATGATCAATCGGGTTCCTATATTATTGTTAAAACCAAATTATGAAATATTAAGTGGTAATCAAATTTTAGACTATATAAAACCTCAATCAAAAACAATTGATGAAGAAAAAACATTATTAGTCAATGAACCTATGAATTTTTCATTAGGAAAAGACAATAGCGTATCAGGTGTCATGAGCGACTCTTATAGTTTTTTAGATATGTCTCCAGACGAATTATCTGCGAAAGGAAACGGTGGAGAGAGACAACTTTACAATTATTCTACTTTAAATGAAAGCGGGTCTATATCCACCCCAGCTTTAGAAGATAAAAAATCAAAAATAAATTATACATTGGACCAATTACAACAAAAAAGAAATGATGAAATTCATATAAATAAATAGCTTTATTTAAATATAATGTCTCAAGAAATGTTTAAAACATTTAATCAAGTTTATTTTGACTTTTTAACTTTCTTGAAAAAATATTCACATGACGATAAAACGTTTCAAACATTTTATAAAAAGAATTATCTTATTAAGCAAACCAATATTAAATTATTCATCAAAGGATGGTATGACAATGTCACCTGTAAATATTATGATTTAATTATGGGAGAAAATACAAAAGAATTTTTAGAACACGACTTTACGCAGGTGGTTACTTCTGATAATAGCAATACTATTTTGAAATACATACATATATTTCAAACCAAAAACATGGATGTAAGCATTATAGAAGAATTTATGGGATTTATTAAACATTTAACAAAAATAAGTTATATGTATTTTAAATAAATTATATTTAAACAAATATATTTATCATTAACAATGGAAGGGTTTTTGACTATTGTAAATGATTTAAAAAACGATTTAAGAATCACTTTTCCAGAATTAACTGAGACATTGAATGATTTATCAGATAATATTGTATACGATCATTGTGTAAGCGCGATCCCTCCTTTATTTTTAGATATTTTATACGAAAAAGAAGAATTGTTTGATGAACCACGTTATTTATTACCAAACATTGATTTTTCGCTTTTAATGAAAGATGAAACGTTAAGCCCCAAAACAAGAACGACTTTATGGAAATATTTACAACTAATATTATTTTATACCATAGAAAAAACCCCGTTTGAACAAGAAAATTCCGTAAATGAAAAAATGGAAAAAACAATGGAAGAAATGCGAAATATGTTTAATGAAAGCGATATATCCAATACATTTCAAAATATGTTCAAAGATATATCCAATGATGATTATTTGAATTCGAACAATATGAAAGATTATATGGACACTATGATGAATGGTAAAATTGGTTCTATTGCGAAAGAAATCGCAAATGAGACAGCACAAGAATCCAATACGAATCCCGAAGACTTTATGAAAGAAATGATGAGCAATCCGCAAAAAATAATGGGATTGGTTCAATCGATTGGTTCTAAATTAGAGACAAAATTAAAATCAAGCGAAGTAGACCAAGAAGATATGATGAAAGAATCGATGCAAATGATGGAACAAATGAAAAATATGCCTGGTTTAAAAGAAATGATGAGTAAAATGGGGTTAAATGATAAAAAAATGGATTTTAAATCGATGTCGCAAAAAATGGATCAACTTTCCAAACAAGAAGCCACCAAAGAAAGGATGCGTAAAAAAATGGAACAAAAAGAAAAAGAAAAAGCCGAAACAAATGCTTCTTTAGAAAAAAACTCAGATGGCGACTTCGTGTTTAAAACCCCCGGACAACCTCCAAAAAAATCCAATCGTAAAAAGAATAAGAAATCAAAAAAAGAATAATAAATATATATAAGAATGTCTTTTTGGATAGAAGACCCCGCTGTATTATTTCATTCTGACCATATCACAGAAATAATACCAAGCACACCTTTACAACAACCTACAAACTTAAACGCTTTGTCTCGATTGATTATTTTATTTAGTCTTTTGTTATATGTTATTAGTAAACGATATTTATTTTTACTATTAGGAATTATTCTTTTGGGGTTTGTTGTATTATATAGAAAAGAAGGATATACCAATATAAATTTAGAAGGTCCGACATATTCCAATATTAATAAGTATTTATCCGATATAAATCCATTGGGAAACACGTTAATGAATGAATATAAATATGACCCTAACAAAGAAGATAGTGTCTCTAAAACAATGTTAGAAGCAAATAGTTCTTATGGAAAAACGGCTTCATATGAAACAAACTATAATAACGATACCGAAAAAAAAATTAATGATAAAACCAAAGAATTTATTTATAAAAATAACGAAAACAATAGCAATATCAAAGATTTATTTGAAGATAGTGTAGACAATATGGAATTTGAACATCAAATGAGGCAATTTCATACAACGCCCAATACAACTATACCAAATGACCAATCTAGTTTTTTGAATTATTGTTATGGTATTTTACCATCGGATAAATCTGTAATTTCACATTAAAAAAATATTATATTATATAAATTATGACACAAATGGTAGATTTTGCGTTTAACCAGTTGTCTCGTATTGGCCAAGATGAAGCGACGCATACACAAGAAAATATAATGAATTCAAATATGTCTAATTATACCATATATAATCCTTATTCAAACAATTGTTTAGGAGGTCTAGACGTTGCTGTGAAACAACCCAATGTATTTGTAAACAAATCGACACACCAATTGGGGCCACTTGGTTGTAATGTAAATGACAATAGTTTATTGAAAAAGAGTATATTAACCAACCCAAATGTAAAACTTACATTACACGAACGTCCTTATAAAACAGTTCCTTTTTTAGGAAAAGGCAACGTAGATGTATATCAAGAAAATAAATTAAGACTAGGAGACACATTTAAAGAAAAAAAAAGTGTATCTCAATTTAATGAACAAACGTTTTTTGATGTTGAAAAATATCCTATGCATTCTAATATTAAGAAAAAAATGAATCAATCTAAAATAGAAAGCGACGCAGAACCTTCGTGGGTACGCGGAGGCACAGATACACGCTTGTTATATCAAAACGTAGATTATTGTAAAAAATAATCATATAGTATAATATGGCTTCTACAAGTAATAAAAATCAGGTCTCAGAACTACAATGTTAAAAAAAAGGAAAGTCTTCATATGAATAAACGCATGTTTAGATAGTAATTATGGTGTTCATAAAGAAACGAATTTTATGGAATTAGGGTCTATTCCTATTTTCCGTGGGAAATCAATTAGACAATAATCATATTGATGTAGAAAGTATGTTGCGCGGTATTCGTTCCACCAATTTGGAAGGACCTTCTTTTAGGGCGTCCCCTGAGAAAAAAACATTAGACCATAAATCTTGGTTTGAAGACCCCATATTGTGTATCCAGAGTCATACGAACACTCGTTGACCCAACGCCCAAACTATTTGAATTAGATTATATATATTCTATTAATATATATAATAATGGCATTCACTCGATTTTCAAACGACGTGGGTGTTCAAGAAAAAAGATTAGAAGAATCTGTTTTTTCTGGTATTTACGCATTGAATACACCCGGTAATGGAATGAATAATCCATACATAGATGATGTACACATACGTTTACAAAAATGGGGAGGTAATTTATACGAAAAATCCACCAATATTGAAAGTGAATTACGTACTATGCACATAAAACCTGACCGAGATTATAAAATACATCCTGAAAAACAGCATTATAAAAAGTCTTATCCTTCCAAACATTTTTCGGTGGACGAAACACGTGCGACTTTACCTGCTTGGAAATTTCGTAATCATGAACAAACCATTGAATATGACCATTTACATAAAGACCCACAAACCAATATATTTATTCCTTTTCAGCATAATTTAAATACTAGAACATTAGAAAAAGATTATTACAATAAAAATAAAAAATAAACTATATTATAATGACCGAGCTTGTAGTAGCGACTATGTTATTAGGCGGTGCCTATTTAGTATCCAATAAAAAGAAAGAAAATTTCGAAGAAATAGACGTCAACCTAAAGAAAAGTATAGTAAACAATAGTTCAAAATCTACACTGGCACCTAAAAGCGAGCCCTTAACCACGAGTGTCCAAAAGTTTTTTCCTTCAGAAGAAAATTCCCCAAATAGTAATTTTACCCATAATAATATGACTCCATTTTTTAAAAAGAAATCATATGGAAATAATTTATTTAATTCAGACAATCGTTTAGATACATATACAGGAAGTGGAAGTAATACCATTGTAAAAAAGGAAACCGCTACATTGTTTAAACCTCAAGATAACGTACAAAACGTTTTTGGTAATCCAAATGAAAATGATTTTTTACAATCGCGTGTGATAGAATCGAAGAGACACGCAAATACAAAACCATGGAAAGAAATTCGTGAAGGTCCTGGTGATTTAGGGTTTAATTCTGGTGCCCAATATCGCGATCAAACCCGTCCCAAAACGGTGGACCAATTGCGTGTAGCCAATAACCCAAAATCCGAATATAATAATAATTATCAAGCACCGGCATATAAACCAAGTCAATCTGGTCAAATAGGAAAAACCATAAAAAAAAATCCGGACACGTATCACGTAAATGACGGTGTAGGTGGAATGGGGCCGGCTCGGGGTATGGATAAACAAGGAGAAAAACCTTTACAAATGCTCACCCATGAACATCGCGAAAATACAAGCGTTTCATATTATGGTGCCCGAGGAGCAAGTTCCAATACCACCTATACAAAAGGAAATAATGAAGAAAGTAAAAAAATACAACTTCCGGGTAATCCTTTCACAAATATGTCATCCCAAAGTGTATTTCATGTATCTGACCATGGTAAAAACGGTATCAATGTGTTAGAAAATAACCGAAGCACCAAACAAGATTATTTTGGCGCCATAAAGGGGCAATTATATGCGAATACGGTGGAACCGATTGTCAATCAATGGAGACCTACAAAGAAGCCCATTGAACATCCCAATCCAGTAGGGTTTATGGGAAATACCCAAAAGAAACATATGGTTTCGAATGAATACGCACCAACCACAAACCGCGAAATGATGAGCGAAACAAAACCACATATGAACGTTCAAGGTCATAATAGTCATTCATATATACAAACAAACCCATATTCTTCTAAATCACAAAGACATACTACGTCACATAGTGTTTTAGGAAATGCGGGAGGAATTAGCGCGAAAACGTCTTATGATGCTACATATAATCAAAGAAATATACAAAAACCATATGAAAATCGTATAGCCACCGGCAATATGAGTTTATACAATGGAAATATAAACGCATCGATAAACGGGCGAGAACAATCTAATATAAGAGGCAATGCTCTCTATGCTCCTAGCAATGACACGCCTCATATTTTAGGAGAAACCACCAAACAAACGCAAAAATACGAAAGTCCACAAGGGATTGATAATAGTATTTTAAAAGCGTTTAAAGAAAATCCTTACACTCATTCACTATCTAGTGTTGCTTAAAAATAATATAATAAAAACACATATACTCCATTATGCAAGATTGTTTTAGTAAATTCGGTAAACACGTACCACATATATTATTTTATGGTGATACTGATTTTAATTTGTTGAAAGAATTAGAAATATATTATCCAAAAGGAACAATGTCCAAATATATATTAACGTTGTTTTGTGGTACGTGTAAAGGTATAAAAAACATTCGCGAAGACATAAAGTTGTTTTCAAAGCAACAATTGTCTCCGCTTATTTTATTTAAGAGTATTATTTTATACGATGCCGAATATTTGACGGTAGACGCTCAATATTCTTTAAGACGAAGTATTGAAATGTATAGTCATTCTACACGATTTTTTATTTTAACCAAATACAAATATAAATTATTACAACCTATCCGGTCTAGGTTTATTCCTGTATATATTCCTGAACCAAAACATAATATACAAAAAATACCTTATCATAAAATAAAAGAACTTATGACAAAAGAGGATGATGTGATTGATATAGTAGACGAATTATATGCCAATGGTATTTACGGAGAACAAGTGGTTGTGTGGCTAAAACATAAGATAAACAATTACGAGGATTTGCAATTTCATTATAAGGTATTGTTTAAACAACTAAAAAATGAGAGATTTATTTTATTGTATTTAGTTTGTCTCTTTCGTAATAATAAAGAATTATAAATATATTTTATTTTTATGGATGACTTTACTTCTAATATACTGAATGAATCTAAAAACGAATGGTCCGTTTTATTAATAAATCATATGACGTGCCATATTATCGAAGGATTTAAGTCTATTTTTGACGAAGCTTTACAATTGTGTCAAAACAACGATGAACCAAGTAAATATCTAATGACGTATCAAAATTTGTTGTCACGTGTACCCAATTGGAATCAATCTATTGTTGAAAACGAAAAAAATCGTATTATAACGAAATCGAAATGTTCTTATTTAGAAGATTTGGTCACTTGCGTTCATATTATTCAATTAAAATTATTAAGTTGTGTTCGCGTAGGTAATGAAAATAAAAAAATAAACATAGATTTGCCTGATTTAAGTTTATTTTTACATAAAATATATATTAATATTTCTCGTAAGTTATATTCTAATATTTATTTGTTTGAATTGGACATCCCACCTTTAGAAAAACAAAAAAGAAATCGTGAATTTGAATTGTTGGTTCAAACCTCCATTATGAATACGATTCGTGACCAATTGCCTGTAGAACAACTTCTAAGACAATACATAGATGAAACACAACAAATTGATGTTTTAAAAGTAGAAAAAAACGGAATCGTTACGAAAAAAGAACCAAACCCTTTTCCCCCACATGAAGAAGAAAAAATAGTTCTGCCACCACGCGAAGAAGAAAAAATAGTTTTGACACCACGTGAAGAAGAAAAAATAGTTTTGACACCACGCGAAGAAGAAAAAATAGTTTTGACACCACGCGAAGAAAGCCCGATTTACCCTCCCAAAGAAGAATTATTTGACTCACCTAAAAAAATATCTTTTAGCGATGAAACAGACAATTTATCATTTAAAAGTGACATTATTTGTTTAGGGGACAAACCCACAAAAGATATCCCACTAGTAAACGACTCAGAATTAGGTATAGTATCTTTGGATGATAGTATTATTGATTTAGACATGGAAGGGTTATTTTAATTTCGTAAAAGAATAATAATTAAAACCTATTATTCTTTTAATGATGGAATACGAGCATATTTATGTATCTTTTATTGTATCGGTGGTATTTTTTATAGTCAAACAGTTTTTGTATCGTAATAAACCTATACAAGAACAAAATAAAATGTTTTTCAAAGAATCGTTTTACTTATTTTGTATTCTTTTAGCATGTTTATACATGAAAGATTATTATTTAAAAGTTCAAAATACAAATACTGAAATATTTATAGGCGATCCTTCATTTTAATCAGTTCATCTATGTTGACATATTCATCTAATGGATGGGTTATGTAGTCTTTGAAACACGCGTGGTCAAATTGTTTTTCAGGTACATGTTTATTTACATTACGAGCAATCATTTTATATAATTTAAAATCTGGATATCTTTCGTCGCCATTTTTTTTATACATTACATTGTTTCCACTATCGTCGTGTATCCATTCAATAATCATATCATACAAAGGTATTTTTCGAAATACATCAATGTCGTCCAAGCTATCTATAATAAAATCAAACATAGAACACGCAAGCCGACATAAATCAAAACTATAATTGGGCTCAATAGTGTTCTTATTTGAATTTAAGAATGGTTCACAATTATATTGACCATGTGCGGTTCCATTTGGAGAAAAACTATCACTACATAAACGTGTATTTTTGTAAGTATAAATAGCACGACCAAAATCAATTAACTTGTATATTTTTCCATACGTAGGTACTTTATAATATATGTTTTTTATTTTGTAATATAGGAATTCTTCTTTTGTCTCAACAAACATAATATTATTCGTATGTAAATCGTTATGGGTAAATTCAAATACATTTTGGTATAAATATAAGATAACAATTGTTTGAAACATAGCGCTCGTCAATTCTTCTACGTTTATTTTATCTTTTTCGAATAAACTATCTAACGTATCCACGCATTTTTCTAACAATATATTCTGAGTAGGTATTTTTTTAATAATTAATGTTAATTCATCCATAAAACTATTTTCACTTGATGTATCGGTCGTGGTGTCATCGAATGAATCATCGTCGTCTTCGCTATCTTTAGACGATTCATCCCTTGAAACATTTTCATCGTCGTCTTCGCTATCTTTAGACGATTCATCACTTGAATCATTGTCATCGTCGTCTTCGCTATCTTTAGACGATTCATCACTTGAATCATGTCATCACTCGCTTGTTCGACGTTACCTAATGATTTATGTATTAAATTCATAGAATCATCTTCTATAGTATGGTCTATTTCTTCATTTGGTTCTTGTTCGTCTTCTAATGTATCGCATTCAATCTCACATAAAATATCACCCAATTCGATGGGGGGTTTTTTTAAATTTGAAAATAAAGAATGAATTTGGTTGTCTTTAAAATGAAACAGCTTATTTAAATGTTCATTAAAATAATTGGAGTCACATAAATATTCAAAATCATCGGCAATATTGATTTCGCAATTTTCTTTCATCGTTATGAAACTATCATATACTTCTATGCCGTGTTTATAATTATTTATATTTAACTTATTGGATAATATGTAAAAAAAGTTATCTACATAAGCATAATTGTGTATAGAATGTATATATTCTTCGTAAATGTTATTTATGTTTCTTTCTTTAGAAGGTAAAACACAAATATCGTATTTTTTATATTTGCCAATTAATAATTTTATATAATCTACAAGCGGGATGGTTTTCATAAAACATTGTGTTTCTTTACCTTCTATGGTCAAACTATAATGATTGTAATCCATTTGTTCTTTGTATTCAAATAATTTGGATGTATAGTCTATATGGTATAAATCAAATATAGGATTAAAAGACGTTTTATTCATTTATATGAATATATAAATTCGTAGGTTGTTTTAAACTAATCGCGTCTTAATTAAAATAAACATATATTATTATAACTATATGACACTTAACTTAAAAAAGTTTGACATGAAGCGTATTACCTTTTTAAAAGATGAAAATAAAGGTCCTGTTATAGTATTGATTGGTCGTAGAGATACAGGTAAAAGTTTCTTGGTGCGGGATTTATTATTTCATCACGTAGACATACCAATTGGAACTGTGATCTCTGGAACAGAGGCGGGTAATGGATTTTATTCCGCTCATGTTCCTAAATTATTCATACACGACGAATATAATACTGGCATTATTGAAAATATATTGAAACGACAAAAAGCTGTAATGAAACAAATAAACAAACAAATCGAAATATATAAAAAGAGTTCTATAGACGCCCGCACGTTTGTCATTTTAGACGATTGTTTATACGACAACGGTTGGACGCGCGATAAGATGATGCGTTTATTATTTATGAATGGACGGCATTGGAAAGTGATGCTTATTATTACAATGCAATATCCGCTTGGCATTCCTCCCACGCTTCGTACCAATATTGATTATGTATTTATATTGCGCGAACCGTATATTGCCAATCGTAAAAGAATTTATGAAAATTATGCTGGTATGTTCCCGACATTCGAATCGTTTTGTCAAGTGATGGATCAATGTACTGAAAATTACGAATGTTTAGTCATAGACAATAATGTAAAATCCAATCAATTACAAGACCAAATATTTTGGTATATGGCGGAGCATCATCGCGACTTTAAACTAGGCTCAAAAGAATTTTGGGAAATGTCTAAAAACTTAGGGTCAGACGACGAAGAAGACCAATACAACCCAGGAGATTATAAGTCTAAAAAAGGACCAAAAATAAGTGTGAATAAAACAAAGTGGTAATTATTCTTTTTATTTTCTTTGTAAATGAATTACATTGTCAGCATAAGGTAAGATTTCTGGGTCATGACTTATCGCGATAACTGTTTTATTTTTTGTCTCGTGGACAATCATCTTTACAATTTTTTGTCGTGTTTCTTTGTCCAAACTGGACAAAGGTTCATCTAAAATAAGTACGCCTTTGTTTGGTTTTAAAATACCACGAACCACCATAATGATTTTTTGCATACCCAATGATAAATGTGAACCATTTACACCACTATTGCTTTCTATTCCAAATTCCAATGGACTATAATAATCCAACAAATCATATGTTTCCAATAATTTTATGACATCTTCTTTTGTAGTATCGTTGCCATATTGTAAATTATACAAAACGCTTTCTTCAAACAAAATGGTCCGTTGATTTACATAATATATATTTTCACGCACATCGGTTTCGCATATATCGACTGAATTCAATTCATCGTATTGTATAGAGCCTTTTGTAGGTTTATACAATTTTACAATTAATTTCATAATGGTTGTTTTACCTGACCCAGATTTACCCGTAATCACATTAATTTTTTTAGGTTCAAAATGTATATTTACATTTTTTAAGATATAATTTGATTTTTCATCATATTTATAACTGACATTGTTTAATTTTATGCTATAAAATGGCTTGATTGGTTTACAAACAATTTTTTCATCAATCGACTCTACAATTTCATTCATTTTAACAAATTTAGATATATTATAATATTCGCCAAGTGTTTCATAGATAAATTCATCTTGAATGTTTTTGTATAACAATAATATGATGATGACGCTATATATTATATTACGTTCTTTAAACATCAACTTATAAAATATTATAAACAATGAAATATAGCTAATTATATTTATTAAAAAAACGATGAATGTTTGAGTTACAAATGTTTTAATTAGTCTTTTCATTAAAATATCTTCTTTTTCGTCTATTTCATCGATTTCTTTTTGTATTAAATTATCAAAAATAATATTCATTAAGTTTTTGACTTTGTCATTTATAAAATTACTATTTTGAACAACGGTTCTTTCTACTTTTATTGTATTACTTAAATAAGAACTATGATTTAAAAATAATAAAGATATTACGATTATCATTTGAATTAAAAATATAAGAAAAATAGGTATGCTTATAGTATACAAATAAATACTTATAATAATTAATGAAAGAAAAAAAGGTATACATCTACCAAAAATGTAAAGAATAAATATTTTTACTGAGCTGAATGAATTTTCAACTATCCATAAAATGTCCGATTCTGGAATTTCTTTGAAATGTTTGCTATATTTTTCGAATATTTTTTTCAGAATAGTTTTTTTAAAATAATTGGTTGTTTTACTAACTACATCTATCTTTTCAATATAGTCTTTTAAACATATAATAATTGTTGTAATTGTAAATATACCACCTAATACATACAATATGCCCATTTTACTGAAACTCAACAAAGTTTTTTGTATATTTTCCCCAAATACATCTTTTTTGTTTAACGATGATTCCATAAATAAAGATATTGTCTTTGGTATAACAATGGTGGTTATAAAATTTAATATTAATGTTAAACATAAATATAGAAAAAAAACAACTTTATTCTCAATAATATATTCGGATATTATATCATAAATGACCGACATTATATAATATCCGAATATAATATATATGACAAAAGGAAAATCCGTAACTGGAACTAGAACTAGTAGTAGAACTAGAAAAGTAAATTCTGGAACTAGAAAAGTAAATTCTGGAACTAGAACTAGTAGTAGAACTAGAAAAGTAAATTCTGGAAACTTCACTAATATAAATCCCAGTACAATAGGCCACGACCTTTTTAAAAAATATCAAAATGAGGTCTTTTACTCAGATATGGTGGATGAATATTTTAGTTCAAATGAAGAATTCAGCAATAGTAATAATTCTCAGTTGTCAACAACGGGTACGCTCGTTGAAGCACTCCCAAGCTCTATTCATAACATACAAGAAAATATCGATGTTCTAGATAGTAAAATATGTAATATTGAATCATTTTATCAAGAACTAATAGACCACTTTGAAAGTATTAATGTATTAGAAAGAACAAATACACTAGATAATACAGAAAAAACACTTACTGACAGTATGCCATTTTTTCAAATGGTGAAACAAAGTAACGTACAACAAGCAATAAGAATAAAACAAATCGCAAAACAATCAAATCGCCCTTATCATAAATATCTAGATATTTTAATTAGCTCATATCGTTATAAACTGATAACAGCCCTTGCTACAAAAGGAAATATTTGTTACGCGGTAAAATATTTTTCAAACAAGGAACCTGAAGATTATTTATATTTAGAAAATTTATTAGGATTATTGAAATTAACTTTATTTAGTGTAAATAGAGAAATGAGACAAATATGGAAAGATAATACTCCAACCGACCGCTATGTGTTAAGTGGAGGTAATATTTTCTTTGTGTTAGCTGGTGTATTATTGTTTTTAAACGAACAACACACCAAGACTCATGATATGTTGAATAATATAAAGAAAAATATTTTTACTGTTTATCCTACTTTACATGAAGGGTTAACTATATTATTTTCATCAGAAGAATTCAAGGTATGCTTAAATGATATTTTATTAAATATGAGTGACATTGATTGTTTATTTATTACTAAACAAGAAAAATATGTAGATAACACAAAACAAGACATTAAGAATATTAATTTAATATCCGCATTAACACTTCGTAAAATAATGAATTCACCATATTATATAAAATTATTTCCATTTTTGAATAGACCAAATACTGAAGAAGAAATTCAATATAATAGCGAATGGACCAAAAGTAGTATGAAAAATCAATCCAAAATGACATTGATATTCCCTAAAAAAATGAATATACCAATCGGTTTGAGGCAAACCAGTACGTATATAGAAGAATTACCTATTTATTTAAATAGAATAAAACAAGGTTACGCCCCTTTAACCGGTCATCTTGGGAGTTGTTTTGATGATGATACAAAGAAAAAATTTAAATCAAAATATGGCGAATGTATCGATTTATCTATAGGTAGTATACAAAATGAATTTTATAAACATAAATTCGTTTATTATGTAGAACATAACAAGTATTATTGTATAGAAGTATTACATGGAGAATTAGAAGAAATTTTAAGAAATAAAGCAGACGATAAAACAGAAAAAAGACAAAACCGAATGTTATTTTTAAAATATTTGTCGTCCACATTAACAAACCCAGTGGTAAATGAAATTCTTAGAATTATTTTTGAAGAAATAGATGACCCTTTTTAATTTATTTCGCTGTTCGTTTTTTAGCTGTTCGTTTTTTGCTGTTCGTTTTTTAGCTGTTCGTTTTTTTGCTCTTGGATTTTTTGCTCTTGGATTTTTGCTCTTGGATTTATTGCTCTTGGATTTATTGCCATTGTTAGAATTTAAAGAAACACTTTTCATAGAAATAGATGAATTATTGGCATAATTCTTGTTTATAAAACTATTTATGTTGGGTTCAGTCATTTCTTCATTCATTATAGTTGTAGTACCATTATTGGAACTCACAATAGAAGGATACCCGTGTACTACGTCTTTTAATGGGTGATTTAATTGAGATAAAGCATCATTATCTACTTCTACTATTTTTATAGATTTATTAGAATTATTATTTTTTACCTTTTCCCAATGCGGTTTCATATTTTGACAATGATGACATAAAGGATGGAAAAATAAAATAATACAATTTCCACGTGTTTCATTATTAAATCGACTTGCGTTGTGTTTATTTAATTGAATGACGTTCATTATATTATATAGCTATATAATATTATGAAAAGAAAAATAATAATATTCGTTCTTTTATTTTTTATAATGGGCATTTTATTTATTACCAATGACACTATGAAACACGAACCATTTGTAAGGGACAATGTCCTACCACTATGATAAAAAACGGCGAACATATTATGGTATATAATCCAAAAATGGCTAAAATCCCGGGCGTGAACCCTATTATATTAAATGATTTAGAAGATTACAAAGAATATGTACGATGGCAAAAGAAGAATAACTTAGATTGTCCTATTTTACATTTAGAACGCGTATTTGATACCCAAGGACAAGAAATGTATGAAATAAAACCGAGTTTTGCCACAGACATACCAGTTGGAGCCTTAAATCATAGTATGCCAAACCTAAACAACTCTAGTAAAGGATTAGACGCGTCAAGAGACAATAAACCATTTAACCAAGCCTTTTTGCCTGGAATAGACCCGTATAATCAAACCCCTGGAGTAGGTAGTGATAAAATAATTACATATCCAAATAGTGAAAATATAGCACCAGTGGATTATTTACGCAGAAAGTGATTCAATGATACAATTGTATTTTTATTCAATGTTTTTGTTTTGTTATCTTTCACATAAGTAAATGTTTCAAACAAATTTGGGTTTTCTTCTAATTCCGAGAAAATATTATGTATTGTTTTCCATTTTTCTAAAAGAACTCTTGAAATAGTGGTGCTTATACCAGGAATTTGACATAACATATATTCACTAATATTTTCTTTGTTGATTTGGTTGTTTTTCTTTTTAGTTAAAATACTACATGAATTGGGTTCTTTTTTTTCTTTATTTGTTCTTTCATAAAATTTTACAATATATTCAACGCTTTCTTTGGTAGATTTAGTCATAATTACAAAGAATTCTTTTTCGTACGTTAAACTATAAACACAACTCCTGAGAGCTTCTTTTGATATACCATATGATTTATATAAATCTAAATTCCCTTCTAAAAAATAATATATTTTATATCCTTCTGATTTAGCTTGTAATAATCGTTGACTTTGTTCTTTATATCGTCCATCTGTTATGCTACAAGCTAAATCTGACCATTTTTTGCGTTCAATAATTATTTTGTCTGTAATCAATATATCTCCTAAATGTAAAGCTTCTGTCTTTATACATCCATCATATTTGTCTCCCAATAATAATTTCATTTCTTGAATAATATCTGTTTCACGACAATCAATTACTATGGAACTCATATACATAAATAAAGTATATCTTTAAATTACATCGCGGTGTTATTTCGTCCGCGCGGGTTTACATATGGTCGGCAACCTCCCGCTTGATTTGCCGAACAACATTGAAGATTAGACTGACCGGTTAGAGAAAACGATAAGCCGGTAGGCGTTTTACTTTTTAAAATATTATTTGGGATACTTGCGAATTCCCATCCGTTGACTAACCCAGCTTCTTTATTTCCTGTCGAACAAGCGTCGGTGTGGTTCACTCTTGATTGTATTCTGGCAATGTAAGGCATATATATATATATAATATTTTATTTAAATAATTGATATATAATTATACAATGGATGAAAATTCAAATCCCTATAATGAAAAAAACATTAAAATTAAAAAAACAGACATAGAACAGATTTTACGCAATTATCACATATACCATAAAGTAAAACATATGGAGATTTGGGAAAGAGCATTTGTGAATAGTTCTTATATAAAACAACCTAATATTATGTATAGTTCGTGCCCGTTTAATTGTTTAGAATTAAAACAAAGTTCAAACGAACGGCTTGAATTTATTGGTGACGGTATATTAGAATTGATCACTAAATATTATTTATATAAGAGGTTTCCAGATGCGGACGAAGGATTTATGACCGAAAAAAAAATTAATTTAGTAAAAAATGACCATATTGGTAAATTGGCATATAAATTAGGATTACATAAATATTTATTGTTATCCAAACAAAGTGAAGAAAAAAAGAATCGTTGTAATTATAAGAAATTGGGGTGTTTATTTGAATCTTTTTTAGGTGCTTTATTTTTAGACACCAATGAAACACAAGATGAATTATTTTTAATGGGCAATGGGATTCAATATTGTCAATTGTTTATAGAAAACGTATTTAATAAGTTAGTAGATTGGACTGAAATTTTGGAAAACGACGATAATTATAAGAATATTTTTCAAGTAAAAATACAAAAAGAATTCAAATGTACGCCTGAATATAAAATAATCCAACAAGACGAAGAATTAAGATATACAATGGGCGTATATTTATATTTGAATTCAAAAGATACTTCTTCCACAAAGTTTGAACTCATTAAAAATCTTGAACATATCAAACCAAATACTAATGTACATTTTGGAACAGGAGTTCATAAAATCAAAAAAAAAGCGGAACAATTGGCGTGTTTGGACGCATTAAAAAAAATAGAAAAATATATGTAAGTATTTTCTAAATGTATTGTAATGACTGAAAGTAATTTATCTTATCCTTCCACAGATGATTTGTTTTTACAAAATAAAATCGCTGGTAAAAAAGAGTTTGATTATAAATACGATTCAACAAAAAAAACGTGTGAAGATGTATTTTTTACGCTAGCACCTCACCAAGAATTTGTAAAAAGATTTATATCGTACGATAGTTATTACAATGGATTATTATTATATCACGGATTAGGAAGTGGCAAAACTTGTTCCGCCATTGGTATAACCGAAGAAACTCGTAAATACATAAAATATCATATGAATTTTAAACCCGTTATAATTGTAGCTTCTTCCAATGTCCAATCTAATTTTAAATTACAATTATTTGACAAAAATAAATTGGAAAAGGTAAACAATCAATGGGTAATGCGTGGTTGTTTAGGTTCATCGTTGCTGGATGAAATAGGATTGTCTCGAGCCAATAGTTTGGATAAATCCCAAATTATAAAAAAAATAAATAAACTAATCAAAAAATATTATGTGTTTATGGGATACATCGAATTCTCTAATTTAATAGATACGCATAACAAAGAATCATTAAAAAAGGAATTTCAAGACAGAATGATTGTGATAGATGAAATACATAACATAAGAACCACGAAAGAAGGAAATGAACAAAACGATATGCAAAAAGTGGCTCGACATTTGGAACACTTGGTAACCCATGTAAAATATATGAAACTTATTTTTCTAACAGGTACCCCGATGTTTAATGGTCATGAAGAAATCGTCTATATGTTAAATATATTAAACTTAAACGATAAAAACAATAAAGTCAATAAAGCGGACATCTTTAAAAGAAATGGCGAATTTAATAAAGATGGAAAAGAAACACTCATTGCGATGGCGAATGGTTATATATCGTATGTTCGTGGTGAAAATCCTTACACATTTCCACATTTAATCCAACCTAAGCTTTTTGAACCATCACGTTCTTTATTGTCAAGAGAATATCCAAACATTATGTACAATGGTATACAATTCAATGATAAAATAGAACATTTGGATTTATATTTGTCTCAAATAGAAAGTAGACAAAAAGATGGATATATAGAAAACATAGCGAACCTTATTAAAAAAAAATACAAAGGACAAACACCTGGTATAGATAAGTTGAATTATAGCGAAATTTCTAAACCATTACAATGTTTAAATATTTATTATCCATCTACGGAAGAAGATTCACAAGAAAAAACGGGTATAGATGCGATCCCTATGAATTATACATTGTCCGGTACACCTAAAGTATATCATTCTTTTCAATATAAAGACCAGAGCAATCCATTTTTTCAAAAAGACAATATTGGAAATTATAGCATAAAAATGAAGTCAATTATAGACAATATAGAAGAAGCCAAAGGAGTTATTTTAATTTATTCACAATGGATTTATTATGGTGTATTACCCATGGCATTATGCCTCGAAGAATTAGGATATAAACGATTCGGCTCAAAAACTCAAAATCTAATCAACAATAAGAAAAAACAATACAGCTATTCTATCATATGCGGAAATAAAGAATTAAGTCCAGATATAGACGAAGAAATAGAAGCTTTGACCAATAATAATACCAATGGTGAAAACGTAAAAGTGGTCATTATATCTCAAACAGGAACAGAAGGCATTGACTTAAAAAATATCAGACAAGTCCATATATTGGAACCGTGGTATAATATGAATCGCATTGAACAAGTAATTGGGCGAGCAAGACGAAATTGTAGTCACAAAGAATTACCTGAAAGTGAACGAAACGTACAAATATTCTTACATTCTTGTAGTTTAGATGAAAATATTGAGTCATTGGATATGTATTTATATCGAATATGTGAACATAAAAACAAAATAATTGGAAAAGTGTCTCGTATGTTAAAAGAAATATCGGTAGATTGTTTGTTGAATGAATCACAAAAAGATTTTTCTAAATTAGAAAGTAGTATTAAATTAACTTTGAGTAATAAAAATGAAGTGACTTTGAATTAAAAGACAAACCATATACTAATATTTGTGATTATCAAGAAACATGTGAATATATTTGTCAATGTGACAATAAAGATACCATATACGATAATTCAACATATAGTTATAAGCATATTATGAATGACCACTTGGGACAGCAATTAAAACTATATTTCAAAAATAGATATGTATATACATACGATAAACTCAAATATGAAATGTTAAACTTATACCCGTTTATGAAAGACGAAGAATTCGAATATGCGATTGAAAAATTAATGAACGAAGACGTCTATGATAAATACGAAGAGCGTGGCAAAATCATAAAAATACACGATTTATTATTATTTCAACCATACAACAATGATTACGATTATATTAGTACTGAAGAACGAATGAACCCATTGTTATATGAAGATAGCTTCGATATTCAAGAAATCGATGTGACACCAAATGACCCATTGAAAGAGTTCAAAGAATCTATAGAGCGAGATTTAAAATTAATACAAAATACAAAAACGTATAGGAATATGAAAGATAATCAATCCAATTTATTTTTGAAGATGTTAAGCGATGAAGTTTTATTAAAAGACCTTCTTGTTGAAAAACATTTTGAATTTTTGAATGTTTCTGAACAATTGATGGTATTGAATGAATTAGAGACAAATCCCACTATAAAACGACCGATTTATGATACGTTTGTAGAAAACAATAAAATTTTATTATTAGACGAAAATGTTTTGAAACGACAAAGTAAAACATATGAATTTACAAAAAATAAATGGGAAGAAAGTGAATACGACGACGACATAACACCGAAAAAAACAAAGAAATCGAACATATATGGTTATGTAAAACTTACCGGACAAAATAAACGGATTCAAAAAATATCATTTGATTATAAACCTAAAGAAAAAATGGTAAAAAAGACACCGGGTGAAGAAATCAATAAACACATTCAAAGATTAACAAACGATCCTTCTTTTAATATGAAAGAATTTAAAGCTATATTAGAATTGTGTTTTGAATTATTCTTTAGACACTTGGAAAAAATAAATCCAGAGACAAAATATTTTTATTATAAATATGAAAAACTATGATTTATAATTCAACAAAAATAGACCTATAAAAATAAACATTAATCCTATGATGTGATTGTATTCAAATTCGTCTTTAAAATAAAAAAATAGAAATCATTGTAATCATAAACAACATCAATCCTTGCCAAATACCATTTACAATACCCAGATTTTTATAATATTTTAACAAGTAAAAATAAATGAGAATGTTAATAGAATACATATATTCATCTTTTTTTGCTACCTTTATATAAAGTAAAATCGCCCAATAATTCAAATAAAATCAATGGTAAAACAAATATTCCATATAATTTATACTTATATTTAATATAAAATTGAATAAAAATATATATATATTATGTATATCATGGACGATTTATTCCAAACACAATTCATTAGTGAAAAAATTAAAGTCGCTTACAATAGACTAGGCAAAGATATGGAAAGTTATTTCAAATCATATGTAGAGTCACATATCGAAGGAAAATGTCGAAATGAAGGCTATATCCGTATTGGCTCATCCAAAGTATTTCATTATTCGTCCGGATTATTACAAGGTTCCGATGTGTATTTTACTGTTATTTTTGAAGTACAATGTTGTACGCCTTACGAAGATATGACACTGACGTGTATTGTAAAAAATATCAATAAAATAGGGATTCGTTGTATTATTCAAGAAGATGAAAATCCAATGAACGTCTTTATTAGCAGTGAACATAATTCACAATTAGAAATGGATAAATATAAAGAAGGCGATAGTGTCCAAGTGAAAGTTTTAGGTCATCGTTATGAATTAAACGATACATTTATAAGTATAATTGCTGAAATTATTTAAATAATACATTACATATGTATGTATGTCGTTAAATCATATGGTTAAAAAAATTGAAAGTTATAATAAAGACGAACAATTGTGTATTTTAGACCTTATTGTTCAAGATAGTCAAGTAGTCTATAACGAAAATCACAATGGTACATTTGTAAAAATGGAAACGTTGACACCTGATACTTTACAAAAAATGGGAGACTATATTCAATACATTGAAAAAAAAGAAAAAGATATTCACGAAGGGGAATTCAAAATGAATGAAATTAAAAAAGATTTAAACATATAAACCATATTTTTTTATGTTCGAACACCATCGCCGCCACTTTTATAATCCACATTTTAAAATACACACACCTTGTATAAAAAAACGTGCGAAAGAACAAGAAAAGGTCTATGATAAACTATTTTACGCAATTTATCATAAACTAAATGAACGCAAAATCTCATTGGACAAATACAATGAAACCATTGAAAAAATAAATGTGATTGAAAAATTAGAATATATTAAACTGAAACATAAAGATAAAATTTTAGAAGATTTACAAAGTAAAAACATACCATTACATTGTTTAAATGCGTTGTGTTATGCATGGAATATAAATATTGTTTGGTATTCAGAATATTTTTTTTATGAATCGATTGTGAAACAAGACGAACCAATTTATTATTTGTCTCATAATTATGAATGGACAAATACTATGGATACAAATAAAATTAAAATAGTAGATTTTTTTAAACCATTAAAAAGTATAAGTTATTATAAGTTGGACGAATTAAAACAAATGGGCGAAACAATGAATATAGATGGCAAGAAAAAAAGTGATTTTTATGAAAAAATCGAAAACTATTTTAAACATTTAAAATTGATTTAATAATGTATATAAGATATATATATGAGCGTTATCGAAAGTTTGAAAAAATTCAACGAGTTGGTCACTTCGCATCAACCATTGGAAATCGAATTTCGATTATCTACAAAAAATAAAAGCGAATTCGAGCATATATACAATGAATTGCTACATTATGGATTTGAACGAAGCGCCGAAAAACATTTATTGAAAGCGTCGTTTAATAAAACAAATGATATGTTGGATAAAGTGCGTTGTGAAGTAGAAGGATTGTCTAACATTAAGGCTTTGTGTGAAACCAATGTTTTACCTGAAAACACGCAACATATAAAAAAGGAAAATTTGTATAGAAAAAAGAATGATTACAATATGAATTTAAATATAAGCAAAGAAGTTCCTATGAATAAAACGGTCATCGATGAAATTTATTCAAAATGGAAAAATACAAAAAAAACATTTAGACTAATGACACGTCTTACTTTACAGCACCCCAATATGCCCGGATTTATTATAGATATGAGCATTGTTAAAATGAGGCATAATGCTCTACATTTTAAAGACTCTGGTGTGTTTGAAGAACAAGAATTGTATGAGATTGAGTTGGAATTAAATGACCATTACAAACCGATACAAGATGTGTCAAAAATGTCTGAACATATTAAGAAAACCATTAAATATATTTTATCCGGAAAAGACGATACGTCTTTTCCTATTTCTGAAAAAATAAAAAATGATGTTTTGAATGAGTATAAATCATTGTTTACCCAATCCAAATATATTCCTTTTATTGGTCCAAGTTCTTATACATTACAGAGACAAAACTTAAACGAAGATTTTTATCCGTGTGTTAAAAAGGAGTTTTGTATAACCGATAAAGCCGATGGTTTAAGAAAGTTATTGTATATTTCAAAAGAAGGTAAATTATATTTTATTACCAATACAAATCCAATCAACGTTCAATATACTGGTCGTGAATTAACACAAGATTCTTTGAAAGAAACATTAATAGATGGAGAATACATACGATATGATAAAAAACACGAAAGAGTAGATTTGTTTGCTGGTTTCGATATTTACTTTTATAAAAATGGAGACAAAGTGTCCGATGTAAGGAAACAAGGTTTTCAAGACACGAGATACCCTTTGTTGAAAAAAATAATACAACAAATCAACCAAGAATCGCCCAATGATCGTTTTTACAATAGTATATCTTTTATTCACAAAGAATTTTATTTTGTAGACGAAAAGAATGATTTATCTTTACAATGTGGATTATTGTTGGACACCATTGAATCCGAAAGTTATAAATATAATACGGACGGTATCATTTTTTCGTCGTCTGTTTTGGGAGTTGGGATGGAAACCCCTCAAGACAACGTTAAAAATAAAAAATATGTGTGGAAACATAGTTTTAAATGGAAACCACCAGAATTCAATACCATCGACTTTTTAGTAAGATTTCCGACCAATGAAAAAGGCGAACTATTGAGTGAAATGATATATCACGAAAAAAAAACATACAAATATCAAATTATTTATTTATATGTAGGTAATTATGGTACAGATGAAATCATCAATCCACAAGAAGCTTTATTGAATGGTGTAAAACAATCTAAAACACCCACAAGCGATACGACATTATTTATTCCAAATAACCCATACGATAAAGACGCTTACAAATCCTACATTTTATTAGAAGAAAATGGTAATATTTATACGGAAGAAGGAACCGAAAAAAATACACGTGATATTATTTATAACAATAATGTGGTAGAATTCAAATATGTCATGAATGATGATAAGCGTTTGTGTTGGGTCCCATTAAGAATTCGTTTTGATAAAGAAAAAGGCAACAATATACACACCGCAAATAGTAATTGGAATAGTATTCATAATCCGGTCACACGTGAAATGCTCATTGACCCAAACGCAAAAGTGGAATATAATAATGTAGATGAAGATGTTTATTATAACAAAGAGGGTTTAAATCGAAATAAAACAAAAAATATGCGGAGTTTTCACAACAAACACGTTAAAACGCAATTGTATAAAAATTATTGTAATGAAGGATGTACGATTATAGATTACGCGGTTGGAAAAGCAGGTGATTTGTATAAATGGGCTGAATTAAAATCGCCTTTCGTTTTGGGTATAGACATTTCAAAAGATAATATTCATAATAGTAAAGACGGAGCATGTATTCGTTATTTACAATTCAACAAAATGTCTAAAATAAAACAAAATTATGTATTCATAGAAGGTAACACTTCGAAACGATTGTTAAACAATGAATTTGCCGAAAATAATAAAGTGAGTTCGGAAGTAATGGATCATGTATTGGGCATTAAACGTAGTTCCTTTTCAAATTTACCTAAATTCGGAATTTCAACCAAAGGGTTTCAGTTGGGTTCTATACAATTCGCTTTACACTATATGTTCGAAAATGAATTGACTATAAATTCGTTTATTTACAATTGTTGTAAGACCATACAATTAAACGGGCATCTAATTGGTACGTGTTATGACGGCCAACTCGTATATGAAAAATTAAAAGACAAAAAAGACAATGAGATTGTAGAGTTATATGTAGACACGACCAAAATATGGCACATTCGAAAAAAATACGATGATAATATAAATCTTCAACAAAACCACTTGGCAATAAAATCGGCGTATTTCAAGATTCTATCAATACAGAAAAAGATGAATATTTAGTTTATTTTGGATATTTGATACCATTGATGAGCGAATATGGGTTTAAATTAGTGAAAAATGAATCGTTCGAAGAATATTTCAAGAAAGAACCTAAACTAAAAATGAGCAACCAAGAAAAAGAAATATCTTTTTTGAACAAAGCGTTTGTATTTAAGAAAGAATTTGATGTAGATTGTGAATTGGTGTTTCAAAAAAATATGTCTAAACAAACCCAAGTAAAAGATGCGACTTTGTTTGAAATAGAAAAACCAATAAAATTGGGAAAACAACAAATTATGTTAAACCAATTATAAATGTATATAAAACCAAAATCATAGTTTTATTATGACAAGTTATTCTATTTCCGATATTATTTATGTAATAGAGACAAATAATATAGAGTTAAATTATGAAAAACCACTAAACTATATAAATACGACTTTGCGCGAATATAGTCATTCGATAAAAAAAGAAATAGACAATCAAACCAATTTATGGGATAAATACAAAAAATTTTTTAATCCATATGAGTTTATAAATACTTCTTTTGACTCGCATACACCTCCGGTGTGTAGTTATAAACCGTTGTCTCGCTCTTATTTTAAAATGGTAGAAATATTACACCATTATTCGTTTCATTTTCCTAACGAAATGGTCAGTTTTCATTTGGCAGAAGGTCCGGGTGGGTTTATTGAAGCACTTTCCAATTACAGAAAAAATGAAAAAGATATTTATTTTGGGATGACGTTGATGGATAACAAAGAGGATGTTCCTAAATGGAAAAATAATGACATATATTTGAACTTACATAAAAATATTATATTAGAATACGGACAAGATAAAACTGGAAATTTATATTCCAAGAAAAATTTACAATATATATATTCTAATTACAAACATAGTGTAGATTTTGTAACCGGTGACGGTGGTATAGATTATAGCAATGATTTCAATAAACAAGAAGAAAGTTCACTTAATTTAATATTTGCCCAAATTCTTTACGCAATGTGTATTCAAAAAAAGGGTGGTTCATTTGTGTTAAAATTGTTTGATACATTTACTTCTTTATCGGTTGAATTATTATTTTTATTGAATTATTTATACGAAGATATTTATATTATTAAACCATTGACTAGTCGCCCTGCCAATTCAGAAAAATATATTGTATGTATTCATTTTCGTATGGTTAAAAATATAGATGAAATTATAGAAAAAATGATACGTCAATATGATGTAAGCAATCGTAATATAACCAGTATAATGAATTTAAACATTCCTTTGCTATTTATAGACAAAGTTAAAGATATCAATTCGATTACAGGTCAATCTCAAGTGGAACATATACAAAATATTTTATCTTATATGCTTGACCAAAACAGAAAAAATACTCTTGAACATATCAAAAGAACCCATTTAATAAAGTGTATTAAAATTTGCAAAAAATATAATTTGCCAATAGATGAATCATTATTAACATGAGATACATTTATTTTCTTTACTTTTTAGGAAATATGGTGCGTTTCCGTGATGTAATCCAAAGTTGGCGCCACTTAAAAGGTATGGTTCTCTAAAGCTATTTGTATTTTTAGTGATGGCATCGTTTCTTTGTTTCATTGTATTCAATGACGCAGATACTCCGCCTTGTGTTTTAAAAGAATTATTACTTGGTTTGTAGACCACGCATCCTGACCCATCTGTTGTAAATGTATACGTATTTTCTTTTAGGTTTTCTCCTAAAATAGAATTTTGAATATAGGTTTTTTGCCTCGATTGTAAATAATGTTTAGTTGAATTATAATATTTTTTATTTAAATTAGTAGTGGAAGTTCTTTTAATGTGATTGGTCCCACCAATACAAGAATTGTTTACTTTTATGCCATCACAAACGGGCCCTTTAAATACTTCGGTTTTAAGATTACACAAAGAACCATCATATTGTTTCCGCCAATGTTGTATAGGTCGTGGCTTACCATATACATATAGGTCGGGTTGTACAGGCGCGCTATTTTTCGTAGTGACCTGATATGTATATACCAGAGACATATATTTAAAAAAGAAAATATATATATATGATTCTGAAAATAATATTATTAAGTATACTTATATATTTATGTTTTAAACACAATGAACCAATGAAGTGTAATGACCTAACATTAAAAGAGCCACCATTGGCTAGTATTTATGACGTAAAAGAAAATAAAAATTTAGTATTTGAAAAAGAAAAAGCACAATATAATAAAGAATTAAAGCAATATTTTAAAGATATAAATAAATATTGTTTGGATAAATAATATACGCTACTATAATGAACCAAGGTGATATTTATTTATACGATGAACAAGAAAATCGTTTGAAAGACGAACAAAACAAAGATATAAAAGCAAACTTATTATTTCCTAATTTAGAGACAAAAAGTAAACAACAATGGATGAATATGTTTAGTGATATAAGTTATTGCGACAACTTGGATGAAATGGAGTATAATGAATTGTATGTTTTAAAAGACGACCAAAAGCTGTATAATACATACGAAGGATTTTCTAGAATAGAAATGGATTATATTGAAAAATTATATTTGCTTATATTTTCAATATTTATGATTTCACTAATTGTATTTAAGAAAAATGATTTATAATAGTTTTTGAGTTTCTTCTTGTAAATATATATCTATTATTTCTATAATTTTCAAATCACGTATGACGGCTTTTACATAATTATTATTGATGATGTCTTTCGTTTCTAATATTTTATCAAATAATAAAATTAAATCGGGGTCGTAACTTATCTCTTCCTTCAATTCATTTGGTTTAAATGATTTATGTTTGTTATCGTCTATCATTTTTCGTTTTATACCACAATTCGCTTCATTCGTTTCATTCCCTTTACCTAAATGAACATCACCACAATCTACAAAATTTTTTAAGGTAGACCATTCTGAAAAATAAATTAGTTTCTTAGGCGATGGTTTGCTTTTAATATAATTTTGTTTGTTTGCGTCTTTAAAATCAACATAAAATAAAATATCTTTTAATTTTTTTATTTTTTCTTTTTCTGTTTCTTTTAATAAATTTACTATATAACTTAAAGCATATTTTTCATTTTCAAATTCGTAATTTATAATTGATTCTAAACCCATGTCTGATTTTAATCGTTCTATATCTTTTTCATTTATTTTGGCGGGTATGGATGTATTGTAATTTGGCGAAATCTGTCCATTAATTTTTCATCGATTGTGGTTTCAGACGGGCCTATTTTACGATCACATCTTTTATCTGATAATAAATCGGTACATATGTTTGGAGGAAGCAAATTATTTAAAGATGTTTCTTTTATATTTTTGAATACGTTTTCTTACATATAAACTTTGAATTAAAAATATATTGTCTATGATATGAAGTGAAAACACAAATTCGTCAAATATGCTTTTTATTACAGAAAAAAAATTAAAACAACTTAATTTATCATATAAACGGTCCATTAATTTAATAGATTCCATACTTGGTATTTCTTTGGAATTTTTAACATACTTGGTATTTCTTTCGGCGTTTCCATACTTGGTTCATTTTGTTGAATAGGGGTTTTAAAACCAATGTTCATTTATATATAAATTTATTTTCTAACACGATTTAATGCTGTATATATAGTATTATTATCGCCGCCACCAAAGGTCGTATCGTTGTAGTTCAAATTTACACCTTCTAAATGTTTGAATCTTGTGTAAGTAGAAGATTCAGAGACATATTTTTGATTTCCGCTTTCAAGGGGTACTTCTAATGGCGTAAATCCTAATGTATTCACATTACAAGAATTTTGTCCTACACTGCCCCCTAATTTTGTTCGGTTGACGTGTGTTCCGTTGACTTGATTGACACCTCCACATGATTGATTTTGTCTCGACAAACCATCTCCGAGATGGAATGCTGTTCGGAATGGTCCTGATGTGGATTTTCCGACCAAAGTACCGTCGTTTGTTTTTACTTGGTTGGTTCTAAATGATTTTCTTAATAATCTTCGTTTCATAGCAACTTCAGAACCAACCAAAGTGCTTTGAAATCCTACTTCCGTTCTTTTTCCATGTATGGTTCCTCCTAAATAACTCATTATATATATACATAATATTTATCTTATGTCATAATTCTCGGAACAATATTCATTGTAATTAATTCTTGAAATAATAATTTACAACTATAAGGAATTTTAACATTGGAAAAGTCCGTTCTATTTTCACATACATTACATAAATGAATATGTTCTTTATCATTATAAACCGCAATCATACCGCATTTTTTACAGACATTAACCGCATATTTGTCTGATACATCATAAATACGTTCTTTTGTAAATTTAGAGGCTCCGTGCGAAATCATACAATCCCGCTCCATTTCACCAAATCTTAAACCACCATCACGACTCCTTCCTTCTGCTGGTTGACGTGTAAGATTTACCATTGGACCAATACAACGACTATGTTGTTTATCATTTACCATATGCTTTAATCTTTGATAATAAACAGGACCTATGAATATAGATGTTTCGATTTGTTCGCCTGTTTTTCCATCGTACAACAATTCATTACCACGTGATTCGTAATCATGTTTTTTTAATTCCTTAAAGACTTCTTCCATATCCATTTCACCAAAACTGGTACCATCGCCAAATAATCCTAATTTTAAAAGCAATTTACCAATTAAGGTTTCTTTTAATTGAGCGATCGTCATTCTAGATGGGATCGCATGTGGATTGATAATAATATCCGGACGAAGTCCATCTTTTGTATAAGGCATATCTTCTTCGTTAATAATATTACCAATGGTACCTTTTTGTCCGTGTCTACTGCTAAACTTATCTCCAATATTGGGTTTTCTCGTAGAACGGACCCTTACTTTACAAAACGTATGCCCGTCGCCGTTTCGGTCAATATAGTTTTTGTCTACATAACATTCTTCTGTCGTTCTATATGATTTACTTTGATCTTCGTATTTGATTAATTTTGTATTATCGTTTTTATTTTCTTTTATGACAACTACTTTAGATATAATAATGTCTTTGTCTTCAATCAATTCATTTTCATCAATTACTCCTTGTTTGTTGATTTTATCGTAATTACCAAATTTCATATTTCGTGTAATATTTGGGTTTGGTTTAACACGAAGTTCTTCTTCGCCATTTATTTTTTTATCTTCGTCTTTTTCAGTATGGTAAATTGTCGCGTGAAATAATCCACGGTCTAAACTACCACGATTAAACAATAAACTATCTTCTTGATTGTATCCACCATGTGTCATAATCGCGACTATCACTTGATTACCACATGGTAGTTGATTTAATTTCATCATATTCATAACGCGCGTTTCTACCAAAGGGCGCATTGTATAATTTAATATGTAAGCTGTTTTATCCATTCTTTTGTTAAAATTCGATACATAAATACCAATGGCTTGTTTACCCATGGCACATTGATATGTATTTCTAGGCGATTGGTTATGTTGAGGAAACGGAATACATGACGCCAATACTCCAAATATAGTACTTGGATGAATTTCACAATGAGTATAATTATATTCTTCTTTGAACTGGTTTGGTTTCATACAAATCATAGAATTATTTTGTTCTGCCGAATCAATATATTCAATAATAGATTCATCTATATTTAAGGGTAAAAGCAAGTCTCTCCACGACAATTCATCTTCTTTTAGGCGTTGAATCGTATTGTTTGTCAGTAATATTTTATTATTTTTAACTTTAAACAAAGGACGCACTAAACGGCCGCAATCATTACATACATAGATTTCTTTATTTTGATAATTAAACACAATAGAACAATAAATGTGTATCATTCCATTATGTTTTTTTTGTTTTAAATCTTTAAATAGTGTAATAGGATTGTGTGTAATACCTATCCATCGCCCATTTACAAATACTTTTACTTTATCGTAAAAATCTTCGGTTTCATAATGGTCTAATGGATATAAATAAGGTTTGATAAATTCATATATGGGTGTACTGTCTGAATACGTAGACACGTTGGTCATATAACTAATGTTTTTAACGACCCCGACGGATTGACCTTCGGGTGTTTCAGCTGGACATAAAAATCCCCACGTAGACCCGTGTAATTTACGTGGTTCTACGAGTTTACCACTTTTATCGATCGGGGTATTTACCCTACGTAAATGACTTAATGTAGAAAGATAGGTTAGACGGTTTAACACTTGGGCTACCCCAACTTTGTTTGTATTCATACTTTTTATACCAAAATCACCGGTGGATAACGCGCGCTTTAATCCGTTTTCAATGGTGGTTGATTTCACAATTTTATAAATATTGGTTAAAGTAATGATGTTAAAATAATCTTCGCTTGATTTCCAAGAACCATTGTTGATTTCGCGAATGACTTGTTTTTGTATATCTTTTACTACTTTATTGAAATAATTACGAAACAAGTTATTCAACAAGGTCCCTGTTAATTCTACCCTTTTATTTTCATACGAATCGCGGTCTGTTTGTTTTTCGATACCACTATACGCAAGAATTATTTTCTTTGTCATAAATCCTAATAAATAAATCTTCTCTTCTTTTGTTTTACAATGCGGAAACAAGTCATTAGACAAAACATCTTTCGCAAATTCGGTCTTTTTCCTATGTCCTTCGTCTTTATCCATATTGATGGGGGTATAAATCACGTTCGAAATAATATATTGTAAAGCATCTTCGTAATTGTTATATTCAGCGCCTTCGTAAATGGATGCTTTCAAGTATTCTAATAATTTACTTTCTTTATTACTATTCAAAAGAATAATATTACATATTTTTTTATCACTTTCAATCCCTAGAGCACGAAACAACACGAACAAAGGTATCGGTTTTTTTAGTCGTGGTAATTGAACTAAAATATCGTGCCCATATGCGGATAATTTAGAATTAAGCATCATATAAATTTGTTTAGGAGATATACATTTCCAGTCAGGTACAGAACGAAACTCCGCTGTCCAGAGCCATTTATTTGATTGTTTTTGTTTGAAACAAAATACTTTATTGTCTGCGGTTTTCTCTTGTCCTAAACAAGTTTTTTCTGAACCATTTATGATAAAATAACCTCCTGGGTCCATTTTACATTCATCTATGTTGTCGGGGTGAATATGTGGATATTGTTTTAATACACATATACAAGAATTAAGCATAATAGGAATTTTACCAAATTGAATTTTAGACAAATGAATGTGCTTAAATTCTTCGTTTTCTAAATTTGCGCCTTTTCGAATGGTATATTTAATATTCATATCAAGTGTGAAATTAGATGAATAAGTAAAACTTCTAAGACGTGCGTCGCTTGGAAACATTAATTTAGACGATCCATTGTTTTCGTGAATTTCTGGACGATAAATCGATAAATTCACGAAATTAATCTCTACTTCTAAACGATATTTTTTATATTCAGGCAAATAATCGTGTGGCGATTTAATGATCAACGGATTGAACATTTCTATCGTTTTAATCAATTGGTTTTGAACAAAATCATTATATGAATCTACTTGGTGTTTTACTAATTGTTGTAAATGTGTATTTTTGAAATACGACTCAATTACGCTCCAGCTGTCTGTTTCATTATAATGCTCCATAGTTAGTATACTTAAACTTTAGTATTTAATTCAATTTTGAAGAGTATAAATAATCATATTTTTATAATTCATTTTTTATATGAGTATTCGTAGTATTGTTGTCAAACCGAGTGATTTAAATGTAAAAAAAACAAATAAAGTGAAAGATGAAAAAATAAATATAAATACGTCAACCATACGAAAAATGTTACTTGAAAAGCTGAAACAACATAAGAAAACCCAAAAAAATATTTGTTTGAATAAAGAGAGTTTTGAAGATATAAACGAACCTGTTTATGGTAATTTAAAATCAGGTAATAAACCAACGTACCGTGAATGGAAAAAAAATAATACATTAAAAGTATTGCCCAATAAACAAAAAGAACCAGAATGTAATATTGAAGTGATGCCAATAAATATAGAACCCAAAACGGAGATTTTACCGACACCCCAATGTTTAATAGAGTCACAGTCACCACCGCCTAAAACCATTTCATCCATCGAAAAAACGTTTAAACTAGGAAAAAATAAAAAAAACAAAACAATTAGTATTTTTATTAAAGGTAATCAAACAAGAAAACAAATGAATGACAAAAAAAACGAATATAAAAAAGCAAAATTAAATACTATAAAAAATATTTTAAAAACTAAAAATCTTATTAAATTTGGAACAACGGCACCAAGCGGTCTGCTAAAAGAAATATATGAATCTTCTAATTTATGCGGTGAAATTTATAATAAAAACGCAAATACATTAATACATAATTTTAATATAAATAATGATAATATAATTGAATAATGGAACCCTTTTCGGAAATCAAGATTCATAAAATGGAAAATTGTTATAAATTATCATGTGTTATTCATAAAACACCTTTAACCCATTTTAAATGGCTTGGTTTTATAGACGAAATTAGTCAAACGATTGTTCAAATGGGTAATGACCCAAATATTAACAAGTACTATATGTTTTTTGATTTAACCAATTTAAACCCTATCATGAATAATAGCTATTATAGCGATATATTCAATGTGTTTTACGATAATTACAATTTATTCATAGATAAATTATTGGGCACATTTATTTATATGGATAATCAGGCGGTAAAATTGTTAATGAATGTATTTCTTAAATTATATACCCCTGTAAGACCATTGTTTTTCTTAAACCATCCTGAAATAGACCCAAATATAGTAAAAGACCTATTAAATGGGATCAAGAATAAGGATGAATTTAAGGTTTAACTTTCTTACGAGTTTTAGGATAATATTTTAGAAACCATTTTCTATATTCTAGACTTTTCTTATTTTTTTTATATTTTGTATATTTTTCGTCTCTTTCTTTTCGTATATCTTCTATCATTGTTTGTTTTCCAACGCAAGGTATATAAAATCGTCTTAAAATATTTGTTTTATTATCACTGTGTATATTTTCTAGCAAATAACAATACGATAAAACGTTATCATTATTAATACTGCTTTCATTTAAAAATTCAATGGCGTAATATATACTTAAAATGGTGTCAATTGTGGCTATACAAAAGTTTACCCCTCCTCTTTTTATAATATTATAAGATTGACACGAATTTGTAGTAAAAATATACATGAGCGATTGACCATTTATTTCAATTTCATAAAAAGAATTTATAAATTTATATTCTTTTGTATGTGATATAACATTGTATTTTATATTTAGCTTATTCAATTCATTCAACACTTGCTTATGGTCTTCAATTAATATATAAATTTGTTTTAATTCTTTCATATCTATTTCTTTTTTGTATTTTTTTGGAAAATAATGTTTATAAAATGAAAGTCCTAAGTCTCCAAACAAAACGTATTGTTGTTGTACGCACATATTTACTATTTTTTCATAAATAAACTTATTTTCTTTATTTGATATCATGTTATTTTGAGTTAAATCTACGTCATAATAAAATGGATGATTTTCATTCAATAAAGTAAGGCGTTCATACACTTTACTCCAACGAGTAACATCTCCGTAAGGTCGTGATAATTCTTGGTATATACTCATTCTTAAATAATTCGGCGGTGAAAATAAAATATTATTTTTAAGAATAGATTTATTTTGAATAATATTGAACACTGGTTCATATAAATGAGTAATGTCCGCGACGGGGATAAAATTCACAAATACTTTATAGGTTCCAAAAAAAATCGCACTTTTAGCTTCTACATTAGGAAATCCTAAATTGGCGTAAACCGATGCCAACATTTTTGCGTGTTCCATCGCGTTTGGCGAAAATACATCATAGTCGGGTATATCCAATTGATTATTGTATATTTTTTTGGATTTAGGCAAAATAGAATTAATCGCTATACCCCCATAACAAACAAGTCCATTTTTTTTTATAAATTCTTCTAATATTTCGATTGTTTCCGTGTTTACAATTTGTCTCTTTTGTTTTTTTCTCAATTTTTTATTAACGTCTATAGCCTTTTCCAATATTTTTAAATATGACATATATATTACTCCATATTATAAACCTGTTTAAATGAAAAACTATTAAAATCATCCAAATATTTGGTCAAATGATTATCTCTTTTCTGAAAATTCATAAAAATAAAGTTAAACTTATTTCGCTTTCCTTTATCTACATAATCATAATTATTTGAATATGCCGTCTTGTTTGGATATATACTCGAAAGTTCTACACCAGATTGTAAAGATGCCTCGTTCGCATATAATGAATGATATTTAAAGCCATCTCCAAAAGTAATTAATGCCAAACGGCTTAAATCGGTCGACCCAAAAGAATCACGAAATTGTGGCGAAGCATTCAAATCTACCATAATAATAATTTTATGTTTCAATTCATTTAGTGAATATGTATTTAAATCTTTATTGATATCTATATCTCCTGGCAATAACATTTGTGCTCTGTCTGTGAATGTTTCAATAAGCGTGTTTGATATTTTATTATATAACGCTTTATTGTTACTATTAATTCTTAAATTTATACATAAGAGCTCATTATTATTTGGACTCATATTTGTATTTAAAAATGTATTTTTAATATGATTCATAGTTTCTGAAAATCCCAAATAATTATATAATTCTTTATATTCGTTTTGGTTGACTGTAGAAGCGGATATTACTGGTTCACTATTTAAAGAAAAAATTTGCATATCTAGCACGCGGGCTCCGGCACGATAACAATTTTTTAAGGCACACAAAGAAACATAATCGTTTTTCATGCCACCAACACAACAACAATTGTATGCTGATTTAAATATAATATCTTTAATAGGTATGCCTGACAAATCAGGTACACTTAATGCTGGATAGTCCATATCATCTATAATATTACACTTTTGTTGTTTAGAGCTTACATTTACATATATATATAAAATGATAAATGCTAAAAAGGTTACTGATATTACATATATATTGTTCATATGTAATATAAATATATATTTAAATTATAAGTAATGCCTGGCGGATTATTAAATATTATAGCTTATGGAAATCAAAACATTATATTGAATGGTAATCCTACTAAAACGTTTTTTAAAAGTGTATACGCAAAATATACTAATTTTGGACTACAAAAATATCGTATTGATTTCAATGGAGAACGTACATTACATTTGAATGAAAGCTCTAAGTTTACTTTTAAAATACCTAGATATGCAGAATTAATTATGAATACTTATTTAGTAGTGACTTTACCCAATATTTGGAGTCCGTTTTATGATCACGAAGGGTCTAAAAATCCATATGAATTCAAATGGATTGAACATATTGGTTCTTTGATGATTGACCAAGTGACTATGTCGGCAGGTGGTCAAATCCTTCAGCAATTTAGTGGTGATTATATTAAAAATAGAATAGAACGTAATGAAGCATTCAATAAGAAAAGTCAATATTACAAAATGACCGGTAATGTACCGGAATTGAATGACCCAGCTTATTATAGAAATGGATATTATCCAAATACGATAACCAATGATCCAGACGAACCGCCTGAACCTTCTATATACGGTCGTAAATTATATATACCTTTACCTTTTTGGTTCTCCAATTCGAGTAAAATGGCGTTTCCATTGGTTTGTCTCCAATACAATGAATTGATTATTGATGTTACAATTAAACCTATTCGTGATTTATGTACTATAATGAATGTCACTCAAATGCCTTATGAGCGTATGCGTCCAGACTTTGGAAATGCTATTTATCAAATGCATCGGTTTTTACAAGTACCGCCTAGTGACAATATTTATACAAATGTAACAAATCAATGGGCGAGCGATGTAAATTTGATTGCGACATACGCTTTTTTGTCCGAAGAAGAAACTAAAGTATTTGCGGCAAACGAACAAACCCATTTATTCTTAGATGTAAAAGAAACCAATTATAAACATATTGTTGGAACCCGACGCCTAAAAATAGAGACAAATAACTTGGTGTCGAATTGGTTTTGGTTTTTACGAAGAACCGATGTATACGAAAGAAACGAATGGAGTAATTATACCAATTGGAAATACAAAGATAAACCCAACGTAGATTTATCTTTCCAAGAACTACCTCACGACGGAATGACCGAATCATTTGCCATTACACAATATCCAAATACAAATAATGTAAAACATATATTACAACAAGTATCCATTTTGTTAGATGGTAAATATAGAGAAAACGAATTTGGGTCAGATATTTATAGATATTTAGAAAAATATGAAAAATGTTTAGGTGACTCAGACGACGGTTTGTATAGTTATAGTTTTGCTTTGAATACAAGTCCCTACGAAATACAGCCATCTGGTGCTATGAATTTAGGCAAGTTTAAAGACGTTGTCATGGATATTTTAACCTTAACCCCGGATTTTGACGAAACACAACAAGTCAATACAATATGCGACGACGAAGGTAATGTAATAGGTAATATTGACGTCGACCCCACTAAAATATATAAATATTCATACGATTTAACCTTGTTTGAAGAAAGATATAATGTGATTCGTTTTATGTCTGGAAATGTGGCATTGGTTTACTCTCGTTAATACACGGATATACATTGGATTCATATTGCGAAACATCATAAGAATTTGCGCGCGTAAACATATGTTCTTTCGCCCGCATATATACAAAAAATAGCAACAACACGAACAAAACCAACACTAAAAAATTCATATTATAATAATAATATATAATAATATGAATGATGATATAAAAAGTACGTACTCAAACTATTCAAAAAAATACACGCCAAAAAAAAATATTTATACAACTGGATTAAGCGAAAATGAAAAATATTCCATTGTTATAGCAGGTGTTTTGAAAGAATTTGTAATTTTAATAGTAATAACTGCTATTCTTATTTTATTTTTTACATTGACGAAAAGTAATGATGATACAAATGAAGTAAATGAAAAAAAACCAGACAGTCTGTTTGAATTACTAATCAAAAATTTAGTTTATCTACCTATAAAGATTTTTAACAACATAAGCACTCATTCTTTTCAAGATTTTTTTAAAAATTATCTAGTATATATATTATTTTTTGTATTTTATTTTTTGTCTTTGTTTTTGGCATATTTAAATATACAACCACCGAAAGAATCTCGTCGTAATAAAATAAAAGATTGGTGGAATTATATTTTAAAAGAATCAAAATATAGATTTTTCATTATTTTATTTGTTCCTGTAATATTCTATTCATTGTTATCTGTTTTTATAGGGTTATCTTTAATGATACAACAAAAAAAAAGTGAAATAACATCCATTTTTAATAATAAAGGATGGCTATATTTTATATTTGTTGTCTTATTTATTAGTTTGTATATTATAATTTTGTCCCGAATATTGATAAATTATTCTAGAAACGAAAATATATTTCCACCAGAAGAATTTGAATATAATATTTTTGCTAGAATTACTTTATATTCATTTCTTGCTATGTTGTTAGGTCTTTGTTTAATCTTTCTATTGTTTACAAAATGGAGTAATCCTGAATATCCAAGAATAATATCATTATTCAATGAAATTAAAAAAAATATATTTATTTTATGGTTTTTTTTATTAAATTTGTCTCTGATTACATATGTATATTATTTGTTTGATTTTAATTATGTAGCCGCTGCCATTGTAATTATGTCCGTATTTTATTATTTTATAAGATAAATATAACATAAAAAGAAATAAATATCATTATTAATGGGTAAGAAAAAAACGAAATCACTAAAAACTCGGGTGAGTTTATGTACACCCACGTTTAATAGAAGACCGTTTATCAAACAAATGGTAGATAATATTTTAAAACAAGACTATCCAAAAGAATTGATGGAATGGATTATTGTAGACGATGGAACAGACCCAATTGGCGACTTAGTAAAAGATATTTCTTTTGTGAAATATATTTATTCCGAAGAAAGGATGTCGTTAGGTAAAAAAAGGAATTTTATGCATCAACAATGTACATTTACCAATGATAATGATATGGTGATTTATATAGACGACGACGATTATTATCCACCTTGTCGAGTAAGTCATAGTGTAGAAACATTGTCCAAATCACCCGCGCTATGTGCTGGTTCAAGTGAAATTTATTTGTGGTTCAATGGAATGAATAAAATGTATAAATTCGGTCCATATGGTCCAAATCACGGAACGGCCGGAACATTCGCGTTTAAGCGAGTATTATTAAAAGATACTCAATACGAAGACCATGCTGTATTAGCAGAAGAAAAATCATTTTTAAAAAATTATACCATCCCGTTTGTTCAATTAAATCCGTTGAAAACCATTTTAGTCATTTCACACGAACAAAATACGTTCGATAAAAGGCGTTTGATTGATACAAATAGTTCTGTATGTAATGATTCATCTTTAGTACCAAGCTCTTTTATAAAAGACCCCAATACATTGCTTTTTTATACAAAAACAATCGAACAAGATTTAAAAGAATATTTACCAGGGGATGTTCAAAATAAACCAGGCGTTTTAGCTGAAATCAAACGTCGTGACGAAGAAAGACAAGCTTCTGCCAAGGGACAGAGTCAACAAGTGATCATCACCCAAGCAGACGGAATAAAACGTCCTTTACAATTGAACGAAATCATTGAAGTATTAAAAATAAAAACCAATGAAAACAACGCTTTGAAAGAAAAAATCACATCATTGGAAGAAACATTAAAAAAAATTAAATCTTTAACCAATGAACTCTAAATATTTAATCAGACGATTGTATTCGGTAACATTTACTTGGTCTTGTTCAATATCACACAAATGTTTTTTTGATATATTAAACCTATTACAAAGGTCTATTACAAATTTTTGATTGTTATATTCATTACTATATTTTGTCAATACCTTTGTAAATCTATATTCTTCTTTTTGGTTCTTAATTGTTATTGTACTTTGTGTATACAAATAATAATTATGAAGCATTTTCAAATAATACGTCATTTCATTGTATAACCATAATTGCTTTTGAAAACTAATACGGTCATAATAATCGCCATTACAATAATTGTTTAAAAACTCCAAATAAAAATCTATATCTTTGGGCGTTAAATGATTTATAATATTTTCGTGAAACATCAAACACTGAGTTGCTTTTTCATTTTCCACCATACAATTGGCTTCTATTTTTTGTTCTATGACGTTTTTTATATTAATTTGTATATTTTTTTCGTATTTAGACGTGTCATTTTTAAAATGTATTTTATTACATAGCTTCAATAATTCCTTTACTTTTTTATCATATTGATTGATACCTATAAATATGAATTTAAATTGTTTTGTCTCTTTTTTTTTATATATTTTCATTTGCTTAATCAGTTCATTTAGTATTTTCTTTTCATTGTTATTTAAAATATCGATATCATCAATGACGACCACGTTTTGTTTGACTTGTTTATACATAAGCGTTAAAATCGACCCATGCGTGTATTTATAAATATCGTTCATAGATGAAATGTGTTGTATCGATAAATAATTCAAATCGTATTCTTGTGATTCTTTGAAATAGTTCAATACCATTTGCGTTTTTCCAATCCCAGACCTACCTAAAATATAAATATCTTTTTTGTCTAACATATATTCTTTTAATAATTCCATTTACATATATATGGACGTTTGTTTATATACATAATCCGTCATTATTTGTAATACCATCCCAAGATACTTTACAATCCGTTGCCCATTTTTTTTTATCGCAATTTGTTTTTTCCGCTTTAAACAAAACCCTCTTACAAATTTCTTCACTGGAATAAGGACCTATTTCGTATTTATCATAACAATAACCTGAGTTATTTTTTTGATAAAAATCAGGACAATCGTTTATATGTGGCGGGTAGACATATGTTTTTTTACTATTCTTTAAAATGTACGCGACCGCTCCCAAAGTTGCTAACAAAATAACAATCATAGAGACAAATATTGTTTTAGTTTGTTCCATTATATTAAAATAATATAATATATTAATGTCTGGCAGAGTAAATATAGAAGGAGGTACACCATTGTTTCTACAAGATAATATTCCAATCGATGATAAAACAAGTTACTTTAACGCAACCAAATACATATTTCAACCGAGTCAATTGACCAATACATATTTCAATAAAGATAATATTGAACACGTACATCAATCCATTAAAAAAAAGGTATACGAAATGTCTCAAAAAAAATATGTAATCGATGACCAAAATATGGATGAATTAAAGGTTATTATGCGAAGTATATTTTTACAATATTCGAATTTTCAATTTCAAGATATACAAGGACAAGTGTCTGAACTAAACGATCGCGCAGTGGATTATGCGTCTCAACAAATATTGGGAGAAATTAGTGGTTATTTAAATTACAAACGAGACGCGTCTAGTATTCATACATTAATGGAACGTCCGACTTATTTGAGTAATGATAATACACTTGAATTAAAGCATTTCTTTTAATTCGGACAATTCTTTTTTCCAAAGGTCTACGTTCGATGTTTTGTTTAATTCATCCAAAAGGTCTTTCTTCTTTTTAAATTGTTCATTTAATGTGTCTACGTTTTCTTTACACACACTATCCATAGGCATTTTAATCAAATAATGATAACTATCATTTAAAGTATCGTATTTTTTCTGTTGTAATAGTTCAACCATTTGACTATTACTCTTTTTACGTAAATCCAACGTATCGTTCAATAACTCATTGATGTATTTACATTTATTACTTAAAATATTCATTTCTTCGCTTAGCATTTTAACCAAATATAATTTCCTCTTTTCATAATAGCCCAATCTTACTTGGATAAAGTCATCACAAATTTCGTGTACTTCATTATAATGAACTAACTTATCAAAAGGGTCAAACAAATTCATATTGTTAATCGACAACGTGGTTGTCAACTTAAATGTTTTTAAGATAGCCTCTTCGTCCATATTTTCTTTTAGAGTTAATTTGAAATAAATGACCGAGTCCGTCGATTGGTCGCTATAATCTTTTAGTTTATTATCGACAATACATTTTTCCAAATGCGTAATATAATCTTCGTTCCAAACGCCGATTGGAAGTTCGGTAATAATAATGGTCTTATTTTGTATGCTATATTTTCCTTTTGTAATAAAACGACGGCTGTCTTCTTTTTCTATTGTCCCAGTAAAGTGTTTATAATATGGAATAAAATCGCGAATATGATTCGGGTCTTCCAATTTTTTTAAAATATAGTCAATCAGTTCTTTTGGATTAAAACACGGAATGTCTGTGCTAAAACCTGTACCAATCCCTTTTGTTCCATTTACTAAAATCATAGGTAAAATAGGTGCGTAAAATACGGGTTCTACCGGAGTTCCATCGTCGTTCAAATAATTTAAAATAACATCATCTTCTTTTTTAAAGATCATTCTGGTGATTTTATTTAATTGGGTAAAAATGTACCTCTCTGACGCACTATCTTTACCACCTTGTAGACGAGTACCAAACTGTCCATTTGGCATTAAAACATTGATATTGTTAGACCCCACAAAAGTTTGAGCCATATTTACAATCGCACCATTGAGACTACTTTCTCCGTGATGATATCCTGAATGTTCAGATACATATCCACTGAATTGCGCTACTTTAATTTCACTGACCAAGTTTTTCTTGAACGCACTATATAAAATTTTACGTTGTGATACTTTTAAACCATCCATTAAATTTGGTATAGACCGGTCGCAATCGTATTTTGAAAAGTGTATCATTTCTTTGTCTACAAAATCGCATACACTAATTTGTAATTGGTTGGTATCTAACACGCCATCGCGATTGTAAGTCGACAACCATTCTTTTCGATGTTCTGATTTTTTTTTGTTGAATACCATATCTATTTTTTCTGTATCTTGTTCTCCCAATAAAATATCCATTGTTTTTTTGTCTTTGAAATATTCTTTGAATTCTTTGCTGGTACTAGTACCCAATCCTTTGTAATATTTAATCGCCCATCCTTTGCCTTCGTTATTTTCTTTTTTCCATAATTCATATTCTTGTTCGTTGTAAAATTGTTTTTTATGGGTTCCTTTGGATGCTTTTAAAATGGGTGTATTCATAAACCCTAGAAACCCGCTAATATCCAATAAAGACGACCACAAACATTCGAATAAATTAATACACAACCCTTTGATATGACTACCATCTAAATCTTGGTCGGTCATAAACAGAATTTTGTTGTATCTTAATTCATCTGTATTTTTATATTTTTTATTGGATTCAAGCCCCATAATCTTTTTTATTTCTATGATTTCTTTATTTTCATTGATTTTTTTAGTAGCTTCACCGCGGACATTCAACAACTTCCCTTTCATTGGATACACACCATATATGTTTCTATCATTCGGACTTAATCCAGACAAAATACCCGCTTTTGCCGAATCCCCTTCACATAAAATCAATGTACACAATTTGGAGTCTTTGGTTCCGGCATAATTGGCGTCTACTAATTTAGGTATTCCGCGAATATTTTTTTGTTTATTACCATCGGTTTTTTTGGAATTATTTTTTTCTTTGATTTTGCTCAATTCGCACGATTGTTCCATAATCCCGAGTTTTGCCAATTTTTCTATAAATTTATCACTTACTACACACGACGAACCAAACTTAGAAGGTGGTGTGTTTAAATAATCTTTGGTTTGACTATCGAACGATGGATTTACGATCGTACAATTCAAAAATATATACATTTGTTCTTTTAAAATAGAAGGTTTGATTTCTATTTTTTTCTTTTTTTCAATATACGCAATTAATTTCTTAATGATTTGTTGAGTTATATAATCAACGTGTTTACCGCCTTTTCCTGTAAAAATACCATTTACAAAAGACACTTGTTTGAATTCTTCGCTTAAACATACACTATAACTCCAACGCTCATTGGGTGCTTCACTTATTTTATCTTGGTCATTGTATAATTCAATATAATGATTAAATGTCTTTACATCTAAAACATTACTATTTAATTTGACTTTTACGTCTTTTGTTGTAATACCGGCAATGTCATATACACGACGATGAAACAAAGAAATCATATCTTGGGATAATCCATTTAAACCAAGACGTTTGTAATCGGGTTTAAACTTTACAATCGTATAAGGTTGTTTAGAACATTTTGTAATAGTGGGTGGATGAATAATATCCAAATTTTGTTCGAATGTTTGTGTATATTTTAATTTTCTCACGTGATCAACGGTTTCAATCATTCCATATGTCGACCAAATCAGTACCAATTTAAATCCGAAACCATTTTTACCGCCAGTAATTTTTTCTTCGTCTTTGTTGTAATTCGTTGATGTACGCAAATGACCAAATACTAATTCTGGGATCCATACATCGTAAGTAGGGTGTTTTTCAACATCGATACCATTGCCATTGTTCGTCATAGTAATCATATCATCACTGATTTCTATATTTATCATATTGACCAAATTTACAGCGGGATTGGTTTCTTTTTGTTGAATCATACGCACCACGTGGTCTCGACAATTGACGATCCCTTCATCAAATAACTTGAATAACCCCGGGTTATAATCCATATGTTTAGATGTAATTTTACCTTCTTCAAACACATACATTGGACCATTGATATTTTCAATCGAACCAATATACGTATCTGGATTATCCAAAATATGTTCTTTGTCCGTTTTCTTTTGGTATTGAGTTGCGAGAGCCATTATTTATAGTTTATGTTATAAACCTAAATCAATTTTTATAAAGTATATATAATAATGGATCTTTCATTTCAACATGAAATCATAGGAAACATAAAACCATATTGGGGATTTTATAAAACTTCAGGTCAGATTATAGGATATAAAGAAGATAATGATATATTCTTTGATACTATTACAGACGCGTTTACTTATTTGTCAAATGAAGATATTTCAAGCGTTACTGGCAATCAATATAACTTTACATTAAGCAATGAGTCGCCCACTTCTTTCAATGTAGAAAATGTGCCGAATGGTCCATTGTTTGCGATATATCAAGATACGTATTACAACATAACGGAAAATAATATTTTTAGTGCTGTAAATAAATGGAGGTATGACTATTTTGACGCACTTGCTTTATATGGTCCCATAAGCGAATGGAAATTGGTAAATGTGTTGAATATGAATGGATTGTTTGAAGATTATAGTGATTTCAACGAAGACATTGGTCAATGGAATACAAGCACGGTAACTAATATGGAATCTATGTTCAAAGTGCGTCACATTCAATCAAGATATTGGTCAATGGAATACAAGCATGGTCACTTCGATGGAGTCTATGTTTCAAGATGCGCCAATGTTCAATCAAGACATAAGTGGTTGGATTGTATCTATGGTAAATTCGATGGAGTCTATGTTTCAAAACGCGTCATCATTCAATCAAATGATTGGCGAATGGAACACATTGCGTGTTACATCTATGGATTCAATGTTCAATGGCGCGTCGTCATTCAATCAGTCACTTTACAATTGGAACGACATCGTGTTTATTGAATTAGAAAATGGAGACATATCTTATAACTCTACTATTAAAGATACACAAAATATGTTGAACAATACCACATCATTACAATACCCAATATTGACGGGGTCTGTGAATCAAGCAAATATTTATTACGCGGTTGACCAATTTAAAAACAAAATAAACAAATATAAGAAGTTTGATACTTTGGTATTAAGACGAGACCCCAACGCAGATTATAATAATTTTAATGTTTATGAAAATCCAAGTTTGGGTAAATGATACAAATATAATGTATCAAAATGCTGATATTCTTTCAAGTTATTTTGCGGAATGGGAAGTGGATAAGAACGCAGAAATAGAGGAATACAATGATAATTTTGCTTCCAAAGTATATAACAATATTATTGATAATAATGACGGACCAGGAGCGGTTGGTGGCGGAACTTCTTTGATAATAAATGATATACCACTTACTTTGTGAATGATATACAGGCAATCGTTTTATACAATAGAAATAATTTTGATTATAAAGCAATAGGCCTTTTATTTGAACTTTACAATAGTAAGAAGACCCTGATTACCTCAAACCATTCGCAGGAACTACGCCTATTAGCGTTTGAAAATAATTTTTATAGGTTTGACTTTCCTTCTTTCAATACTTATACACTTGGAACTTCTACAAGTAGTAGCACAACACAAATAACAAGTAATGCTTTAATAGAAGACGCAGTTATAACTTCTTTTTACAATTATGAATATTATTTCCGACCTATGACGCAATGGGATACACGATTGGTGACAAATATTAGTGAATTATTCCAAGATTTTACAACATTCAATGAAGACATCCGTAATTGGAATGTAGACAACGTTACCAATATGTATGCGTTGTTTCAACGCACAAGTGCATTTAATCAATACATCGGTTTGTGGAATACATCGAAAGTAGAAAATATGGCATTTATGTTTGATGGGGCGTCTAATTTTCAACAAGACATCAGTGGATGGGATGTAACTATGGTGACTTCAATGGAAAGTATGTTTCAAGATAGTTCATTTAATTATCCTCTTAGCAAATGGAATACACAAAATGTAAATAATATGGCGTCTATGTTTCATAATACACCTTTTAATAGTTCTTTTAAAACACTTTTTAATATAATTGTCATTCGTAGTGAAACAAAAACAGAACACATAAATTTAAGAGAATTACAAATATGGGTAAATGGTGTCAATATTTTACCAGATAATACAAATCGCCCCTCCATAACTTCTGGAGCCGTTGGAAATGTAATTGAATTTTTAGATTGGGATAATAAGCAAGTGTAGGTTCCTTTGAAAAAGATTCTCAACCAGCAAGTAATATCGCAAATAATATAATAGGGGTAAGTTTTGATACACATACATCTAGTTCAACTAGAAATAATGCTTTATATATTCCAATTACACAAGATTTTTTTATAGACGACATACAAACGCTTGTTTTATATAATAGACAAATTAGTATGGACAGAATAAATGGGTTTCAAATAGAATTTTATTATGATACATGGATAGATCCATTGTTAGTTATACCAATACAAACCGCAGAAATGGTTTACAGGTTTGACTTCCCGCTTATAAACACGTATTATGATTTTGTAAATGATGACAGCATTACCCAAATTAAAAATGTATCATCTCCTTATATTGTAGATACAAAATTATGGAATGTGTCTAATGTAACCACGATGGAGTCTATGTTTCAAGACGCATTGGTATTCAACCAACCTATAGATGTATGGAATACTTACAATGTGGAAAATATGGCATTTATCTTCAAAAATGCGTCAGTCTTTCAACAAGACATCAGTATATGGGATGTATCTATGGTCACCTCGATGGAGTCTATGTTTCAAAACGCATTGGTATTCAATCAACCTATTGGTAAATGGATTACGTCCAAAGTAACTTCTATGACAAATATGTTCAACCATGCGTCAGACTTTCAACAAGACATCAGTGGGTGGGATGTATCTATGGTCACCTCAATGGAGTCTATGTTTCAAAACGCGTTGGTATTCAACTACCCTATAGATGTATGGAATACTTCCAATGTGGAAAATATGGCGTTTATGTTTAAAGATGCCACTATATTCAACCAAGACATCCGTGAGTGGGATGTATCTATGGTCACCTCAATGGAGTCTATGTTTCAAAACGCGTTGGTATTCAACCACCCTATAGATGTATGGAATACTTCCAATGTGGAAAATATGGCGTTTATGTTTAAAGATGCCACTATGTTCAATCAAGACATCCGTGGGTGGGATGTATCTATGGTCACCTCGATGGAGTCTATGTTTCAAAACGCGTTGGTATTCAACCACCCTATAGATGTATGGAATATTTCCAATGTGGAAAATATGGCGTTTATGTTTAAAGATGCCACTATGTTCAACCAAGACATCAGTGGATGGGATGTATCTATGGTCACCTCGATGGAGTCTATGTTTCAAAACGCGTCATCATTCGATCAAATGATTGGCAAATGGACAACCGAACAAGTTACGTCTATGACAAATATGTTCAATGGCGCAGCGTCATTCAATCAGTCACTTTATTACTGGAATGACATTTTGTTTATTGAATTAGAAAATGGAGACATATCTTATAACTCGGTAACTAAAGACATAGTAGCTATGTTGAATAACACGCCATCATTACAATATCCAATATTGAGTGGCTCTGTCAATCAGAACAATATTTATTATGCGGTAAACCAATTAAAAAACAATGCGACCAATTATTCATATTATTTCAGACCTATACCGCAATGGGATACACGACTGGTCACAGACATCCGCGGATTATTTGAAGATTACACAACATTCAATGAACCAATTGGAAATTGGAATGTAAGCAACGTGAGCAATATGAATGCGTTATTCCAAGGCGCGTTGGTATTCAACCACCCTATAGATGTATGGAATACTTCCAATGTGGAAAATATGGCGTTTATGTTTAAAGATGCCACTATATTCAATCAAGACATCCGTGGGTGGGATGTATCTATGGTCACCTCGATGGAGTCTATGTTTCAAAACGCGTTGGTATTCAACCACCCTATAGATGTATGGAATACTTCCAATGTGGAAAATATGGCGTTTATGTTTAAAGATGCCACTATGTTCAATCAAGACATCAGTGGGTGGGATGTATCTATGGTCACCTCGATGGAGTCTATGTTTCAAAACGCGTTGGTATTCAACTACCCTATAGATGTATGGAATACTTCCAATGTGGAAAATATGGCGTTTATGTTTAAAGATGCCACTATGTTCAATCAAGACATCAGTGGATGGGATGTATCTATGGTCACCTCGATGGAGTCTATGTTTCAAAACGCGTCATCATTCGATCAAATGATTGGCAAATGGACAACCGAACAAGTTACGTCTATGACAAATATGTTCAATGGCGCAGCGTCATTCAATCAGTCACTTTATTACTGGAATGACATTTTGTTTATTGAATTAGAAAATGGAGACATATCTTATAACTCGGTAACTAAAGACATAGTAGCTATGTTGAATAACACGCCATCATTACAATATCCAATATTGAGTGGTTCTGTCAATCAGAACAATATTTATTATGCGGTAAACCAATTAAAAAACAATTCGACCAATTATTCTTATTATTTCAGACCTATACCGCAATGGGATACACGACTGGTCACAGACATCAGCGGATTATTTGAAGATTACACAACATTCAATGAACCAATTGGAAATTGGAATGTAAACAATGTGAGCAATATGAATGCGTTATTTCAAGGTGCGATTTCATTCAACCAAGACATCAGTGGGTGGGATGTATCTATGGTCACCTCGATGGAGTCTATGTTTCAAAACGCGTTGGTATTCAACCACCCTATAGATGTATGGAATACTTCCAATGTGGAAAATATGGCGTTTATGTTTAAAGATGCCACTATATTCAATCAAGACATCCGCGGGTGGGATGTATCTATGGTCACCTCGATGGAGTCTATGTTTCAAAACGCGTCATCATTCGATCAAATGATTGGCAAATGGACAACCGAACAAGTTACGTCTATGACAAATATGTTCAATGGCGCAGCGTCATTCAATCAGTCACTTTATTACTGGAATGACATTTTGTTTATTGAATTAGAAATGGAGACATATCTTATAACTCGGTAACTAAAGACATAGTAGCTATGTTGAATAACACGCCATCATTACAATATCCAATATTGAGTGGCTCTGTCAATCAGAACAATATTTATTATGCGGTAAACCAATTAAAAAACAATGCGACCAATTATTCATATTATTTCAGACCTATACCACAATGGGATACACGACTGGTCACAGACATCAGCGGATTATTTGAAGATTACACAACATTCAATGAACCAATTGGAAATTGGAATGTAAGCAACGTGAGCAATATGAATGCGTTATTTCTAAGGCGCGATTTCATTCAATCAAGACATCCGTGGATGGGATGTATCTATGGTCACCTCGATGGAGTCTATGTTTCAAAACGCGTCATCATTCGATCAAATGATTGGCAAATGGACGACCACACAAGTTACGTCTATGACAAATATGTTCAATGGTGCATCGTCGTTTCAATCAGTCACTTTATTACTGGAATGACATTTTGTTATTGAATTAGAAAATGGAGACATATCTTATAACTCGGTAACTAAAGACATAGTAGCTATGTTGGATAACACAACATCATTACAATATCCAATATTGAGTGGTTCTGTCAATCAGAACAATATTTATTATGCGGTAAACCAATTAAAAAACAATGCGACCAATTATTCATATTATTTCAGACCTATACCACAATGGGATACACGACTGGTCACAGACATCAGCGGATTATTTGAAGATTTTACAAATTTTAACGAAGGCATAAGTGGGTGGAATGTATCTAATGTGGTGAATATGAATTCTTTATTTCAAAATGCCAATAGTTTCAATCAATATATTGGTACATGGGATACATCGAATGTTAAGGATATGGCATTTATGTTTAATGGTGCCACAATATTTAACCAAGTCATTCGTAGTTGGGACATATCCAACGTAACTACTATGGAATCTATGTTTCAAGATACAAACGACTTTAACCAAGACATTAGTGGTTGGGACGTATCCGAAGTGGTAAATATGGATTCTATGTTTCAAAACGCAACAGCGTTCAACCAAATAATTGGTAAATGGACTACGACCCAAGTCACGTCCATGGATTCGATGTTCGATGGCGCTTTAATATTCAATCAGTCACTTTACAATTGGAGTGATATTGAATTTGTCTCTAAAACAGATATTTCATCTGCCCATAAATCCGTGATAAATATGTTAAACAATACACCACAATTACAATATCAAATATTAACGGGTTCAGTGAATCAAGACAATATTTATTATGCGGTGGAACTTTTTCAAACAAACATTACGGATTACAATATTTTTTATAGACCCATCATTGAATGGGATACGCAATTGGTGACAGACCTAAGTGGATTATTTGAAGATTTTACAAATTTTAACTTAGATATCAGTAGTTGGGAAGTATCCAATGTTACTAATATGGATTCTTTGTTTAAAAACGCATTTATATTTAATCAAAATATAAACACTTGGGATACGAGTAAAGTCACTAATATGGATTCTTTGTTTAAAAACGCATTTATATTTAATCAAAATATAAACACTTGGGATACGAGTAAAGTGACCAATATGACGGGAATGTTCAGTAATTGTAGAACATTCAATCAACCATTATATAATTGGGATGTTTCAAATGTCGTATTTATGGATGAAATGTTTTTAAACGCATTTGTTTTTAATCAATCTTTGTATGCGTGGAATATGCAATTTGAAAATACAATACCTATTAATGTTACAAAATCAAACACGACAACACTAAATATGTTTAATAGTACTTCTTTGTTGAATTATTATGTAGTATCTGGAAATGTATTACAAACTACTATAAACGACGCGATAGATACATTTACAAACAATCGAGCAATATATGATAAAATATTTCGTCCAATAGACGAATTAGATACAACGCAATTGAGTAACCTAAATGGTCTTTTTAAAAACAATACTACATTCAATGAATATATAGGTTCTTGGAATGTGTCGAATGTCATCTATATGGAAGAAACATTTATGGGGGCGACCAGTTTCAATCGTCGTATATCCAAATGGAATATATCCAATGTAATTAATATGTCTAATATGTTTAATGGTGCTAGTTCCTTTAAAAAATCGCTTGTAAACTGGACAAATTTATATAATTTGATCTTTACATTAGATGAAAACGATAATATCATTGCTACAAAAACAAACGTTAATACTGAAAATATGTTCACAGGTACAACGTCTTTGGATTATGACACCGTGATTGGGAACGTTACACAAGATACTATTTTGGACATTGTTGATTATTTTAATTTTTCTTATAGTGATGCGTTGATAGAATATGAAGATATACCCAATTGGGATACATCTAAAATTACAGACATGTCCGAGCTATTTCAAAATTTTAAAACATTCAATGAAGACATTAGTGGATGGGATACATCCAGGGTCACTTCAATGTCGTATATGTTTGAAGGAGCAGAACAATTCAATCAAAATATAAATATATGGCAAGTCCACAATGTAACTACTATGGAAAATATGTTCAGAAACGCTTTAGTATTCAATCAACCTTTAAATACGTGGTATATATCCAATGTAAACAACGTGGACTCTATGTTTGAAGGCGCGGAACAATTCAATCAAAATATCAACACTTGGTATATAGATAAATTAACATCTACACATTCTATGTTCAAACGGGCTTTATCCTTTAATCAACCTCTTGACCAATGGATTATGAGTAATATAGAAATCACGGCTTCTATGTTTGAAAATGCTATTGTATTTAATCAAGCATTAGACCAATGGGATACATCTAGTGTTACCAATATGTCTTCTATGTTTAAAGGAGCGTTGCGGTTTAATCAAGAATTAGACCAATGGGATACATCTAGTGTTACCAATATGTCTTCTATGTTTAAAGGAGCGTTGCGGTTTAATCAAGCATTAAATTCGTGGAATATTTCCAGCGTAATTAATATGTCTTCTATGTTCCACGGAGCGAATATATTTAATCGTCCGTTGTATTTATGGGAGACATCAAATGTTGAAATCACATCATCTATGTTTGAAGATGCGTCTTTGTTTAACCAAGACATAAGCGGATGGGATACATCCAATATAACCCATATGGATTCTATGTTTAAAAATACTATATCATTAAACCAATTTTTCGGAAAATGGGCTATATCCAATGTCACTACTATGGATTCTATGTTTGAAGGGTGTTCTGTTTTTAATCAGTCTTTTTATAATTGGGATGTATCACTAAGTGAAATAAACAATGAAATTGTGGCAACAAAACAAAATGTCTCTACGACAAACTTATTCAAAGATTGTACGAATTTAGAATATTATTATGTCAATGGAAATGTAACGAATTCTACATTCAAAGGCGCATATATATTATTTAAAACCAATACACAAGAGTATGAATTAAAACATAGACCATTTACGAGTTTAGATCTATTTGGCGTATCATCGATGGATGATTTATTTAAAAATGAAGATACGTTCAATGAAGATATAAGCAATTGGAATACGTCGAATGTAACCTCTATGGTTTCTTTGTTTGAAGGCGCATCATCGTTCAATCAACCTATCGAAATATGGAATATATCTAATGTATCTTCACTTGATTCTTTGTTTGAAGGTGCGTCATCGTTCAATCGACCTATTGAAATATGGGATATATCCTATGTATCTTCTTTAAATTCTGTATTCAAAGACGCGTCATCGTTTAACCAAGACATAAGTATTTGGGACGTGACAAATATAACAAATATGGGGTCATTGTTTGAAGGGGCAACTATATTCAATCAAAATTTGAATGACTGGAATGTATCGAATGTAGAAGATGTATCAGGATTGTTTATGAATGCTAGAAACTTTGATAATCCTATATGGAAATGGAAATTAAGTCAATGTAGAAATTTTACAAATATGTTTAATGGTGCTATATCACTGACCATCGGTGACTTAATTGGCGAAAATACATTTGAGAAAAATAACAACTTTTTTTTTCAGTTATTAATATAATGTTAATTACAGTATTTTCTTTCACAGGAGCAATCACTACGAATATGTTTGCCAATACAAATTTAGATTTTGCGGAATTAATACAATGGGATAGTTACGTTCCTTGTAATAATTGCGAAGGATTGAGTCGTGTTAAAGTAGGACCCATTCAACAAAATAATGTCTCTAAAAAAACATTACAATCTAAAATGATAAAAAACCGTAAAGCCATTACTTACGTAAAAAAACAAAGTATTTATGATGTAATTTATACTCACCATTTTTACAACAATTTAGATTTAATATCCAAATGTAATCCACAAAATTATATTAATCAGGTTAATTTATTATTGCGTTCCAATAGCGTGTCTCAAGCACGTAAAGATAAACTGGTCGAATTTATTGGTCGATTGAACATAAATTCATTGAATATGTGAGACGCATCATTGATATGATTGAATGTATTATGACCTCCAATCATTTGCAACCTTAGTCATATGATATTCGCCTGAACGAACCATTGGAATTGTTTTCTTTTGAGTTGATTTATTTTCAAATAAATTATAATTTTTTTTAGGTCCTGGTTTAGGACAATCTTTGAACATATTTTCATAAAAACTAAGGTCTTCCACCATTTTTTCCAAATTAGTCTCAATTTTATTTATGTACACTCTAAGAGCTTCATTTTCTTTATCCATTTTAATGAACTCCTCTTCGATACTTTTCAAACTTGATGTTACGCGATCTGTCATTTTTGTTGTAATAAATCTTCGTTTAAAAAATCAATTTTGGAATACAAACTTAATTGAATATTGTAAATAATTTTACCATTCTAATTCATCATCTACATTATTTAAACAAAAGTATGTTTCAGTCATATCAATGATATATTCATTTATTTTTTCTTCAAATAAACAAAAATTATCTGTTATATTTTTTACACGATTTATATTATTTATACATTCTTTATGTAAATTATTAAAAAAATTGCTTATATAAGAAAGCTCTTTAAATTCTGCCTTTTGAGAAATAAATTGATAAGGGGACTTAAAACCTCGCCATTTATTTTTATTTTTCTTAATAAATCCGCAATAATTAAATAACTCTTTGCTATAATTTTTAAAATATTTAACCATTGCGTCTTTACATATTTTTTTAACTTCAGTATCAAAATTATTTTCAAATTCCCAATCAAATATTTCATATTTTTTTGTTTTAAAATTAATAAATATGTAGTTATTTTTTTCTTAGAATATCTGGTTTGATTATTTTTATCATAAGAATTACCCTTTGGGTTTTGTATTAAAAAACGTTCTAATACTATCTGAATTATTGTATCCAAATAATTTAATTTATTATAATCGGTTTGAAAAACTAAATGATGAATATGGTCTTTATTGTTACCAATAATACTAAAATTATTATGTAATTTTAAATCAGTTGTATTTCCATTAAAACAAATACAATGTTCTATATTCCATTCAATATTTTTATTATTTAAAATCTCTTTCATAACATTCTCTATAATATTTTTAATGTTTTTTGATTCTTCTATTAATGCTTCAATATTGTTTTTTTTTCAAAAGAATTAACTATATTATATATAGTAGTTGGCGTAATACTATGAAATCTTTTATTTGTAAAAACATCAATTAAATATATTAAAATGCTTGAATATAATGGAGATAAATTATAAATAGCTAAGGTATTATTTATTTTATATTGGTTTTGAATATCTTTAATTATTTCTTCGATTTTTTTATAATAGGTTTGATAAATATTTTTATGCGAAAGGTCGCATAATGGAAAACATTCGAGGTCATTATTCTTAATAGTTTTTAAATATCTATAAAACATCGTAGGAGAGTGTTTTATAATGTTTAATTTTGAAATCTTATCTAATACGACCTTTATTTGCGATTTTTTAAAAAGTTCATTATTTTCATTATGTTTATAAATTTCAAACAATGCATAATTATAATATATAGAACGGCGAATACAATGATAATCCCAATCAATTATAATAGAGTTATTTTCTTCTTTTTTAATTATATTTTCTTCTTTTTTAATTATATTATTTTTTTCAAATATATTTATTATTTTTTCTTTATCTATATATTGCTTAATTTTATATAAGTTAAAATTTGGGTTAATAATTGGTATATATTCACTATTTTCATCTACATTTGCAAAACGTTTATGTATATCATCATTATTTTTTTGTAAACCAAAATATATTTTATTTTCTGCTCTGGTTAAAGCAACGTGAAAATAAGATTCATATACTATATTTGTTTCATTATTGGTAAGAAGTTTCAACGACGATTCGGTACAATTTAAAATAAATACACAAGCTCTCCCATCACCTTTAGATGATCTTATACTCATAATTCTGGAAGCATACGTTGATTGTGATGTATCTATTATTTGTCCAGCTTCGTGTTTATGTAAAACAGCATATTGTTTGTATACATCATCAGAACCTATTTTTTTTAACCAAAAACTATTTAATCGCGTTTCTAGCTCACATGCTAAAATATTAGCCTTCATAATCGGAAATAAAAATAAAAAATCTTCTGGTTTGTAATTATATTTATCGATTTCATATTCTACTTTTTTAATTATTTGTTCCACTTCATTCATAATTTTATTTTTATCACTATCATTCGCATATATACTTGTTGTTCAAACACTTCTATAATATTTTCACCATTATCTTTTAATTTTTCAGAATTTTCTATAAAAATTTCTGGTGTATCATATTCTTTAAATTTTACTAATTTATTAATTTTTTCTGCCATATATTTTACTTTAATTCTTCTATTAATATTTTCAGGTTTGTATTTTATAATATTTATAAAAGAATTTAATTCTATATGTGTCATAAAATTTTCAATATATTCTAAACTTTGTAATCTATCACCTACAATAACACAATCTATTTTTGTTTTTAATATTAATTTAACAATAGCCCTATAATAAATAATTGGCAAGTCATTTGCTTCATCTATCCATAATTCTGTCATTTTATTTAATTTAATTTTTTTTCCAGCATAATATATTTCGCCTGTATTTAAGTTAATTTTGTCACAACTATTTTTACAAATATTATTAAGTAAACCTTCAAAAAAGGTATTTCCACCAATGCTTTGACTAGTTAAATTATAAACAAATGAATCTATTGTTCCTATAATAACAAGGCATACTCTATTAGAATGTTTATGTTTATAATTAATAATATATTGTTTTCCATATGATTTATTTTCTAATTCTATCATATTATCAATAATATGAAATTCCCGTCTTTCTGCTTGCTTATTTAATTCTTGTAAAATAACACCTTTTGCGTATGTTGTTTCGTGGTAATTATATATAATTCTTTATCAAAATTTAATGAAATTTGTTTCCAAATACCAAATGTTTTTCCGTTACCAGCTCCTTTTTGAATAATTTTTAGTGTAGGTTTTACTTCATTTTTATCTTTCCATAAATCCCAAATATTTTCTGGATTATTAGTAAGTGCATTAATAACCAAACAAATGTTTACATATGATTTAACGTGGACCATTTTATTACAAACATACTTAACTGGTATTTTATAAATTTCTTCATTTATATCAAGTAATATAAAATCATATTTAGATATAAATGATTTATATTTCCAATTTTTATTAAAAATTATCAAATAAGTATCATCGCTTAATTTATCTAGAACAACATCGTCTGTATTCCCATCTATAATCCATAATATTTCTTTTCCGTGAAGTTTATAATCTTCATTTCTACAATTTATTTCACTTTCTGTGATATCACTATGTTGTATTTCTAATATATATTTTTCATTTAATAAAACATCGGCATATCTATCTTTGAATTGTTTATCATTTATTTTATTAAATTTAACTTCTATATTTAGAAAATATCCTTGCCATCTACTATGCCACTCAGATTTTTGAGAATATTTTGTTAGGTCTTCTTGATTTTTGTGTCTAAAATAAGGTCTTTTTGTTTGGCCCTTACATAAAATTAATTCATGCCCTAGTTTACATTTACATTTATCTTTATTTTTATCAACATTTGATATATGTAAATAATCATTATGTATATATGCCCACTCTGTAATAAAATTTTTATCACATTTATTATAATTCATTAATGAATATATAATCTTTATCTTTATTTAAAATTATATAATGCTATATATAATGAATTTTACGTGTTCGTCGTACAAACCTCCATCGCTACAATCACCTACTTATAGTGGAGGTGTATTATACATCAATGGAAAACCATTTAAGACGGTGGATTCGAGCTTATATTTAAGCCATATTTCGGGATATTGTAATGTAGTCGATAATTTTAAGAATACTTCTTATGAAAGATATTTACATAAGAAGAAATTTAAAATATAATATAATATATATATGAAAACGTTTGGTTCAAGAGCAGAAGTATGGCACGGCACCGCGAAAAAAACAAGTGGTGGTCTAGAAAAAAAAAATTTGTTCCAAAACAAATGGGGTGAAATTGTTTCGCGTAAAAAGCATTTTACCGCTAAAAAAGAAAAAAGATTAGAAAAATATGGTTATTTTGCCAAGAAAGGTAAATTCGGTGCTATTAAGAAAAAGGCAAAAACGTCTAAGAAACGCTAATTAACGACTGGAACGTAAACGTCGCTTTGCTTGTAATATTTCTCTTTTGTTGTTTTGTGTAAAAAAAGTAGTATATTTTAATCCTTGTCTTCCAACCGAATTTATTTTTTTACGTTGAATATAGGCGGACGAATTTACATAAGTATTTTGGGTTTCACTGCGTTTAAAAAGTTTTCTCAAAAATCCATAAGAATGTCCATTGGATGACGTTTGGTCTTTTGGGTTCATTATATATGCGTAATATAATTTTGGGTAGGTTGCTCTATTAAAATATTATTTTCCATATCTTGTATTAAGAAAAAATAAATAAATTGAGACGCACTTTCCATCGTATAATACGAATATACATCGTTAAAAGAAAAATCAACACCAATACTTTCATAATAATGAATTGTATCAATAATGTCTCTTTTATTAAATATATCATAATACCCTACAAGTTCGCCGATATATTTAATACCAACCACATTTTGTATATTCTTTTTCTTTACAATACATTCAAAAGTATCCACCATAGTTTCATTTGACGTGTAAATTAACTTATTGTTATGTTTTTTTACAATAGAACATACGTGTTCAAACCCAATGATACTATTTGGGTCATTCCATATGTTATAAACCACTATAGAGTCTTTTGTTATAATGGACTCTAAAAAAGAAATATTATTTATGTCTCCATATTGAAACGAAAAACAATCGTCTCTCAAATACTCAAAATCCCAAGTAAAATGTCTAGAAGAATAATCTGACGATAAATTATCTACCCACGTAAGATGAAAAGATTTTTTTTCGGATAATAATTTGTTCATCAACGTTGTCCCCAACCAGTTACACCCTCCGAGTAATATTATTTTCATTATATCTTTTTCGGTTTTTCTTTTTATATGTTTTTTTTCGTTTTTTACGCTTTCCTCCACCACATAAACTATGATTTATGTGGTTTAATGTTGACTTATTAAAGTAATTGCCAAATATAGCATCCATATATATATGTAATTATTAATAATATAAAAAAAAAATATATTTATTCATAATGGACGATTCCCAACGATTAAAACTACAAGAAATGATCCACACCAATCAAACGTCCGATAATACAGAAGAAATCCGTACATTAAAGCATAGTAAACAAATTCGAAGTGATGTAATGAAAATTCAACAAATGAAACATAAAATGAAAACAACGCATTTCAAAACATTAGATAATGCTTTACAAAAAGAATGTTTTTTTTTATTCAAGAATTATACTATTATTTATAACAAATTATTAAAAAATGATTTGGATATAAAGATTTTATACCAATTTTTAGACGTTTTAGAGTCGGTTGAAAATGGAGAAAATGACCAACACGAGGCGTCTTATACCATAGGTATGTTATTAAAAAAAATATACGTAGATAAGAAACTCGAAGAAATAACACCATCCCGAAAATTATCAAGTGAGACAAATATTTCGTGGAAAGAATATTACGCTAACAAAAAATTGATTTAAATAGTCCAGACCATTTTTAATTATGAGCATCTTGGTTATAGTAGAGTCTCCGTCAAAATGTAAGAAAATAGAAAACTATTTAGGTAGTTCTTATAAAGTCGTGGCAAGTTGTGGTCACATTACATCGTTTCATTCTCTGGACCAAATAAACTTAGATACTTATGAAATCAATTATAAAATAGAAAAACCAAAAATTGTCTCTATGTTAAAAACAGAAATAAAAAAAGCGTCGAAAGTAATCATTGCCACCGACGATGACCGCGAAGGCGAAGCCATTGGATGGCATATTTGTAAATTATGTAAATTAAATATAGAAACAACGCCTCGTTTGTTGTTCCATGAAATCACAAAAGAAGCTTTACAATACGGTATTCATAACCTAAGTACTTTAAATATGAATAGAATACATAGTCAACAAACGAGACAATTGTTAGATTTATACATTGGATTTAAAATAAGTCCCGTTTTATGGAAATATATAAAAAATAAGTTAAGTGCCGGTCGTTGTCAAACCCCCGCGTTACATATGCTATATGAAAAAGAAAAAGAATATGAAAAACAAAAAAGCGATACACATTTTAAAGTAGAAGGACTATTTACAAAAGAAAATATAAAATTTCATTTGTCAAAACATTTAAACACAGAAATGAACGAGTTTTTAAACTTATGTAAAATCTATGCGTTTCACATAAATAAAACCGAAAAACATAGTCATATTGAAAAAAGACCAACTATTTTAATTACAAGCACTTTACAACAAAAGGCTCACCAAAATTTGGGGTTTAGTCCAATTCAAACGATGAGTTATGCTCAGACATTGTATGAAAACGGATATATTACGTATATGCGAACGGATACACCTAGTTACAATGATATATTCAAAGAACAATTGAAACAATACATTATTAAAAAACACGGACAAGAATATTACAAAGAAATACCAATCGCCACCAAAAAAGCACACGAAGGAATTCGTGTGACAGATTTAAATGTAACAGAAATAAACAACATGGGAAACAACGCTATACATAGTTTATATCGTTTTATTTATAAACATACACTTCAAACGTCTATGAGTGATAGCACTATTGAAACCACGCATCATATTATGAACGCGCCATTAGACAATTGTTTTGTTTACAAAGAACCAAGAGTTTTATTTGAAGGTTGGAAAAAAGAAACAAATAAAAAGGAAACCATATATTATGGTGATTATTTATCGAAATTAAAAGATATACAAATGAATTATATATCTTGTAAAGAAGTGAAGCATTCGCCTGTATATCATTATTGTGAAGCTCAGTTAATACAAAAAATGGAAAAAGAAAATATAGGTCGTCCGTCCACATATGCTTCTATTTTAAGCAAATTATATGACAAACATTATATTATAAAAGGTAAAATAAAAAGCCCCGAATTCAATATGACTACTTATATATTAGAAAACAATAACATTCAAAAAAAATGCGAATTATTTTCCGTCGAAGAAACTAACAAAATAAGCGTTACTGAATTGGGTAAAAAAGTAGCCGAGTTTTGTTATACTTATTATAATCATTTGTTTGAATACGAATATACTAAAAAAATGGAGACAAAGTTGGATGAAATAGAAGAAAACGGATTGTGGAAAAATATATTCGAAGACTTCAAAAAAGACGTAGATAAAGAAGTACACATTACTACATTGAAAACACCACAAGTGAGTTTACATTGTGGATTGTATAAAAAAAAACCAGTTATAATCAAAAAGGGACCTTACGGATTTTATATGGAATATAATAAAAAAAAATCATCTTTGTTACATTGGGAACATTACGATAAATTATCAGACTATATAGAAGAACAATGTTTTCCAAACGAATATATAGAATCCATTGTCAATTTTAATAAAGATTGTAATAAAGATTATAGCATTCGTAATGGTAAATACGGAGATTATGTATATTACAAAACACCGTCTATGAAAAAACCAATGTTTTATAAATTGGATATAGAAAGTAGAAATATAGAAGATATCAAAGAATATATGGAAAAAAAATATAGTATTATCTTATGAGCATTCTTGACTTTCCTAAAACAGTATTGATTACTTTTGCTTCCATCGGAATCTTAAGTAAATTATTATTAACCTTATTCGTCTCTTCAAGAGACGGTTCAATTGGTCCAGCAAGCGCCAGTATATGGGGAAATTTGATTATTATTATATCTTTGATATCCTTTTTGTCGATAGATGACGAAGCTCAAAACGTTATAGTTCAATATTCCTTGTTTATTTTAGTATTATTATGGGATACAAGTATTTCTTATAAATATTTTGAACGGATAAATAAAAAAGAAATACCTAACATATATTATAACTGGAATACTCTATTAAATTTAATGTTATTGGCATTTATTGTTTTATTTGTTTACCAAATGATTCATACAAATGAAAAAGAACAATTGAAAAGTATTTTGTTTATTTTGGGTTTGTTTTCATTGTTTATCATGGGTATTCAACAAACCATTTTGGATAATTATATGGTGGATACAGATATCAACAATGTATAAATTTATAGGTTATACCAATCTTATCGTTCGACTCCCAAATACCGGATATTCTTAACATAATATGTTCGATAGGTTCATTTGAATTTATTATATAACGTTTAAAAAGACAATCGTTATATAATAATTTTTCTATTTTTTTATGTGTAATATGATTTATATTTTTTAAAATAGATTGTTCAATATTATGTAAAGAAAATAAAAAGCAATTTGTAAAACTTATTTTATAATTTTTTTTATTGTGATTAGTAATAACATAATTCAATGGTATCGAAATAATAATATTTTGTAGTGTATAGTCTTCTTCGTTGTATAATATGCGATAAAATGAATTATAATAAGGGATTTTATTTTGTAAAGGTTTTTGAAAAATTATTTTTTTAACATCAAATAAATGAAAAGGTATAATTACGTTCATAATAGTAATATTACAATTCTATATTTAAATATAATTTTTTATAACTATAAATGAACTATATTATTTATGGTAAAGAAAATAGTCTAAAATATAAACATGCTATGGAAATCATTTGTCCACATAGTAAATCAAATCTAAATTATAAGCGTAAAATAGAAATCGTTTTAAATGATCATAAATATTATTTTAATATAAGTGATTGTCACATTGAAGTAGATTTTGAATTGTTGGGTACCAATGAATATAACATTTGGATTGCTTTATATCAACAAATACAAACCATATGTAAAGAAATCATGGGTAAGTGTTTTGTTTTATGTTTCAATTTTCATTGTATAAAAGATGAATTATTAGAAATATTCTACATATTTTTAAGAGACCATAATATTCAATTTGTTTTATGTACTAGACACATATCTTGTTTACCAGATACGTTAAAACATAAATGTGAAATTATTTGTCTAAAAGAAAAAAAACAACCGGTACAATCTATACAATTATGCGACCCTATTATAGATACTATACAAGAAACAAATATTGATTATTTTTTGATTCGTGAACAATTATACAATATATTAACGTATAATTTAAATATACACGAGTGCTTTTATTATATCATAAGCACATTATTTAAAAATGAAGTATTACATAGTACATTGTTGGTGAATGAAATGGACACATTTTTTGATATCATAAAAAAATATAACAATAATTATAGAACCATTTATCATTTGGAAAGATTTGTCTCGTTTTTAATTATATTAAAAAGAAGAAACATAGAAATGTATGAACAAAGATAAAGCCCTTTTTCTTTTAAATATACAGGGACCATTCAATCTAAAAACTTTAAAAAAACAATATCATAAAGCGTGCTTAAAATATCATCCAGATAAAAATAAAAATTCAACGAATTATATTGAAATCAAAGACGCATATGAGTTCTTATTGGAAGACTTACATAAAGTATCTCCTTTGTTTTATATAGATGAAGATTATACGCATAATTTATATATATTATTAAAGAATTATATTGTGGACCCCCTCGAACAACATATGTCGAGTTATATGATTTATGAATTAAACCCTTCACTTGAAAATTTAATGAATAAAGAAGTATATTATTTAAAAGACTATGATTTATATATACCTTTATGGCATCACGAATTATATTATGAAGAACAAAAAATAAAAATAAAAATAAAACCCATTGTTGAAAAATATATGTCAATAGATATATATAATCATATACATATATATTTGGATGTAAAAACGAAAAAAATAGGCGATTCAATTTTTTTAACTATAGGTAATAAAAAATTTAATTTTATATACGAAGAAAAGGATATTGTTTTATATGAAAAGGGAATACCTATGATACAAGAAAAAATATTCGATTATACTTTGTCTAATATATATATTCATTTAAGTTAATTTACTTCTTAGCTTTACTTTTTGTTTTTTTAACCGGTTCAGGCTCAGGTTCAGGCTCCGTTTCTCCATCGCTATCATATGTGTCGACTGGTTCTTTCTTGGCAGGCGGTTCTTGTTGACTTTCTTCCATAGGTTCGGCTACTTCTTGACTATCAATTTTAATATGACATTTACCACGTTCGAGACTATCCAATTGTTTTACAACTCCTTGGAAAAGTTTCCAAGTTACACCGAACTTACCATTCGCAAACCAAATCCCACCACATTGGATAATACACGCTACATTAGAACCCTTTTGAATGAATTCTTCTGGCCCACGACCATCTTCATTTGGAATCAAATTGTTATGGTCTACGTCAAATAGTTCAAACTTGAATTCATTTTCCCAAACAGGCAATTTTACCTTTAAAGTTGGACTGCGTGTTTTATCCGCTTCACCCGTGGCTTGGTCTTTTGGATATTTGAGCATAGGACTCCACAAAGCATCAATCACTTCTGCTGACATAGAAGCTTTACCAAACCAATCACGCGGGTTTTTAACCGCGTCGGATTTAACCTTTTCTTCAAGTTCTACAAGCATGTCCAGCAGACTCTTGGTGTCTTCATTCGCAAATTCTTCGCGTGGGAATTGAAGAGCGAAATCATAACTTTTGCTTCCGTTCGCATTATCATATACATTTACACCCCAATTCATCATCAATGGGGTTTGAACCATAAGAGATTTTTTTGAAATAGAATTCAAAATACCAACACTTTTCCCACCAGCATTATTTGCTTTTGGTTTGGTGAAGATCATGTTGCTGGAAGGCGAGAATTCTTTGGAGGTTACGATAAGAGAAGACATTGTTATCATAATATAACTTGAATCTTTAAATCAATTTTTATAATATTGCTATCAAATGAGATTTGGTGTTGAAACATTTGAAATGTTAATATATAAAAAAATATTATAAAATATATAAATGATACAATCTTATAAAGAGTATCCTAAATTAATGGTCGAAAAATATACGCTAAAAGAATTAAAAGAAAATATGAAAACGTTTTCATATAAAAGCAATAAAACAAGAAAAAAGGAAATCGCTCTTGATTTTTATAATTATTTAAGAGATACTATGTATTGTATAAGAATACAACATATTTGGAAAAAATACCTTCTAAAGTTATTCAATCATACACAAGGACCAGCTATATTCAAACGAACTATATGTAATAATGTAGAAGATTTTTTAACAACGGAACCTATGAAAGATATCCATTACAAGTATTTTATAAGTTATCGCGATAAAAATGATTTTATTTATGGGTTTAATATTTTATCCATTGGTACTCTTATTGAAAAAAAACAATGTAAAAATCCATATACTATGGAAGCATTGCCAGAAGATTTCGTGGAATGTATTCAAAAAAGAAAAGTATACAACAAGCACTATAAATATGAGACAAAAGAAACAAAAAAGTTGTCTCTAAATATAGATACCAAGTTAGGCGCCATATTTCAAAAATTAGATGACTTAGGAAACTATACCCAAGTAGAATGGGTGACTAAATTAAACAATAAACAATTGAGGAAATTTGTATATGAATTATTCGATCTTTGGACATATCGCGCGAATTTACCCCAAGCAACCCGTATGGAACTATGTCCACCCTATGGTAATCCATTTAGGGGGATTATTGAATTTCACGTATTGGATAATAGACATATTTTGGTTGAAAGTAAAACATTAAAACAATATATTTTTATGATTTGTGATACAATGCTCAATAATCCAAATACAGATGTAGAAAAACAGTCTCTGTGCGGAATATATATATTAACCGCTTTAACATTAGCAAGTAAACAAGCGGCAATTGCTATGCCTTGGTTATATAGTTCAGTTATGTAATATTATGCGTTAAAAGTATATAAAAAGAAATGATTATCTAATGTATAATGACTAATACCAAAGCGCCCAAAAATGTAAAACCTCAAACAGATGTAGCAGCGGCAAAGCCTAAAAAGGCATCTTCGCCCAAAACGGTTGTAGAAAAAACACCCAAAGTAGTTGAACCACCAAAAGAAGAAAATGTAGTGTTGGAAAATGTTCCTCAAGCGGAGTCTTCCGTGAGCGAGTCTTTCGCAAATGTAATGGTTCTTATGGGTGAACTCAATAGCGCTTTAGTAAACACCAAGCTTGCGATGAAGGCCCTAGAAAAGCAAGTTTCCAAAGAAATGAAGGTTCTTGATAAATTCAACCAAAAAAAAAATAAAAACAAGGGAACCCGCGCACCAAGCGGTTTTGTAAAGCCAACCAAAATTAGCGATGAACTAGCCGTTTTTCTGAAAAAGGAAAAGGGTTCTATGATGGCTCGCACTGAAGTGACGAAGGAAATGACTGCGTATATTCGCGAGAAAAGTCTACAAGATAAAGCGAATGGTCGTAAAATTCTACCAGACGCATCGCTAAAAAAACTACTCAATCTAAGTGCTTCCGATGAGCTCACTTACTTTAATCTACAAAAATATATGAGTCCTCATTTTGAAAAAAGTGTAAAGGCTTAAATAATATATCATTTTTATAATCAGTAAATACATATTTTACTGATTATAACATTTATGAACCAATATTCGATTTAACTCGAATCGTTTTTGTATTATTATTATTTTTAAAACTTATTTTTGTGGATGTATTGCCTTGCCTATTTGTGTTAGATAGTTCTTCTTCAATATTATTTAATGGTACTTCATTTTCTTCGTCTACATTGTTCGCATGAACTTCAGCTTCATTGACTACATTATTCTCAGGAGTTTCGTCGTCATTTACGTCGTCATCATTATTAGAATAAACTGAAACTTCATCTTCATTGACTTCATTAATCGCAGGAGTTTCGTTTTCATTGTCGTCATTATTCGAAGAAACTTCATCTTCATTGACTTCATTAATCGCAGGAGTTTCGTTTTCATTGTCGTCATTATTCGAAGAAACTTCATCTTCGTTGACTTCATTAATCGCAGGAGTTTCGTCTTCATTTAGGTCATCTTCAACGTATTTTTTGGAAGAATTCAATAAAATCGAATTATTGGTTGGATTTTTTACTCGTTCAAATTCATCTAACGACTCCAATAAAGTTAATTCATTACCTAAAATCATTCGTATGTAATCATTATAAGACATTTCTCTATAGTTGTCTCTATAGGACTCAATCAAATTATGATTTAAGGCATTGGATTGTATAAATTCCAAGTCCTTAAAATTTTTTTCTCCTTTATTAAATAAATCATTGTAAAAGTTGAGTGTATTCAACATATGTCCTGTTAATTTTTGTTTCAATTCTTCATAACGTCCATTTAGAATACCATCCATCAAAATATTTTTTTTAGTATTCATCACAGAAGACGCAGTGACAATATATTCTTCTTTGGATTGAACCAAATCGGACAACTTTACACTGTCCGCATAATTATCAAACATTAAAAGTTGTCTTTCGCCATAATTGGATGTATCCGATCCTTTTAAAAATTCATAAAGTCCCAATTTACTAGTTACTTTATTATATTTCACCGCGTATACATATTTATATTCTAATTGTTCGTTCAATATTTTTAAATCTCCTATGGCAATACATATTGGATATGATTTTTCATTAAAATTTACGTAGGTTTTATATAAATACGATTTGTGATTTTTTTCTTCAATAGAATATAAATTTGTAACATATTCATGATTCTTAAATAAATTCGATTTAACTCGTGCGTCTTCTTCGACAGGCATAATTATAATATGTATATATATATAAATGAAAAATAACACGAAAAAATGCAAATCCAAATGTATTCATTTACCAAAAAATGAATGTTATAAGGGGTGTGTGTTTACTAAAAAGGGGTTCTGTAAGTTGTCTAGTAGATACCAAATGGATAACAAAACATGTAAATTGATGAAGCGTTCAAAATATATTCCTAAAAGTTTTAAAATCCCTAAAAAAAAAAATGAACCAATCTCATCTTCATATTCGCCTGAAATAAATAAATATTTAATTCAATCTAGATATAGTCCAAAATATGATATATTCAGCGCCATTACAAATTGTATGAATATCGATATAAATAATTATAGTATAAATGATTCTATTTTGAAATATTATTCCAATCCACGTATCCAATTAAAAGATGGTCAATGTGTCAGTTATTGGCAAAAAGAATCACAAGATATGTTTTTGGATAATTTATCAAAGCATAATCGTATTGATATACATAACTTAATTGTTCCCAAACAGTCGCTATATAATTGTTGGTTTAATACAGGATTTATGATAAATTATGTAAGTGATAAAGGTCGCAAATTTAATAAGTTTTTTAGACAATTTATGATCACAGGAAAGGTGCGAGGATTAAAACCATTTTTAAACAAACTAAAGGCTCCTTTATTTTTATTCAATATAGCGATAGAAGCTACATTACAAGGGGACACTTTGGCTAAAATTATGAATACAAATGATATTATTGAAAAAATATATGAAAATATTCCTAAAGAATACAAAAAAAGTAATCCATTGGCAAATAAACTAGAATATGGTAATCCTTACGACTATCAAATGTCTTTGTTGAATTATTTATCAGAACATAAAAGGCCTTATAATTTTGTAAATGGATATTCTATTTTAAAAGATAAAATGCCAATATTATTATCGAGCGACGTATTGTATATGGAAATAAGCGAAAAACATTCCAAACAAATAGATAATAAAACTATATCATTAAAAACCAAAGAAAATATATATGAAATAGATTCTATTTTATTAAGAGACATAACTGGAAATCATTTTTGTTGTTTGATTACTTTAAACGATAAAGAATATATGTATGATGGCGCAGAAGAACCTTCTATTGTTCGTTTAAATTGGAAAAATAACGACTTTTTGAATACGAATAAAACATTTAAAATGAATGAGACTTCATCATTATGGAATATGCGAAAAGGATACCAAGTTTTAAATTATTATCAGGTTTGATGATTACAAAAATCAATGATGTCTAAACATTTAAACTTTAATTTAGGATTTATATTTTCGTGCGTTTTTAATGAAACAATTGTAGTATATATGATTTCAAAATTAGAATGAAAATACATTTCTTCGTGCGTTTCTTTAATAATAATAAAAATACTTTGAAGTAATTCTTCTTTGTATTCCATGTTTTCTTTATGTTTCATTTCGTTTGTTAATGTATTCAATAATTCTAAACAAAGGTCGCACATATGGTCAATCGTGCCTATTTTATATTTCATCAAGTTGCTAAAAAAAAAGAGACCGCATTTTAAACGGTCTATACTTTTTACATAATTACAATATTCATCATAATCTTCATTTGGACTTATATACTTTATTTCGCTCAGCATTTTAGTATGTTGAATAAAACGTTCGTGAAAAACATCATAAAAAGAATTATTTTTTTGGATGAGTTCGTGATATAACTTAGAAAATAACCTAGATAAGTTCATATTATTGCTTGCAATATCGAATATCCTTTTAGTAATAATATGTATATCTTGTTCGCTTTCTACATTATCAATAATTTCAAATATATCTTTTTTTAGCTTTTCGTAATTTTTTTCGCTTAATTTATTCAATAATTTACATATGGCGCCACAATAATCTTGTGGCTTGTTTATAATAGTGGGTTTTAATGGTTCAATATGATAAATCATAAGTATTTTCTTGATTTCTTTAATCAAATTTTGTGTTTCATCAGGAACTATAAATTCATTTACACATAAAGAATCTATCGATTCATAAGAACAATACATTATATAATATAGGATGAAATGTTTATATTCGTTCTATTTTTTTTATAAAAAAGAATAGATATAGTATGTGTTTTAAATTACCAATAGAATGTATCGAACATAAGGAAATAACAGAAACCATACAAAATGATTTGGATATGACGTATTGTTATAAAAAAATATTAGGAGACACTGAATTGTTATCTAATTGGTGTGGTTCTTATACTACGAATAAGACATTTTTAATAGATACACAGCAAATTTTAAAAAATATAAATATAGACACCTATGACCATTGTAACTGGGATACAAAATATGAAGTATTTAAATCAGAGACAAATTTTAAAGAAAAATATCAATATTTAAACATTGACATGTTAAGTTCTTTTAACGAATCCACTATGTTTATGCAGTCGTTAAGTATATATAATATTAGCGCGCCCATATTTTCACTTTTTACTCCCATATTTATTTTTATTGTTCCTTTTTTTATTTTAAGATTAAAAAGGATTAATATATCAGGCAATCAATACGCGGAATTATTGAAAGATATGATGAAAAAAACCAATGTTTATAAATTCTTTTATGAAAATACAAATATGACGTATCAACAAAAATCTACGTTGATTATGTCTATTGTATTTTATATTTTTCAAATATACCAAAATATAATTTCTTGTATACAATTTTATAAAAACATTCATATTATTTCAGACTTTATGGATAGTACAAAAGAACTATGTGATAAAACTATAACACAAATAAAACAAATGAATGTTGCGTTAAAACCATACAAATCGTATGAATATTTTTTGAAAAAAAACAATGACCAAAAAGAAGTGCTTGAATCTATATTACAAAAAATATCATTTATTTTTCCTTATAAAAACACTCTTTGTAGATTATCACAAATAGGGTATATTATGACTTTATATTATAGCTTATTTTACGATAAAAAATACAATGAAGCCTTTGTGTATTCAAGATCCTTGAATGTTTACGTAAAAGATATGAATGTATTCAAAAAAATACACGCCAAGAAAAAGTTGAATTGTTGTGTCTTTGATAAAGATAAAACCTATATGAAGTCGTCGTTTTATTTAGCAAATATACAAGATAAACCTGTAAAAAATAATATTACAATTGATAAACATATTATGATTACTGGACCAAACGCATCAGGAAAGACCACCTTAATAAAGTCTGTTTTATTGAATTTTATTTTGTCTCAACAACTTGGGATGGGTTGTTACAAAAAGGCTAATATTCATATATACGACCATTTCCATTCTTATTTGAACATTCCGGATACATCTGGTCGCGATAGTTTATTTCAAGCAGAAGCCCGGCGTTGTAAAGATATTTTAAATGTAATCGAACAAAAGAAAAATGATAGGCATTTTTGTATTTTTGATGAATTATATTCTGGAACAAATCCTAACGACGCGGTTTTATGTGCTGAAATTTATTTGAAAGGATTAACTCAATACACAAATGTTGAGTTTTTATTGACGACACATTACATAACATTATGCGAAAATATAAACAAAAAAAACTCCCTTATAAAAAATATTAAAATGAATGTAGTGGAACATAAAGATAAACTAGAATATACGTATAAAATAAAAAAAGGAATATCATATATCCATGGGGGTAAACAAGTTCTAAAAGACTTGGATTATCCGGAACAATTATTTGTTTAATTTCGTTTAAAACAATTAAAGAATAATATATATATTAATGTATATGGGTCTATTGGATATTAGTGGTTTCTTTACTGGATTAATTATAAATTTATTATTGGTTACGCTAATATGCTATTATTTTAAGAGAAAATATGAAAATATCGAAGCAGCACAAATGGAACAAGCAAAATTGTTATATGATTTGCTAAAAAATTCGAACTCATCTGAAAAAACAACTTCAACAAGTAATGTAAAGAATATTGAATTAAGCGACGAAATCGTTTCTCAAGCACAAGAAGATTTTGAAAGTGATTATAGCGAAGAAACAAGCGAAGAAGAAGATGATGAAGAAGAAGTTTGTATAGAAGATAACAAGGTGGAACCAGAACACAAAGAAGTTTTATTAGAAGATTATAATAAAATGAGTGTAAAATCATTAAGGGATTTTCTTACGAATAAAGGAGTCAAAACAAATCATAAAATGAAAAAAAACGAATTAATTGGATTATTGACCAATAAAAAATCTTTGGTGGTAGATTTAGCATTTGAAGAAGAAGAAAAAGAAGAACCAGAATTGCCAGATATTTCATTAGTAGATTAAATTAAATATTTTCTTATAATAATGAATTTTATAAACAAAGATGAAGGATTTCCTATTTTAGAAGATGGTAGACGATTTACAGATTATACCAGAGTTCTGTTAAACACGAAAAAATAAAAAATGAATATGGTATTCATAATAATCGAACATATAAAGAGTTTTTAATAAAAAACGCAGACCTTATGATGAAACGTAATTTTGATGAAAAAAAAAAGGTAAATAATACACCTAGTTATAGAGAAAAAAATATACACAATGTTCCTTATAAGTTTAAAGGTGTTATGGATACAAGTAACCCCGAAATGTATTCTTTTTCGGATATGAAAAATGTATATTTATCGCGCGAACAATTGGATTCAATGCGAAAGCGTCAATATGTAAAATGAATATAAAATGAATATTATATATAATATATGATTTACGTTAGTATAGATGTTGGTATACGAAACTGTGCTTATATATTATATGAAAGTGATACAAATACTATAATCAAATGGGATATTATTGAATTATGCGACAAATCTATATGTGCCTCCAAAGTAAATTTAATTGATATAGGGAAAAATGCCTCCAATATATTCCATAATGTATTTTCAAATTATGATATTGATGTAGTGATTATAGAAAATCAAATAGGTCAAAACGCCATACGTATGAAAACGTTACAAGGGATGATTACTATGTTTTTTATTTTACAAGGGTGCGAAGACGTAAAACATTGGAACTCTTGTCATAAATTAAAAGGGTATGATATACCAGCAAAAACAACTTATTCGCAACGAAAAAAGTGGAGTATAAATATTACGCAAAACATTGTACAAGAAGAATATAGTAATTGGGAATGTTTTTATAATAAACATAAAAAAAAAGATGATCTAGCTGATTGTTTTTTACAATTAAGAGACGTATTAAGAAAAAATAAATGATATGTGTGCGATTAAATATAAAGTAAAAACATATAAGATAATATAATGGAAGAAATTATAGATTTAGATAGTGAAAATGTAAATATCACAGACCCAACCATTTCAAAACCCGAAGTAGACTTTGGCGGTGGAATTGAATTACTTATGAATGATAAAAAAAAGAGTTCAAGTAAACCAAATGATGAACATTCTATTGAAAAAGAACTAAATGATTTAAATGATATTGAAAATATAGAAATACCAAATATTGGTAAAAAAACGGTTCATATGGAACACAATAATTCCGGATTTAAAAAAATGGATGAAATAAACATTGAGAAAGAAATAAAACATGTAGAACATAAAACAAAAGAAGAAACATTAAAAGAAAAGTTCAATTATTTGCGGAAATTGGAACAACTTGAATCGAAAGGCGTACAACTATCGAAACGTTATAGTATGGATTCATCTTTAGATGAAATGAAAGGAGAATATGAAAATATTATCACTGAAAAAGAACGAACCAATAGTGTTAAATTTCAAGGTAAAGTGTTAACAACATTGATTACTGGTATTGAATTTTTAAATAATAAAATAGACCCGTTTGATGTTAAACTAGACGGGTGGTCGGAACAAGTCAGTGAAAATTTAGAAGATTATGATGATATCTTTTCTGAATTACACGAAAAATATAAATCCAAGGCAAAAATGGCACCGGAACTTAAACTATTATTCCAATTAGCAGGCTCAGGGATGATGATACATATGACCAATACAATGTTTAAATCGGCAATGCCTGGTATGGACGACATTATGAGGCAAAATCCTGATCTAATGAACAGCTTTACGAAGGCTGCCGTAAATTCTATGGAACAAAACAGTCCCGGATTAAGTAATTTTATGAATGACTTTGGTATGAGTCACAGCGAATCCCCTGAACCATCAGGACCATCCAACGTCCGCGAAGACATGAAGGGTCCCGGACCCGATAATATCAATACTTTATTGAACAAATTAAATAAAAAAGTAGATTTAGAACAACCGAACGAAAGTGTTATTAGTGTAGAAGATATGGATAATTTAAGTAATTCTTCCGCTCCAACTATGAACCGCCGTAAACGTAAAAGCGATAAAAATACGATTCGTTTAGCAGTTTAAATTTAATTATATAATGAATGTATGGATAGTAATTATATACAGCTTCAACAAAAACTACAAGGATTAAAGGCGTCTATTAATGAAATTTCGCGTATTATTGAAAAAAAAAGTGATATGGTAAATAGTTTAAAAGAACAGCAAATTGAAATTAACAAAAAAATTGCGATCGAAGAATCAAGCTTGAACGAAAATATTCAAAAAAAAAATGAATACGAAAACTTATTGGGCGAAGCAACAAATAGTTATAAACAATTAGAAGACGCGGTATCTTCCATATTAAATATGATTAATAATAAATCATAAAAAGGTTTCATATAATATTGTATGGTTTATTTACCCGAGGACATACAAAATTATATATTTTCTTTTTTGCCTATTGTGTCAGAAGAAAAAAAACGGTTGAATTCTATTGTACTAAATTATAATTATTATTTTATACGTGAATTGGACCATACATTTAAAGATGACATTATAAATGTATATAGTTATTGGTTAAATATTAACAAAAACATAAAGGATTTTTTATCTATAAATGATAAACATACCATGCTTCAAATACGGGATTTTTACAATTTTGCTATTCTATATGGTGATTTAATAAAAACGTCGAGTTCATTTTAATAAATAAATACAGAAAAATATGAAGGGCACTTTTATCTAATATTTTCTTTCTTTCTTCAATAGGAGCAATTTGAAGCCATATAAAAACGAGTTCATATTATGGTCCGTGATATGATTATATTTTAATACATTTAGCATTTCGCTTGTGATATCTTCATTCAATACTTCGAATGTTTTTTTCATTACTTGTCTTTTTATAAAGAGGCGTCTGGTAAGTTTACCATATATTAGTATTTTTTTAGGTATTGTCGCAAGCATCATTTCTTTCTAGTATTACGATTTATTTTTTTATTCAATTTTTTATTACATGTTTTATTTATTTTTTTGCCACCAATAAGTTTACTTGTTAAACGATTAATTTTATATTTTATTTCTTTACACGACGTGCTCGATGTAAATTCTTTAGTTTGTAAAAATAATTTAACTTCAATAATATATTCTGGCTTTGAAATGTCTAAAATGGTTTCAATGTTTTTTTTATATTTATTTTTTCTATTTCTATTTATTTTTTCAATTGGTCTGGTATAATCGTTTAACTCCATTCTGTATTGAGAATTTGTATCTTTTGTATTTTTTCTTTGTTTAAAATGTAATGAATTGTTTTTTTCAAATAACATTTCTAATACATCTTTAAATTTGTCTCTTGGTATCACATATGATTTATATGTCTCACTTAATGTATCATAATAACTATCCAAATCTGAATAAGTGGAAGCATTATAAGGACCACTTAATATGCCTTGTTTATATTCTTCATATTGGCTTATCAAGAAATCCTCATATTTTTTTAGTTCAGTTGGATTTTTCAAATAGTTTAGTACATCCACAGATGTAGGTTTATCTTTTTTCAAAAACTTTTTAAATGTTGTTTTATCTATAGTATTTTTTTTGGGTATAAAAAGTTCATAATTTTTAGTGGTATCATTATTATCTAAATTCTTATATTTTAATAAGTTATAATTATCATCATTAAATACTTTTATTTTACCCGAATCAATGCTTACTACAAAATCAGTTCCCGGGTCATCTTTATTGCTTATAATTGGTTTATTTACTGTTGAGTCTCCGGAATCTTCATCTTCATTTATTATTTTATATGTAAATCCGAAAAAAGTTTTTTTTACAAAACATTTAAATTTTAATGTCTCATATTTAGTTGAATTTGGATTTAAAACTTCTTTTAATCTTACATAAAACCAGTATTTAGGTCCACCTATTTTCTTTAATTTCCCTATACATCTATAATAACTATCCACTTTAAAATTTGAGTTTATATAATCGACACCAAGGTCATCGGAAACGCTATTAATATATGTTTTGTTTAATTTCACATCAGATAATTCATAATAATAGGCTGGATGGATTACATCAAAATCCTTGTCTAAATATTCAGGTTTATATAATATAACAAATTTATCAAATAATTGACGATTGATAATATTTTTAATGATAGATTTGTCTCTTTGAAAATAAAATAAATATTCATAAAATTGTATCAATTTAGTTTCTTTATTTTTTGTTTTCTCATTCAAATATTTGAAAAAATCTTTTATAGGTATATCTAGTTTAGGTATTATAGTTACATTGTTTACAATTGGTAAATCCGACAAAAATTTCTTGAATGAACTATCAAATACATCAGTATACTTAATGCTTTTCAGTTTTTTGTTAGAATATTTATAACGATATTCCAAATCAGTCTCATTGTATAAAGGTACGTAAAAGGTCACTTCTTTTACTCCTGTTTCTTTAACGACATTAAATAATGTTTCCCGAACTTTGTCTCGGATTAAATTTTCACGCCCATAATCATAATCAATTATTTTTGTTGACGGTTTTTCTTTAGGATAAATGATATAAGTATCCTTCTTTTTAAAAATATTATCATATTTATAATCTTCAAGCAGATCGTCTGATTCTTCTTTAATATTTGTATCTTTAAACATATCCGTCTTTAAAAGTTCCTCTTCGTTTTTTTATTATCAAAATCATACATCGTTATGGTCGGTTTAATCACAACCGAAATATACTTATACGCATTGTACATATATAAAACTATAGAAATTAAATAAAATTTTCTTTAAATAAGGCATATTCTTCTATGTCATTTTCTTTGTGTTTCTTTTGTGAATGGGCACGTTTAAGAATGTCAATCGAATCGTTTATTTCTTTTTGAGTTATGTTGCCGGACAAATCTTTCACTTTACATTGGTTAGGTATTATACAATATTTACTTTGTTCATTTAACAAATAATCCGCTAAAAGTAAAAATAAAATCGTCATTAAAATAGATATAAATATGTCTCGTGTACCCATCCATATAACCGCAAACAAAAGCAATTGTTTACCAAAAATATATTTCACATAATATTCTTGGGATTTACTCAATTCCAACGTGGCGTATCGTGTACATATATTCATAATAAGAATAATGAACCCCGCAAATATTTTGTTATTGTTTAAAGAATGATAATAATCCAAGTAACTAAATTTATACTTTGTCATTTACTATAATATATATATTTAAATTATAGTAAAAAAATATACTGATTATTTAAGTATGGCTTTTGCTTTTAATGCGGCTTTAATAAAAAACGATGAACCAACACCGGTTTTAGAAAAACCAAAAATAAATAAAGATAATTTAAAGCAATTATTAAAACCAACGGTGGAAAAATCAAAAGAAATACCTAGCGAAATTGACATAGTAAATATTCATTCTAATATTCAAGAAGAAAATGACGATGAATTAGCACAATTTTATCACAAAGAATCCACGCCACAATTAATACAACCCTCTAATGAATTTATACTAGAAGAAGGACATCCTTCTATAGGAAACCCTTTATTAAATAAAATAAATCATATTTTAGAATTATTGGAACAACAAAAAGAAGTAAAAACAAACCAAAAAAATGAAGAAATTGTATTGTATTGTTTTTTAGGACTATTTATTCTTTATATTATAGATTCCTTTGTAAGTATTGGTAAATATAGTCGTTAAGTGGATTTTGTAAATATTGCCATTCGAAATGTCCCTAAGTCAACGTCTTTCATAAATTTTAATCCTTTTAAACTTGCTTCATAAATTAAATTATCCAGTTTGATTTGTTGATAATTCCATATATTTTTACGCTTTAGTGTATGTTTATTATAAATATTTTCAGTAACAATAGAATATCCAGCATTTTTTTCTACATTCAATGAAAAATTATAATGATACAAAAATTTTTCACGAGGGTTATGTTGTATGATATCTTTAATATGATCTATATTAGGTAAATAAGTGATGAATAAAAATCCTTTATGAATCAGCCATCCGTAACAAACACTTAGAAAATTACCTAGTTCGTATTTAGTATGAATACTAAACAAAGGACAAATAATATGTGTATTTAATTTTGTTATATAAGGATTGTATTTACCATATTGAAATTTTAATTCTGGATATAATTGTTTAGCATAGTTTATCATATACGAAGACGTTTCTAACCCAGTAATATTTGCGTAATTAGAAAGAAGTTGAACCATATGTCCTGTTCTACAATCTAAACATAAAACATTACTGCTTTTTCTTAAATAAGGAACGATTTGTTCGCATTCTTTAGTATGTATAGGTAAAGTATCGTATAAATCATCGTATATTTTCGCATAAAATCTGTCTAAAATATCGTGGTCTATTTTTATCAAAGAACTCTCTTCTAATACAGTGAACCCTTCTTGTCTCGAAAACATAAAATACAAATACAATAATATCAATAAGATTAATAGTTTCATCATAATCATTTGTTATATTATTTTATTTTTTTTTTAGTTTCAATATAAGAATGGAAAAATGTAAAATAATAGACAATCGTAAATCGTTTTCTCGTTTATCATTTTCAAATCATAAAAAATCGAACGTTATACAAGAACTTACCGAATCTTTATATTATAAAAAAAGAGACGATGCTTTACATTGGACGGCTGAAATGATATGTAGTGGATATTTGGCGGATTTATGGAAAATTTATATTATGTTTTATTGTAAATATATACATATTCATAATATAAAAATACCCATATATTTATGTAAAAAATTAGAAGAATTCAAAGGTATTTCGACTAAAACTGATTTTAAAAACGACGATACCACAAGAAATATTTTTTTTACAATTACACTTATTTTTTGCGAGACAAAAAATGAACACTCTTTGCTTTCTATGCCTTTTTCATTTAATTTAGAAAAAATGTACGACCATTTGAATGCGGATAATGTAGAATATATAAAACCATTTTTTAAGCAACAAGACCCAAAAGAGTTTTATATACCCCTAAATGAGTTGGTCTATCATATAGACAATACAAAAGATAAAACCAGCATTATTTATTGGTTAGATTGGTTGATAGACTATGATGTATATTTGACAAAAAAAAAGAAGAATGTTTACATAGTACCGCGTGGGAATATGTTGTTCAAAGATGATAAAAAAAATAGAAATATTATATGGTTATTATGGGATATTTTATTAAAAAAATCTAACCACTGTAAAGATATTATACAACAATGTATACAATGTTTATATGTGTTATTTCAACATAAATATTCGGTGACTTCTAATAAAACATACAAAGGTATATTATATGTAGTAGTTCATTTGATATATTCACAGGACATCAATATGAATATAAAATTAATAGAAAACACAGGACTGTTTAAACATTTATACGATAATACCCAAATTATTTTTAGTGAAATAAAAGTAAAAGAAGTTTGGATAGAAGAGACAAAAACTGAAAAACAAAAATTATACGATTCGTTATACGCCTGTTGAACCAAACCCACCTGACCCTCTCGAAGTGTTGACACCTAAATCCGTTTTTTTATCGACCAATTCTACCACAATGGGTAAAACATCAGGAGAGACAATTTGTAAAAATCGCTCGTGTTTATTTACTTGTATAGGTGTTGAAGAATATATAACGTCAAACATACCTATTAGACATCCTCTATAACCAGAGTCAATGATGCCTACATTATTTGCCAATCTTAATTTTGTTTTAGAAATACTTGACCTAGGATACATATAAAACCCACTATTGTATTGTTTTGTATTGTAAGCATTTAGGACATTTTTATCCGAAGATATTTTTTTAATTATTTTAGCGCTACACATCACTTTAAAATCCATTTTATTCACTTTGTCTGACATGATAATTTGGTCTTCTGGATTCCATAAGTCAAACCCTGCGTCGATATGTTGTATATCATTGGACATATTTAAATGATGTTTATCAATAGACTCCATATATTTATCTTTTAATTCTTGGTCTTCCACATAAAGTTTCAAATACATAAATTGACCATAATAATTCAATAAATCATTTTGTAAATTTGTAAACATACTATTCATACAATCGTTATTTATTTAAATCTGTTTAAAATATATTAATGGCATTAAGTGAAAAATATAACGAAATGTATGGCGACGGAGAGAACTTTTCTGAAAATGTAAATAAAAATATCTTTAGAAACGCGACCAATAATTATACAAATGATGATTTTAATAATGATAATGCTATGAATCGAAGTTTAAATAATGATGAATCGAAGTTTAAATAATGATATGAATCGAAGTTTAAATAATGCTATGAATCGAAGTTTAAATAATGATAATGCTATGAATCGAAGTTCAAATAATACTTCAACAAACAATACTTTATGGTATATATTTTTATTTATAATACTAGGCAGTATATTATTTGCTTTATTTTACTTCAGAGACAATATTATACAAATGTATAGAGATGTCATAAAACCAAAACCCAACGTAAATAACGAACTGAGACAATTGAACAAAAGTATAAAAGAAGAAAAAGAAAAACGCGAAGAAAAGGAAAAAGAACGGGAATTAAAAAGCAAAAAAGAAAAAGGAGGTGTAAATCAATTGTTGAATAAAATAAATTATAACAGTAACCAAATTGCTAAAGAAGATGGTTATTGTTATATTGGATATGATAGAGGAATGAGAAACTGTAGCGAAATACACCAAGGAGAAACATGTATGAGTGGCGATATATTTCCTTCTTTAGAAATTTGTATGTTTCCTAATTTAAGAGAATAATTATAAACTGGTTTCAAACGGGATGTTTTGGTCGTAAACAATATCACTACAATGACCCTTCTGTGTTTGACAAGATTCTATATTTTGTGTGTCTCTTATCATTTTTAATGTTGCTTGACTGAATCTACTTTTAGACGTAACTGAATTTTTGTATGTATTTTTTTCACTCAATGGTAATTGATTATTTTTATATTGTAGTATTTCTGCTTTACGACGCATTTGTCTCGTTTTATAATCATATTGTTCAAATGAAATATTTCTTCCGTTGGTTCTTCCAACTCTAGTACGAAAATATATATCATCATAAATGTTTACACCTTCGCGATTTTTATATTCTCGTAAATTTGCCAAGGATATAAACTCTGGATTACCTTCACGAAATTCAAGCTCTATATTATCCGATATATCTGCTAAAATAAGAGAAGAAATATCTTCTATATATTTTGTTCTGGATATAGTTACAAGGCTCATACAATAAAGAATTAAAATAATTCTTTTCGAATATCTTCTAATGAAGCATTTACACCTAATACAGCATCTTGGTCATTTGGCGCATGAATACTTACAAGTTCACCTTTTTCGTTGATGCTTTGGGTTAATTTGTTATTGGTTTCTTTTGCCTTTTTCATATTTTCTTCAATCGCATTTATTTTCGATTCTTTTACTCTTGCTTCAAAATTTTGTTTTGCTTTATCTTCATTAATCTTTTTCTCGTGCATTAAATCATTTAATTCTTTCTCTAAATATTGAACATTTCCAGTTTTGTACGCTTCTGGATGATAAGGCAACCAAATTCCTACTGGTCCTACGTATACATCGTGGTTCGGGTCTGTTTCTCTTAACATTTTACTACGTTGTTCTGCTTCTTCTTGGGTAGAAAATACGCCACGCACTTTTAGTCCTCGGACACTGGTTTGAAAAGCGTTTTCTTTTAAAAATTCCTTTTCAAGAACATCTTCTTGTTTATCTATAAAATTCTTATAATCATCACTCACGTCCACTTTTAGTTTATCTTTGAATGTATCTACAAAAGAGTCATATTCTTTATTTAATTCTTCAATGGGAATATTATATTTATAAGAGACAAAATTAATAAATTCAATGAATTTACTCATTGATTTTACGATATCGTATTGTTGAACAAAACGTTCAAAATAAAATAATTCTTTTTTCTTGATCAAGTGTTCTGGAGAAACAAATGATAAGCATACAAACTTCTGTTCAGCAATGGGTCTATCTTCATCTAATAAATCAACATTCATTATTATAGAATAAATAAATCCTTTATATATTTTTTATGGTTATATTATTTTTATATTTATAAAATATAATGTTGAACTTTAGAGAATTGTTAAAACGCGTCATTAAATATTTAGTAGAAGGTTTGATGGTATCTATTGCCGCGTACGCCATTCCAAAACAAAGTTTGAAATTGGATGAAATAGTTCTTATTGCTTTAGTTGCCGCAGCAACATTTAGTGTATTGGACACGTATTTACCAACTATGGGAACGAACGCGCGAACTGGTGCCGGCTTTGGTATTGGTGCGAATCTGGTCGGTTTCCCAGGCGGGCTATAAAGTAGATATAAATTCCCAATCTAGTTCCCGACATATGTTTTTCCATATTTCGTCTTGTTCTACCTTTTTTTGTTCTTTTAACATTGGGAAATGTTTAAGATAACTTGTTTCGCCTAATAATTCACATAATTTATAAAGTGTATAATAATAATTTAAAAAATTTACTCTATCATTAGGACAATATTTCGAATATGGTATTTGAATATCCATAAATAAATTACATAACGTTTCTTCTAATTTGGGGCTCATTACAGGTGGTTTTATACCAAGCCGGTCTTTAATAAAAGGTATATGTTCATAATATTTATTGTATCCCAATTTTTTTAAGATTTCTTTTGTTTTCTTATTGGTCAATTCGCTCAATTCTATACGTTCTTTTTTGACTTGATTTTCTATTTGTGAAATGATTTCATGTGGTATATCGGTAGACTCTTTTGCTTGAAATTGAGACAAAATTTCTCTAAAATGATTGATCCTTTTATAAGCATAAAAAGAAATTTCTTTAGGAGGGTCTCTATAAGACGGCTTGTCATTTTCTACAAAAAATGTTTCGTTGTTGAAACAATTATTACACAATAAAATACCCTCTGAAATAATTTTTATCATTTCTCCTTTTGAACACTTGCTACAAACACTATTGTCAAACATAAAGTCGCTTATGTTCATACTACTAAAATTATTTTTTTTAATATAATTTTGGATACTTTTATTTAAAATATTGATACTATCATCTTCTTGTTGATTAAAAAAACGTTGTATCATTTTTTTAGGGTTCTGGTTTATTTCAATCTTTTGTTTACATTCGAAATAATTGAATAAATCATTCGAGTTATTTAGTAAATAATCATTTTTCTTTTTCTTTAAGCGATATAATCTTTGTTGTTCGTCTTTTTGTAATTCACTATTTTCTTGTTTATTATTTAATATTTTATATTCAGCTTGATTGATGTCATTTAAATAATTGGTGTATAAATTATCAATGGTAAGTTCTTTCATCATTATATTATACAATTAGTAGGTCTTTAATCGTTTAATTTGTTTATATATTTTTCGGTATTTAAATAGTTTAATTTTTATATTAACAATATAATCATATATTATTATGGATCGTATGATGAAAAAAAAGTTCATATTAAACGCCATTATGAATGGTTGGAAAGTAAAAAAAGAAATGATAATTGTTATGTATTTAAAAAAACAAGAAATACGTGTATAATTATAATAGTCCTTTGTTATTGAAACAATTTATACAGAAAAATTTAATTAATTAGAATTTTATTTTTTTTTTCTTTTGTTAGATTATAGAATGGGTGGTGGACTTATGCAATTAGTAGCTTATGGCGCACAAGATGTATATCTTACGGGTAACCCCCAAATTACTTTCTGGAAAGTGACTTATCGTAGACACAGCAATTTTGCTATGGAGTCTATTGAGCAAACCTTCAATGGTCAAGCCGATTTCGGTCGCCGGGTAAATTGTACTATTTCGAGAAATGGCGACCTTGCTTACCGCACTTACTTACAAGTAACTTTGCCAGAAATTAATCAAAGTCTAGCTGTGGGCGATGTGTATGCTCGTTGGTTGGATTTCCCTGGTCACCAGTTGATTGAGCAAGTCGAAGTCGAAATTGGCGGTCAGCGTATTGACAAACACTATGGCGACTGGATGCAAATTTGGTGCCAATTGACCCTCGACAAGAACCAAGAAGCCGGATACAACAAGATGGTTGGCCAAACTACCCAATTGACCTTCATGACGGATCCATCGTTCGCGGACGTGGATGGCCCGTGTGATTCCAACGCGCCAAGACAAGTGTGTGCCCCTCGTAATGCTTTGCCAGAAACGACCCTATACGTCCCTCTTCAATTCTGGTTCTGTACCAACCCTGGTCTTGCTCTCCCCCTTATTGCTCTACAATACCACGAAGTCAAAATTAACCTTGATTTGCGCGCGATTGATGAGTGCTTGTGGGCTGTAAGCTCTTTGTCCCCAAGTTCGTCTGCGGATGTAAAAGTAACCGCGGCATATGCTCAGTCGTTGGTTGCCGCGTCTCTTTACGTGGACTACATTTACCTTGACACCGATGAACGCCGACGCATGGCGCAAAACCCTTCGGAATACCTCATTGAACAGCTCCAGTTCACTGGGTCGGAGTCCGTTGGTTCGTCGTCCAACAAAATCCGTCTCAACTTCAATCACCCTTGTAAGGAGCTTGTTTGGGTTGTACAACCAGATTGTAATGTAGATTATTGCGCCGGTACCCAAGGCGATACTACATTGTTCAAGGCTCTTGGTGCTCAGCCGTTCAATTACACGGATGCGGTTGATGCTCTACCTAACTCCATTAAGGCGTTCGGTTCTGATGCAGCGGTCGACGGACAAAACGCATTCATTAGCGGTGGATTGCTCCAACAAGCCGAAGCCCCACAAACCAGCGATGCTGTATGGTCTCTCGCAAATGACGATGGCGCAGACTGGGCTCTTGGTGGTGGTACTGTTACTGGTTCGGGTGTGTCGGACGCCGGTACTTTCGTACTCGCGGAAACTTCCCTCAACATGCACTGCTGGGGTGAAAATCCTGTGGTTACTGCCAAGCTTCAGCTCAATGGTCAAGACCGCTTCTCGGAGCGTGAAGGTACTTACTTCGATCAAGTACAACCTTTCCAGCACCACACACGTTACCCTGATACTGGTATCAACGTATATTCGTTCGCTCTTCGCCCAGAAGAACACCAGCCATCGGGAACTTGTAACTTCAGTCGCATTGATAACGCCACTCTCCAATTGGTTCTATCGAATGCCACGGTCGAAGGCACCAACACGGCGAAAGTCCGCGTGTATGCCCGTAATTACAACGTGCTAAGAATTATGTCGGGTATGGGTGGTCTCGCATACAGCAATTAAACATTTTTGTTGTAAACATTATTTTATAAATATGTATTTTTGTATATTTATAAATTAAAAGATTAATATAGTCACATTGTTTATACAAATATGTATATAAAATATATTAAGCATGAATGAAAATTAAACTTACCAGATAATTACTTAAATTGATTTACTCGTAACTTAACAATCTTGAAAATATATTCAGCAAATCTAAAAATAAATTCACTGATAATAGCGGATAATTGGGGTATTTTACACATATAGACGCATAATGATACAAACGATTTGTATCATACAATAAAAAAACGGAAAATAATAAAATCACAATATAATCCATCATATTTTTTAAATAATCACTATATTGATTTGTCAAGATAAAATACAATTCTGTAATGATAATCGCAAATAATCCAAGCATCAATCCCGCCATTACTTTTTCATATGTTTGTTTCAAAAATTTGGGTATCACATTGGCGAATAATGTCAAACATAAAAACAAGATGAATGTTGAAATAAATGCCCTTTCTACTTTATCTTTAAACTTTTCAAGCAAAGGAGATAATAAAAGAGACACCGACCCCAAGAATACAAGCCAACCAAAATGATTTGTCAAATATCCTTTTTTACTGAATAATGGTCTTATAGATAAAAATATAATAGAGACAAAAGATAAAATAATGGCTACATACATAGGGGGTTTCCACGAAATAGATTCGTATAAATAAATAAAGCTCGCACATAAACTTACAGACAAAGCTAAATATAAGTATACATTCATCACAAAATGATTACACGTTGGGGCACCTTTCGAGAAAGCAAACGTATACACTAATAAAGCGATTGTAAGTGTTAATATAAAAGGAATCATTTATATTAGACGCTATATTTTTTTTTAACTTCCAAATAAGCCAAGTATTTATTATTGTAATGATTCAATATATATTTGTTTAATTCCGCAGGCGTTATGGTACCATTATAATCAAACTCTTTAAAAAGTTCACCACAAGGTTCTTCATAGAAAAAATCAAACATTTCTATAATCATTTCTAATGTACAAAAACCAACTTCCAAATTGACATCAATTCGTCCCGGTCGTATGAATGCTTTGTCTAATTTTTCAATATGATTGGTCGTGACAATCAAAATACGACCCGGTGTCTCCAAAATACCATCTAATAAATTTAAAATAAACGACAAAGATAATTCTTCACCAAACACATATGGGTTTTTTTGTTCAGCACTCGGTGGAACTACACTAATTTCACGCTTATAAATAATATCCGTCAAACAATCGATGTCTTCAATGACATAAATTCGTTCATCCATAGATATATTAAAATGTTCCGTTTTGTTATCTACCAACACACTTAGTTTTTCATCAAAAAACAAATTACGAAGTTGTGCTTGCGTAGTATCTTTGTATAACTTAATATTGATGACATGACGATTTGTATCTTTGGCAATCGATTTTATAATGGAGGTTTTGCCAGTCCCGGGTGGTCCGTGCAATAATATACCAAGTGTATGTGGAATACCCTTTTTAATATACCAATTTTTGTTATTAATAAACATATTTACTCTCTCTTTTATTGCGGTCAAATGCATACCAAAAATATTATGTAAAGATTTGTTCGTATTGAAAGGTGTCATATGAAACGTAATATGTTTAGGTGCCTTATCCAATTGTATGACCCCTTCTTGGTCTTTCGGCAAAGTCACGTGCTTTTCGTCGAAGAAATACTTTTGAACACCTAATTTATTTTTTTGTTCATACATATATTGTTTGGTCAACTTATCCACAAAATATTTCATTTCATTCAATGTTTTACTATAAGAAATAAACTTGATTTTGTAAGATTTATCATCGTTTTCGTCGGTCGTTATATTGGATACTAAACATTCGTAATCGTTGTCCAATACAAATTTATGTTCATTCATTACGGAAAAGTTGTTACAATACTTCAAATGTTTGGATTCATTGTGGTTGACAATATAGTAATTGATTGCGTTAAAAATAATATCATCGCTGTTTTCTTTTTGAATAAATTGTATAGATGAAGTCACTTCTTTTTCTTTTTCTTCTTCGTGAATAAAAATAGGGACTTTTTCTTTTAATTTATTTTCAATATATTTGATACAAGCGTTTTTAATGACAGGTAAATAAGGGGTGATATTCATAACTAGTAATGTAGTAAGAATATGATAAATAGAAATATTTTCTTTCATCGTCATCATACTTATCATATTTGAATTCATCATATGATTTATCATTTGACTATCCATTATAATATACAATGTATAGTATATTTATATTAAAACATTTGTAAATCATTCATCATTTCATCTATAGAAGTAACCTCCATAGATTTTACATTATCAATAATATCTTCTTCCACATTTGGGACCAATTTTATGTCAAACCATTCCACACCGTATTCCGACAATTGGTTTAAAATATGACGACTCATCCACACATAATTGTATATATTTTTCTTTTCACTATAAATAGAATATTCACACGGTTTACAAAATATGTCAATCCCTATATAAGCACACAATTGTTTATGTTCCCTAAATACTTGTTTGTTTACTTTATATTTTTCGGTGATTTTAAAAACGGATTCGTTATATTGATCCATATAGTCTTCAAATCGTGCTCGTTGATTTTCTTCAATAATCACTAGTTGACATGGGTGACTATAACTATTTATATTATACATATCACAAAATACAATAATGTCTACATTAGACAAAAACGGATTTTTAAATATTTCTTTTGGCTTGATATATACATTATCATAAGTATATGGAGGAACATCTTTTAGGTCATTAAAGAATATAGTAGTCGTAATACGATTCATACAAATCTCACATTCTTCATTTACCCATACGTAATCCAATGTTTGTTGTGTCATAATTAATCTTTGTTTGTTTATGTTTTATTTGTATCTAGTTTATTTTCAATTTTAAAAATTGATAGGTTTCTTGTGTTTTAAATACTATAAAAATGATGAAAACACTATTGTATTTGTTATGGTGTATGTCATATTACGAGTATTCATCTAAGGCACCACGATGGATGGAGGGCGTATATTGGGGATATAAAACAAACGATGAATTAGAAACCATATCTTCTTCTTTTCAAGAAAATGGTTATGTTATTATTCGCAAAGCATTGCCATTAAAAGTTGTAGATGAACTTTACCAAAGATTTCCAAGGCAGAATACAATAGCTACTTCTTTTATAGAATATGTCGTTTCACATAGTATGGGACAATTTTCAACATTGGGTGGTTTATGGGTCAACGATGATGTATTTTACTATGTTTGGACAAAATCAATGATTCTGTCTATGTTAGAAGCTTGTATGGGGACAAACCATATTCGTTTGTTGACGGATTATGTGGTTGGTATTAAAGGTGGTGTCAATGAACACAATATTGTAGGTAAATATCATAGTGATTCTACTAGTTTTGATATAATAGATCAATATGGTATAAGTGTTTGGATACCATTGACAGATATTTATCCAGACACAGGTGGTTCAATTATTATGATTGGGAATAATAAAATAGACCCTATATGTTTAAAACAAGATAAGCAATATAGCAAATATTGTATTCAACAATTTCAAGATAATCACGAAGTGAGTTCTTATTCCAAAGGAGATATACTACTATTCTCTCAAAATAGTATTCATAAAACACAATTATTATTAAATAATACGTGGATGTATGCTTTGATTGGTCAATTTTTCGACGGAAATAAAGCCTCTTTTCAAAAAACAAACAGTGGAATAGTACAGCGTAAAAAATCATGTAAATCATATGAACCAAACTACCAAACAAATATTCTTCATTCATCGTGTTTTCCAAAGATTGGTTCGATTCAAGATACACGTAAATATATTACACGAGATTCAAAAATAAAAACTATCATAAAAATCGTCTCAAATTTTAGACATTATCATTATTAAGTTATTTTGTACCTCCGTTATATTTAACAGCTAAATTTGCTTCAAGTAACATATCCGAAATATTTTTATTGTCGTAATACACGTTGGCTAAAATTCGTCCATATTTTTCGATTTCAACGTCTTTCAATTCTACCATTTTATCCATAATTAAATTACTCACAAAATCCCTAGACAAAATGGCGTTTTCTTTTTCTAGAGGGTCTTTTGTTCTTAATTCAGGTGTGTCAATCCCCTTTAAACGAACAGAAAAACGGTATAATGTTGATTCATCATAATGAAGTTTGGTCGCGACCGTAATAGTGTCTCCGTCGTACACTTTGATTACTTTACCAGAATGAATTGGTGGGATAAATGGGACAGTATCTTTGTATTGGACGTTTTCCATAATATAATAATATTTATCTTATCTTTATATTATTATATGAAAACATTTATGACCCATAAAGGTATTGAAAACTTTTTTAGAACAAATATAACTAGCAACTGGATATATGATGAAAAAAATGTTTTGAGACAAATAGAACAATGGAATAAACAATTACCTTGGATAAGACCATATTATGCTATGAAATGTAACCCGTCGTATGATTTATTAAAAACATTAACTACTCGAATGAAATATAATAATATCGGGTTATGTGTTGCGTCGTTACAAGAATTTCTATTAGCACAAAAATATACACACAATATAATATATACAAACCCACATATGATTTTGTATGAAAAAAAGCATTTATTTAAATTATTTAATCAAAATTGTTTTAAAGTAGTAGATACGATGGAAGAACTAGAACAATTCATAGGACGAAATGTAAATGTACTTATAAAAATGAATAGTTGTAACCATAATATAAATTCTTCACTGGATACAAAATTCGGGTGTACTTCACCCGAAGCATATGAATTGATTCATTATGCTAAACAACATAATATAAACATCCGAGGAGTATCTGTTCATATAGAGTCAAAGTCTAATTGTAAGCAGTCTTATATAGATGCGTATAAATATGTAAAACAAATTTTAGAATATTTGTCCATGAGTTGTGTATATCCTGAACAACCAATATTGGACATCGGTGGCGGGTTATTGTATAATACAAATTTAGAAGAAGTATTGGGTTGGACAAAATATATACATTATGAAATCATTGCTGAAACTGGAAGATATTACGCAGAACCATCGTATCATTTATTAACAGAAATTATTGCCAAAACACGTCGTGGTATATTTTTAGATAATGGCATTTATCATGAATTAAACGTATATCACCGAGACCATTGGGAATTTCCAAAACTAGCTTATTATTATGACCACGAAAAAGATTCATTGGAGAAAGTAATGGAATATGAAGATACACGTATTTTTGGTCCAACGTGCGATTCATACGACCATATGGGTATATGTAGTTTTCCAAAAGATTACAATATGGGAGACCATATATTTTTGGAAAATATGGGTGCTTATACGAACGCAGGTAGTTGTAATTTTAATGGTATTTTGGGAGCGTCGTGTGTTTTATTTAATAAAACTTAATATATAATGTTGCTCGTTAAAATTGCGAGTGTATCCCTTTTATTGGATTTTATTTTTTTATCTTTTATGAAATATTACTTTAATTCTATGATACAAAAAATTCAAGGGTCGCCTTTGAAATTAAATATATTTGCAACCGCCGTAGTATATTTTATTATTATATTCAAAATATATTATTTCATATTTTTACAAAATTCTAGTTTATTATATGCGTTTTTACTTGGTTCAACCACATATGGTATATTTGAATTTACAAATATGGCTATATTTAAAGGATGGACTTATACGTCAGCTATAATAGATACATTGTGGGGCGGTATTTTATATTTTCTTACTACATACATTGTCAGACATATGATTTAAATTATATAGTTATATATATGAATATAGAGAAATTTAAGTATACAACCAATAAAGACAGAAAAATATTTTCGAGTTTTCTTAAACAACATATAGGAGATATAACAGATTTGGTATTGGAAATGCCTTGGGATAGTTATGAATATAAAGGCCCTTGTATTTTAAGTCAAACTACCGAAGACGAAGAGCAGATATATACGCCAACTGAAATAATCGCAAAGTGTTATGATTTGCCTTATCATTTTATAGGTGGATGCGTTTATTATTTATATACAAAAAAATACCCAGATAAAAATAAATATATGGATTTAACAGGTGATATTGATATTTATTTAGATATTCCAAAGATTTTTTCAATCAATGGTAGAGAAGATATTAAATATTTAAATGATTTTTGTAAATCTGTTTTTGAAGATGAACAAGGTATAAATATGAATGATTGTATAAAAGATTATTGTGTATGGATATTAGTACATTTTTTTAAATTATTTAGTAGTGAAATAAAAGATGATTTTTATAATGAACTACAAGAATATAGGTTTAATGAAAAAGATAAACATATTCTCTCAATCGATGGGTCTAAATTAGTAAAAAATATACATAATAAGATATATTTTTATGTAATCCGAGAAAATAATATGACAAAAATTCAAATAGAATGTAAAGTAAAACATATGGAACATCCTGACCATTTGGTTGAATATGTTTTAAAAACAGATATTCAAAATGAAACAGATGAAACATGGGATTCACCGAACTCTTATTTTAAAAAAAAAGTAGATATTTTTGATATTAATAATAAAAAATATAATATACAAAAATACAAAGATCTAATTAATCATAATATGAGAGCGATGAATGACCGTATTGTTTTAGCAGACAAAGATAATTCGCATAAATTTTTTAATCATATAGCTAGAATACGTTATTTAAACTATATATATGATGAACAAAATATGAATAATGATGTATTAGAAAATAACATGGCTGAAATTATTTACTCATTGTGGGAAGATAAAGAAAATATAAGAAAATATAATTATGAGGAAATGAATAACAAAAAATTCATAGAAACTATGGTTGGCAATTTTATAAAACAATTAAGTTTAAAAATAAATTCAATGGAAATTTTTGTTATAACACCTAAAAAAGGTAGACGTATAACTTTAAGAAGAAATGAAATAATAGAAAAATATAATGAATTAATAAAAAAATGTATAGAAATAGATATTTTGGAAAGAGGTAGACCTGAGAAAAAGAAAAAAATGTTATCTAAGAGAAGTTTTGCTCGTAGTCCTAAAACACGAAAAGTTAAAAGTGTAAGCAAGTCCAAGTCTTGGTCAAAGTCTCGGTCAAAGTCTCGGTCCAAGTCTCGGTCTAAGACTAAGCCTAAGTCTCGGTCAAAGTCTCGGTCCAAGTCTCGGTCCAAGTCTCGGTCTAAGACTAAGCCTAAGTCTACATAAGTAATCTTATAATAAGAGTAAACACAAGGGTGTGTACGACCAAGCCAAATGTAGTGGGGCAACCATTTTTGTCAGAGACATTCCCTAAAATAGAATTCACCAGTTTATAGGTCATAGGGTTCGATATTAAAATAAACACTAATGTAGTATATAGTGTATATAACCATTTCTTATTATTGTTTAACTTACACATGTCGCAACTCATATATATATACTATAATATAAAAAGTTCATTCATTTTATTTCCTTCTTTTGAAACTATCGTTTCAAAAAACAAACTTGTATATTTATTATCTCTAAACCTAAAAGTAAATGTTTTATTTTTTTCCTTTCTTCCTACACGACCAATTGCCTGAATAATCTTTTCTTGGGTTATATTCTCTATGTCTTCTGATAAATATCCGTGAGAAAACTGATAATTGGTACCGTATATATAATCACTTGTTGCTAATATAAGCATCAATTGTTTTGAATCGGCTAATTCTTTCATAATATCATTGAAAATGATATCATTTTTATGCAAAACACCTATGCCTAATAATAAAAGCACTTTGTATTTGAATGATGTGTTTGTATTCATAATACGATTGACGTAATTTTCGTCTATATTTTCCTTTAAACACATTGGATGTATTGTAATTACCAGACTTACTCCACCGCATAAAATGATCGTATGAATTTGGAATATACAAAGGATCCAATTGTATATTTTTATAATTTTGTTCTAATTGCTTTATTAAACGGTCTAATTTTAATATATCTTCATCGAAACGCATATTTTCATTTTATTTTCATTGTTTTCATCTTTCGCAATTTTATCTTGATAATCTTTTTTATGTTTGCGCAATGGTTTTATTTAAATTAAAGTTGAAATTTATTTTTTTCTCAAGGCCGTCTAATACATTAGAATTAATATTTAATTGTTTCATCAGTTCATCCGTGTAATGTTCTACATCTTTCACTAACCATAACGCAGGACCATATTGAATGGAACATGCTGATTTCGTCGTAAACATAACTGAATTATCATAAGACGTTTTACAATGGTCGTGAATGAGTTGTTTTTGTATGACTTTATAATAATATTGCTTGATGGTATATGCGTTTATATTTTTCATAGGTATTTTATTGAAGTCGTCTAAATAGGAAGTCTTTAAAATATAATTTGCACACTCGCATACACTCAAAAATTTCAAATAATGGTTGCCCTTTGTTTCAACAAACTGGGTTACTTGTTCTATTGTATCAAAATAACTATGTGGCATAATTATATTATTGGAATTGTCCATCAACACAATATTACTAGTATAATCATTTGACTCTATTTTATGAAATTGCGAACCTTCAAATTTTGTTTTAAACGTATCAATCATTGGTTCTAAATGATTGGGCAACGTAGCAGACGATAATATAAGTCTTGGTATTTTATTTATTTTCCAAATGTTAGAAAGAAGTTCGTGTAAAGGATGGTCATCATAATCCATCGATATGGTGGGTTCATCCCAAAATAAAATAATGTTTTCTTTGTCAAAGAAAGATAACATATAGTTCATAGCGTGTTCATAAGAATGAATATCTGTAATCAATAATTCCAATTTTGTACCATCGCTATGGATTGGTTTTTTATTCGAATAACTATTGATTGAAAAATAATGTAATCGTATGTCTTCCGTATTTTTACAACCAAACGCAAACCCCGTTTTTATTCCTACATTGATAGCACTTTTTGCTAAATTTATACCAATATGTCTCGATGCGCATACAAAAATAACTTTGAACCCTTGACATAAGCCAATAGGAGTTAATGTTTTACCAGAACTAGTGGGGGATGTATAAAATATAATATTTCTTTCTTTTTTTTGTAATATAGAATATATGTCTTTTTGGTGTGGGTGTAATTGTAAAGGAATATAATCAAAAATAGGATTGTTTTCTATTACTTTTGAACAATGTTTTAAAATATCTTCAGGACATAATGACGATGATATATTTGAAAGAGATTCACGAAAATAAGGATTAATTTGCGGATACGTTTCAAATAAATAAATTATGTTATAATAATAAATAATTTTATCTTTTTTCTTCCATTTTTTATAATTGTCCAATATAACATATTCAATGGTGGATTCTATATTTTTTATATTTTCAATACGTATTTTGTCTGCGCTGTTTAATTTATACTTAGGTTGCTTTACATTCGGACATTCTAATTGTAATTTTTTAAGCATTGGTTTCAAAATGTGTATATATATGTAATAATGTGGATTTTTATTTTCGATTTTGATACAATCAAATAAAGTAATATGAATATGTTCTTGTATATTCAAGTCATTATAACCTTTCTTGATTAACTCCACAATATGTAATTCTTTTTGGTCTAATTTTTTTTCAATGCTTACCCATTCCGTTTTTGATAATTTAATTTGTTTAAATTCATCCATAATAATCTTTATAAACTATTATTTAAATTGTAATATATCTAAAGTATTGCCTTGGGTTTTAAAATTATCTGAACCATATATTTCTTGTAACATCAACCATTCAAACATTCCACCAAAATAAATAGACACATTTGTAAATCCTAGTTTTTTTAATTGATTGAACTTTTTAATGATCGTTTTGTCTCTATAATTTTTTCCGTAGACAACAACCCATATTTTTTTATTGGTTTTCAAATATTGGTTCATTGTGTTTATTTCCTCATTGATATTCAAAGTTTTATCAATGAGACAAAATTGTTCGTGTTCAGGTAAAGTATTTATAATAACATCGTGTTTAAAAATATCTTCAAAATGTACCATAGGAAATGACGAATAAATGTTTCCCATATAACTATATACATTAAAATTTTAATTGAAAATTACTGTAATTTCTACCATTTCTTTTTTTAAACATTTACTAGCAGATACAGATAATTCTTGTCGTTTTTTTCGAGTAATATTTAGATTTTTTTTACTTCTTGAAAGGCTATTATTATTATTCATATCTTCTTCAATAATATCATAATTGTCTTCTATATATTGAATAATATCATTTTCGATCGCCCATTTAAAAAAGTTCAATTGACCAATCGTGGTTTCGATTGAATATCCATCCCCATATGGTACCTGTATACGTTCCCATCTACAAAAAGGGTCGAAACGTTGTTTTTTAAACGCCTTTAAATTTAATTTATAATCTTCGTACACAATAAAACGCGTAGATTTTTTGTTTTTGTATTTTGTAAAATATTTTTTGGCATAATTTGTGGTAAACCAATCAATAATACGAAGAGATGTTCTAGATTCGCCATTGATGATGACCAGCATTTTTTTAAGATTAGAACCTTCTTTGTAAAATAACATTAACTTCACTAATAACAAATTATTTTGGTCTAAAATTTCGTCATTCATTGATAATTTATTCTTTATATGTTTATATTGATTTATCATCCATACGAATTATATTCAATTGTTTTGAAAATTTAAAATATTCGTGATTATCGTTTCTTCTTTGTAAATTACAGCGCAAACAAGAAATACACGTATTATTGGAATAATGTCCGATATTATTGTTGAGTCTTTCTAGAGACCATTGGGTCATAGATTTTTTATGTTTATACAAAATATACAAATCATGTTTACAATAATAACATTTTAAATCACAATCATATAATTTTTGAATGAGTTCTTTGTATGTAATATGGGATACTTGGTCATATTTATTTTTCTTCTTATCTTGTTGTTTGTAAGAACTAATTTTTTTCTTTAATTCACTTTCTATATGTGGCTCATTACATATATCATAATACATATTATGAATACATAGTTTTTGAAAAGATAAATCGTAATTTATGTCATATATATTTTTTTTTAAATGCGTATTAAAAATAATATGTTTCATATTATGAATTAAACATATTAAATATATTATACTATGAATGAGTTGAAAAGCGATTGTAAAGAATACAATGCTTTAAATTATAGGACATTAATTCATACTGGCTCTACATTACATACAACGAATGTGGTAACCACCGAAGAATCTCTTGCGAATTTTCTAAACGATGATATGGACAAAAATCGTAAAGGAATATGGTCGAAATTGACCAAAACAGCCAAGATTGTTAAGATTAAAAAATATATTAAAGACATTCGTGAAAGTTATAATTTAACGCAAGATGAAGTAAACAAAACAACTAATCTTCTTACAAAAATGATTGAACGAAAAAAACTTAGTAAAAACAATGAATTAGTCTACAACCAAGATAGCGGACATATTGAATCTATTCCTGGTCTAACGTTTAACAAAACAAGTCGTGTATTTTCTTTATTAACAGATAAACCGTCTACGTTAAAAGTAAAAAAAACAATTCCTAAAATTGATTAAAAACAATTCATTAATATATACATACAATGTTCAACGACGAAATATGGAACGTATTCTTGGACTACCCTCATCATATGGTGACCGACCATTTAGAAAACAACATAATTACACATTTAAAAGATTTTGTATCCGATTTTATGGACGAAAAAACTATAGACGATTGGATACAAAATAATTTGGACGACTCTTTAAAAGAGTTAAAGTTAAAACGTAGTTATATGACATTTATGAAAACCATCGAAGAACAAATCGCGTGTCGTTGCGATATAAAAGAACATATACAACATTTACAAGAACTGAGTCAACCGGAACAAAGGACGCCTGAGTGGTATGATTTTCGGGCGAATCATATTACGGCAAGCAATGCTTGGAAAGCTTATTCAGAAAAAGAAAAAGTGCGTAATCAAATCATTTATGAAAAATGTAAACCAATGGAAGTAAAAAAATATGGTCCTTCGTTAAGCGAAACACCTATGACTTGGGGGCACAAATATGAACCACTTAGTGTAAAATTATATGAAATGTGGAACGATACAACTATAAGTGAATTTGGATGTATCGAACATCCTAAACATAAATTCTTGGCGGCCTCACCAGATGGTATTGTCACCGGAAACAATAATTATGGAAGAATGATAGAAATCAAAAACGTCGTAAGTCGTGAAATCAACGGTATTCCCAAACACGATTATTATGTTCAAATGCAAATACAAATGGAAGTATGTGACTTAGACGATTGTGATTTTGTAGAAACAAAATTTACAGAATACGGGTCGTATGAAGACTATTTGAAAGACGGCTCGTTTAAATTATCGTTGGACGAAAAACAAAAAGGTATTATCAAAGTCTACATAGAAAATGAAGCTTACGTATATGAATATATGGACCTAAGTTGTAGTGACCCAAAAAAATGGTTGGATGAAGAACCTAAAGAAGGATGGCTTAAAAATGTATATTGGAAATTGGAAGTATATTCGTGTGTATTTGTACCTAGATGCAAAGCGTGGTTTGACTTAACGTTGAATGATATTCAAGATACGTGGGCGATTATCTTAAAAGAACGGGAAAGCGGTGACTATATGTTGAGACAACCAACCAAACGCGTAAAAAAAGAAGAAGTTCATTTGACGTCTTGTTCTGTCGCTGAAAAAGATTTTGAGCAATCTACGTGTTAAGTTATTTTAATTTCAACATAATATACTTATTTTGTTTATTTCTTGATAAATAATCATAAAAATATACTTGTTTATTGTGTGTTTTTATTTGCTCGAACAATGGGTCTATATTGGTGAAATATAATGCGATTATCCCTTGGTCATTTGTTATACTAATGGGATATTCTATTAATAATTTCAATAAATCGTCGTATGTATTTTTTTTTATTATACTTGTATCATATAACATTATGGTGGTTTGGAAATAATCTATATTTAAATCGTATGTGTTGGATAGTTTCGTAAAATAGTTTATATTGTTTTTATCAAATTGATTATGTAATTTCCATTGATACGTCGGGAAAGCATCTGAGTGAGCCAACAATGTATTTTCTTTACATTCATCTATCATAGGAGTTATATCTGAAAAAATAGTTATTCCACAATCCAAATAAAAAATATAATCCCATTGTTTGAAAAATGTGTTAAATAAATGTAGTTTATGAAATTGAAACTGCTTCATAAACCAATGAGGTGGGCGTTTCATCGTTTTTTGTATAGTTGTAAACTCTTGTGAAAACGGAATATTTGGAAAATATTTTATGATGATATTATTTTGTTGAATAAATTCACAATTCAACAAAGGGCTATTATACAAATCGTCTCCAATGACTAAACAAATATTTCCTTTATATTTTCCGTGGGCAATTAATTGTTGACACGTATACATAAATTTATTAAAATATGGTTTGTTACATAAAAATACAACACACAAATTCTTGTCACACATTAATATATGATATAATAATGTGTGATTAATATAACGCGCCTAGTTTAGTTATTTACCAAATGTCTTAAATTTATATTTTTGAACAAGTACTTTAATATGGTCTTGTTCTTGGTTTTGGTTTATATACTTTTCGTGTTTTCTTTTCAACCATAGGTGTTTTCGCGATGGGTCTTGGTTTTGGTTTATAAATATACTTTTCGTGTTTTCTTTTCAACCATAGGTGTTTTCGCGATGGGTCTTGGTTTTGGTTTATATACTTTTCGTGTTTTCTTTCCAGTTTTGGGGTCTTGGTTTTGGTTAATTTTTCATTTCTTTGGTGATTTCAATTTGAAATTCGTTTTGTAGATGGTCGTCTTGGCGATTTATGAATACCTGTTTTGATATATATTTCTTTGGATGATAATATAATTCATTTTTCATTTTATTTATGGACGGAGTTAGTCGGTTTGACCTATTTTTACTCTTCATAACACGGTTATAAAGTGATTGTTTTAATAATTTATTTTTATCCATTTTCTTTATGCCGTCCAAATTGTTTTCTATGTTTTTTAATAATTCGTTTTTTGTTTTGTTTCCTAATTTCTTTTCAAAATCATTTCTTTCATTTCCTACTTTTTTCGTATATTCATTGAATGGAATATAATTATTTAAATGATTTGTTCCGAACAATGGATTTTTCGCAATATTGTTATTAGTTATTTTATTTGTGTTTTTTAAATGGTTTGGTACAAGCAATGGGTCATTTAAAGACGTTTGATTTAATAATTCGTTTAATATTTTATGAATTTCATCTAAACGATTCATTAAAATTAAATATGAATCTTTCAATGATTTGGGGGACGAATTACTTTTTTCTTTACTCAGTTTTTCGTAATAATGAACTACCATTTTCTTCATTTCTTTTAAAGTTTCCATAAGAGCTTTTAATTCTTTTATTTTTCGTTCTGGGTCATAAATCCCAAGATTTATATCTTTTATGTTTTTTACTAAATCATCCGATTGTTCGTTTTTTATAGTATTTATAACTGTTTCATAATGAACTAACGGATTTCTTTTTTCCATTTCATTCAATGAAACTATATTTGACTTTCTCAGAGACATATATATATATAGATATATTATTCGACCGTAACCACTTTGGCTAAATTACGCGGTTTATCTGGATTGTATCCACGTATTAATGATAATTCATACGCCAGCAATTGTAAAGGAATCATATTTAGTATACATTGATATGTTTTATTTGTAGGAACCATTATACTATGTTCGCGGTCTAATTCTTCGTTCGTAATGGTGAGAATATAATTGGTACGGCTTTTAAGTTCTTCATACGCGTTTTCGTTTTTTTGCCAATGTTTGTCTCGCGGGGACAATAATATAACAGGGAAGTCTTTATCTAGCAAAGCAAAAGGTCCGTGTTTCAAACTACTGGTCGAATATCCTTCTGCGTGTATATAAGCCAATTCTTTTATTTTTAAAGACGCTTCTTTGGAACTATATTCGTCGTAATCTTTTCCTAATATAAAACAATTTCCCTTGGAGAACATTTGTAAATAGGGTTTTACATCTATAGTCAACGCTTGGTTTATATGTTCGCTTAAATGAGTCAAATCGTGTATTACCTTTTTGTGGTTTGGTCTCAATCCTTTTTGTAATTGGGCAAACCATAAAGCAATCATAGACAAAAGAACTACTTGGGATACAAATGATTTGGTAGATGCTACACCCACTTCTCTACCGGCATTTAAATAGCACCCAAAATCTACTTCACGGGCAATAATAGAATCCACTTTATTGATAACCCCTATTTTTATATGGTCTTGTAATAGTTCGATACATTTATGTAGGTCTTTGGTTTCTCCTGACTGAGAGACAAATAAAAACGCACATTTACCTTTAGGAATATCGTATGTTGTAAATTCTCCGCCATCAAAACATTGGACGCTTGTAAAATCACACCAAGTTTTCATATATTTACACCCAATACATGCCGAAAAATAAGACGTCCCACAACCCAACAAAATAATATGTTCTATATTTTTCAATAAATCTTTGTTCAATCCTCCTAAATGTATGGTTCCGTCTGAATGATAACGACTACCGTGGTTCGTAACGTTTTCAATGGTTTCAGGTTGCTCATAAATTTCTTTTTGAGTCCAATTCATATAAGGTTCGTATGTATATGAACATATTTCTTTGTGAATTTCATTCAATACATAATTGTGTTTCGTAGTCATTCGTATTTTATCTTTTACATATTCTATTTTACATATGTCATTTGGGTTTAGTTCTATATAATGGTTCATTATTCCACAAAATCCGCTATATTCCGACGAGACTAACGCAAAATCATCATTGTTGCTTATTAATAATGGACTACCACGACGAAGACAATATAATGTATTGTCTTCGTTTAAACATTGAATACACAAACCCCATGTTCCTTCCATTTTTTGTGTCGCACATTGTATTGCGTTTATTACATTATAGTCTTTAGTGTAATAATATTCCAATAAATTCACAATGACTTCGCTATCCGTTTGTGAATAAAACACACATCCTTGTTTCATTAGAAAATCTTTTAGTATTTTATAATTTTCAATAATACCATTATGAACCAATGTAAATACTCCATTATAACTTTGATGAGGATGAGAGTTTTGCTGAGTTTTTGCTCCATGGGTCGCCCAACGAGTATGTCCGATACCATTGGTGGACGGTGGATATACAATATTACTTAAACGTTGTATAGAATCATGTGACGCATATTTTCTTATGGTCCACTGACCTTGGTACATTAGTGAAATACCGGCCGAATCATACCCTCTATTTTGTAATTGTTTTAGACCATTTATAATATAGGTCGATGCGTCTTTTCCCATACAAGCAATAATTCCGCACATTATAATCTATATTTATTATATTTAATTTCTTTACATAAACTAATGGACGATGAATTTATACAAACAGGCGGAGAAGTAGAATCTTTTTTTTCTTATATGGTTAATTTGACTCAAAAAGATAAAAGCGAAATGTTAAACGTCGTTCAATATATTGCGTTGGCGATTATTCCCATTTCTTTGGTGGTAAAAATGATGAAAATGTATTTACCGCCTTTTGACGATTATAAAGGCAGTATCGAAATATTAATAGAAGTTGTTTTACAATTGGTTGTTTTGTTAATTTTATTTTGGTTTATTCATCGTTTGATTGTGTTTATACCTACTTATAGCAAAGAATCGTATAGCTCAATGAATGTATTTCATTTCATATTACCTTTTATTTTCATATTATTTACGTTAGAAACGACTATAAGTAAAAAAGCAAATTTACTATTAAAACGAGCATTCATTTATATTGGTCTTGAAAAAGAAAATATGCAATCATTGGAAGAAGACGAAGAAATATATACCCCACCTAGTATACAAGTTCCTTCTCCAGGACCAATGAACAACCCATATCCTCAAAATACAAAAGAAGAAACCAATGGTAAAAATTATAACCAAATGTACGAAAAACACGCTGAAAAAGCGGTTCCACAATATATGGACCAAGGACCTGTTGCAGCAAATGAGTCTTTAGGGCTATCTTCTTTTTAATGAAAATCATTTAAGTATATTATGTTTGTATCTAATATGATGAATGAAGAATTAAACGCATTGGTAAAAGATTTAGATGAAAAAAATTTAATCCATTTGAATTCTTCCATCATAAAAGAATCCAAAAATAATATACTACAAAAAATGGGGTTCAAAGGTTCAGAACTCAAAAAATATCACTCTTTGCTAAAAGATTACAGGTTCATTGACGAATTGGATGAATTGACCATGGGTAATCATATTCGTTGGTTCAATTTAATTAATCCGGAAAATATTGTTTTGTATAAAGGTGCGATATTGACCAAAATAGAATACAAAAAAAATGAAATTGTATTATTATGTAAAGGGTATAATAATCGTTTTTTCAATTTAAAAATGAATGACCTTATATTATTTCAAAAGTTTACATCCCAAGAAATAATACTTATACGTATTTTAGATTACATCAAATAATAATTTGGCGTATGATTTCTTGTTTTACGAAAAGGTTTAATATAATTTTTTTTTGTGTTATATCCTATATATTTATGTTTACTGAATGTAAAATGATACAAAACGGGTAAACTATGAATATGTCCAAACATATGTTTATTCAATAAAACATTTGTTTTTTGTTTAATTTTATATATACTGTTGGGTACGCTTTTATTATAGTATCTTAATACATGTATACACTCATAAATAGATAAATGTTTTGTCATTAATATTATATATAGATAAAAAAATGAATAAACATATCATAATTGATTTGGATGAAACCATAGGTTTTTTCAAACAATTTATAATAATAATAAATATTGTTGAAACTTATTGTAACATAGACTATAATCATTATTTTGAATTATTGGAAGACTATTTTCGTCCTCATATGTTTGATATTTTTGATTTTATATTAAAAAAGAAAAAATCAAAAGACATAAAATATGTAATTCTTTATAGCAATAACAAAAATGATTTTTTTGTTAAAAAAGTTATACAATACATCAATAAAAAAACAAATAGTATTTTTTTTGATTACATAATCACTTATCATTCAAGACGTCTTCATACATATAAAAGTTATGATGACTTATTATATTGTATTCCCGACCTATTATTAAATGATTATTTTCTTTTTATAGATGATAAACACCATAAACATATGAAACATCCGAATATTGTATATTTAAAATACGAGAAATATATTTTTCAATACACGTATCGAGCCATAAAAGATAAATTAAAGAATGTATTGGAAGAAAACGTAACTTATAAAGATTCCATAAAGCATAAATTAAAAAAATATATTGTTTTAGAAAATCAATTGCCTAAATCGATACATGAACATATCAGTCAAAAAATACTTCATTCGATAGAAATATTCATTTATAGAACTATAATGCGTTAATGTTCTTGCACTGGGATCATTGGTGTCTACAAATTTGGGCATCCAATAATAAGGAATGATATTTGTATGATTACCGAAATATTGAACAAAAAGGTCGCGATAATAACATTGCTCGTTGGTCAATTCTTCGGTGGTATTATTATAATCCACAAGTGTATCTTGAATCATTTTGAACCAAGGTTTTTGTAAGCTTGACACGCCGTCGCTAAATGCTTCTTTTTTACGCCATAAAATAGAATAAGGTAAAAGGTCGCTTGCGGTTTGTTGAATCGCATAACGAATAAATTCTTTTTCAGTGGAACCTTTTCTGAATTCAATTGGGGATCGATAAATAATATGGTACAAGGTCTTTGTCTAAAAAGGGAGTGCGCGATTCTAACCCATGACTAGCAATACACCTATCGCTACGAAGTACATCAAAATAATGAATATTGTTTAATAAACGAATACATTCATCGTGAAAATCATTATGGCTCCGACATTGATTGAAATACAAATATCCGCCCATTAATTCGTCCGCCCCATCTCCATTCAAGACCACTTTAAAATCGCTTGTATCTTTGATGTGTTTACCAATTAACCAATTTCCAACACTTGCCCGGACCGTGGTTGTATCATAACTTTCAATGTCTCGAATGACGTGTGGTATAGATTGTATGAAATCCTCTTGGGTAACAACCACCTCGTGATGATTACTCTTAATATGTTTGGCGACCATATTCGCATAATACAAATCTTCTCCTCCTTTCATTCCAATGGAATACGTGGTCAATGTTTCGCCTTTATTTCTATAATATTTAGAAGCAATCGCACAAACAATACTGCTATCTAGACCTCCGGATAATAAACAACATAATGGTCGTTCGCACGTAGTAATACGCTTTAAAACCGCGTCTTCCAGCAAATGATATAATTGTTTATAATGGTCTTCTTTGGACATTTCAGGATAACTTTTATTTAATACATCATATTTACGTTGTTCTGCTTTTTTAAATCCTTTGTCATATTTAAATAAGGTAAATGTGCCAGGCGTTACTTGAGTGATTTCGCTTGTTTCTTCGTGAGTTACAGCTTCCAATACAGACGAAAACGTATAAGCACTATTGCTTATTTTTTGATACAATGGTTTAATTCCATAGGCGTCCCTTACTACAAGTAGTTCCTTTTTTAATGCATCATAAAGAATAAACGCAAATTCACCGTCTAATTTTTCAAATGCTTCTACCCCATATTCTTCGTATAAATGTAAAATAACTTCGCAATCACTTTGAGTATTTAGTACATAAGGGGTTGATAATTCTTTATAGTTAAATATTTCACCATTACAAATTAAACTATAATGTTTATGGATAATAGGTTGATTGGATTCTTCATTTAATCCATTGATTGCCAAACGATTAAATCCAAAATGTAGGTCTTCTTCTAGACTATAAAATACACTAGATTCGGGACCACGCTTTGACCCTAGTGAACTTAAATGTTTTAATTGGTCGATGCTTATAGTTTTGTTCAAATAAGCAAATATTCCACACATTTATGTTTATATGTATTATTTATTTATATTGTTTATGTATATGGATGAAGAAATAAACTATCGTATAAATAAAAGAAATATACCAAACAATGAACAATTCAAACCAATGTTTGATTATAGACCCACCACTACAAAATATAGCGATTTTAAAATTCCTATTGAAACCACTACAAAAACAACGACCGACCCGTCGCCACACCATTCACGTGTTGATTTAGAAAGTCAATTACGTAATCAGTATATGGCTTTACAACGAGACTCGCAAGCGTTTTATGTACCAACGTCCCAAAGCGATTTATATAAACATCCAATGGAATATAATAAAGAATATACGAGTTATACACAAGATCCTCAATTCAAACGAACTTTATGTAAAACATTAGACCCAAACACATTCCACAATTCGACACGATATTATTTAAAAAAAGAAGTTTGACCAAATATCTAAAATTTTTTATTTATACAATTAATAGTGGATAAACCACCACTGTAAAGTAGATTTATCATTTATATCTTGATAGCATGGATAAAATCTATAATTCGTTACGTTTAATCCCCACTTTCTTTCACATTTTATTTCTTCGCAAGTATATATTTTTTTTTTGAACGAATAGTTGCTTCATAATATCCATCATTATTATATTTTCTTGTACTAGGACATCTGCTTCCCATTTTTTTTTAATTCTTTATTAAAGTCTTCTTGTGTTTTGGATTTCTTAATAACAGGTTCTTTTAATTCATCAATATCGTTACGATCTACTGAAAATCCATCGTAATCTTTTGGATCATTAAATGTATTTTTACCTGAAAGAATTCCATTTTTATATTTTGTTGTTTTTGACTTCCACTTAATAGTTGTGTCTTCAAAATTGCTGACCCATAATTGTTCATATCTATTAATACTATCTTTATTAGTATAACAAATACTTATACCATTATTATCATATCCTGTATCACGTCCTACTAATCCTTGAATAATTGTTGTATCATCTGGATTTTTACTATATCTATCATATAATATTCCAATAAATTCCTTTTTTAATGTTTTAGCACATCTTAACATTTCTTTAATAAATATAAATGTGTGTTTTTCTGGTTTTATTATAATAATGTTGTTAATATCTTTAATTTCACTTTCTATGTCATATTTAATAAAATTATAAGTATCAATATTAAATATTTGTTTAAAATTTTTAATGGTTAAATCTTGTTCTAGTCCATTTTTAGTTCTAATAATATGATAACGAGGATTGTCGAACGTAATAATATCATTTTTTATTTCTTGAATATTTTCAAATATAATCATATAACTCATGAATTATATGTATGTTTATTATTTCATCATATTTTTCTAATTTATGTTCATTTATAAATTCAATAAATTTTTCTTTATTGAATTCATTATTACACATTATATCATTTTTAATTTTTTGTATAATAAATTTATATATCTTTCACAATCATTTATGAATTCAAATGAATAAAATATTTTGTTCTGATCTAAATTTAGCAAGTAGTCTAATCCATTATATCCACATATATCTTTGAATTGTTTTACTCTACCCATTTCCAGTAAATTATATGAACTGACATATCCATCTCCAACATCTGCTAATATTTTAGTTGAGGCATCATTCCATTTCATTAAATCATATATTGTTCCGTCTGGAGTTGCGGTATATTCTATTATTTTAATATCATTTTCATATAATTTAGATTTATTTAACAATCCAGCATTTTTAAATGAATTGTGAATAGTTTGTCCTTTTTTTGCCGCAACTTGGATTTCATCCATCATGATAAGAATATTGTGTTTGTCTTTAATTTCCTTGGCAAATGTACTAGGTAATTGGCACCTATGAAACACCCTTGATTGTATGCTTTCGGGCATTCTTTCTTTTGTTTGTTCTTTCCATTCACAACTTGATAAACCAGTAATAATATATATATTTTCAATTGGTATCAAATTACTTGAATCTTCCAAATATTTTTTAATTGTAGAACACATGCTTCCGGTTTTACCTGATTGCGTTTTTGATACAACCATAATATTTATAATTTTTCTATTATTAAGATGTGTTACTACTTGTGAACCTATCATTTCTTGATTTTCAAAAATTACTGAATGACCTGATAATTTTAAAATTTCTAATTCATTAAGAACATTTTGTTTTCTTAGTTTCATTATATCTTGTTCTAATAAATTATAATCACAACGTACTCTTTTTGTGATAATTTTTTCCGTATTTTCTGATGAAATATTGTCACTCATTTAATTTTCATTATATAAATAAATTTAAATCAATTTTATAAACCCGAATACATTCCACAATTCGACACGATATTATTTAAAAAAAGAAACATAATGTATGTATCATAATTATATTTCAAGAAAAATTACGAAAAAAATGGAACACAACAAGGCTTCTTTTAGTGAACATAAAGATACATTGACCAAAATTGTAGACCAAATGGTACAAGATAATGCAAGCACTACGTTTGCGGACTATTATATTTATAAAGATTTGTTTGATTCTTTTACACATCAATTGGTTCACTTGGAACAACGTATTCACGAAGAAAAACCAAAAATAAATGTAGATGTGTCTCAATGCTTTGTAGAAGAATATAAGATAATGTTTATGAAAGAAAAACAAAAACAAAAACCTATTTTGGATTTATTAAAAAAATAGAAATAATATATATGAAAAAAACATTTAAGTATTTAAAATGTCATCCGAAATATAAAAGTATAAAGTCGTGTATCGATGACAAGTTAATATTAAAAATGAGACATACATGGAACAAGCGCCACCCGGATAAAAAAATTCATTCTAAACATATAAAGACCATAGAGACAAAATTAAAACATTATTTGAGTATATGTAAAGACCAAAAATGTTTATTGAATCGTACTTTGAAAAAGAAAATGAATTTATTTGCTCCTTATAGTCCCCCACAATGGAAAAAAGGAAAATCTATTTGGTTGGATAGCTTAGATATTATGAGAGTTATGAAACAATACGAAGAAACGTATCCTAATTTTGAGTTTATTGGACCTTCGCCCATAGATTTCGATACGAAAGTAAATATAAGTGAATGTGTGTGGCCGGAACTATGTTATTTTAGTATGAAAAAGAAAATGATGAAAAATATAAATAAAATAGGCATCATTTTCAATACTGACCCGCATTACGATGAAGGTTCGCATTGGGTCTGTATGTTTATCGATTTAGATAAAAACTATATTTTTTATTTTGATTCAAACGGTCACGCGCCTTGCGAAAAAATAAATATTTTTATAGATAGACTATTATCACAATGTAAAGAAATAAATAAATCTATGAATGTATATAATAATAAAAACACAAAACACCAATATGCTGACGGGGAATGCGGAATGTATGCGTTATATACGATTATTACATTATTGGAAAAAAAACATAATGTTTCTTATTTTAAGAATAAAAAAATACCTGATAAAAAAATGAATGATTACAGAAAGATATTTTTTAACGAGATATAATATAAAAAAAAGAACATAATGCTTATAATGAAAGAAGCCTTATGGAACGAATGTTTAAAAAATAATATATTCGAAGGATTTAGTGAATCTGAACTGCCCAATATTCAATCGGTCTTTGAAGAAACATATGAAGAAAATAGAGACATCCAACCAGCAGACTTTATGTATGTATTGAGTAAAAAACTGAAACAACAAAAAAAATTTGAATACAAAGATTTAATTCCTGAAAATAAACCTTCTATCATCGATTTTAGCGACAAATCGGAAGAAGAACCCATTGTGGATATAGATCGCCTTATCAGTGAAAAAGAAAAAGAAAGAGAAATATTATACAAAACAAATGAAACGTCAACGACCAATATTCCTTCAAATCAAGTAGTACCTCAACACGTAGAATCGCATAGTGTTCCCAATGTCGCGGTCGACCACGAACAACATTATAAATATCAAAATAAGATTTTAGAACAAATACTAGAATCCCAAATTAAAATATTAAAATATTTACAAAAAAAATAACATATATGTATAATGAAAAATAAAATACATAATTTATTATTTATAGGATTCTTATGCGTATTATTGTATAGTGTTTTATTTTATTTTACAAAAGAAGGATTTTCAGAAAGTGATAGTTATGGACAATGGGAATTATTGTTGAGACAAACGTATAATGATGAACACACCATTAGTCCATTTGAAGGTTTAACCACCGCCATAAATGCGGAAGCTTTATATGATTCGTATGGCAAAATTACAAGTCCAAATTATTACAACTCTAAATTATTGTCAAATTATGATTTTAGCGATAAATATATTTTTAAACTAAATATGTATGAAAAATCAGAAAAAGAACTAACTAATGGTAGTGGATTGACCTGGTCACAAGGATTTGATAATGATGGTAAAGCCACAAATGTAACCATTACAACTGACCCACCTCCGGCTTTTTTGGGATTAGATAAAAACGTAGATGATGATAGTTATATTTTCAAACAAAACAACACAAACGACAATAATGATACTTATGTATTAGGGGCATCTAAAACATATTTGGATAATATATCTACCACAACATCCGGAGAGTCAATCATTCCTGGCGCAGATGCGACCAGTACTGTAGAAAAAACAGAATTATATTTATGGAACCCTCGTCCAAAAAATAAAAATACATTTAATGGAAATTATGATGATTTAACGATACAAAAAGTAGATATGAACGAAACGGAACATACTTATTTTTGGAATCAAAGCGAAGGAAATGCTGGCACAATAGATGAAGATGATTTACGTTATTCATATTGTTTTGGCAAATTAAAATGCAATGATAATATTTATGACCCAATAAAAAACGAGAATGATACTTATAAACCATATTGTAACTCCGATTCAATCAATAATCCAGTATATTGCGAAGGTTCGATTTTATATAATACTAGTTCCGAATCTTTAAAAAACGTACCTATGGATGATTTAGAATACGATATAATGGGAAAATATGCTTCTTACGATGATATAGAAACACAAGGAAAAAACTTTAATTTATTTAGAGGATTAACTACGCCTTATCCGAAAGATTATGTGGACCCAGAAATAAGCGGGAATGATGTCATTATAACGGAAAATGAAGTTGAAACAAAAATAAACATATGTGATTTTCTAGACAATCAGAATTTAGACAATGGAACCAATATCCAAGAAGAATGTAAAGAAAAAAGAAAATCCAAAAAAGACACACAAGAGATAACAATAGGCAAAAAATGTATTGCGGATTATGGAGATATGATAAATTCTAAATACGCCGACTATGTTTGCAAAGAAGGCGAAACTTGTATTGGGTATAAATGTGGCTCTCAATATGGTAATTGTAAGGCAACATTATTATAGTGTATTAATATAATGAAAAAAATAATTTTTTTATTATGTATTTTTGTTTTGTTGAGTTTATGGGTATATAAAGAACCAATGTATAGTGATTTAAACGAAAAATCCATTGAGGTTGAATATCCTAAGAAAATAGACCGTTATAGTTGCGAAGACAAAACATACCAATATTGTTACAATGGAAATATAAACAAAAAGGATATTTTTGGAAATAAAGTGGATTTTGTTGGCGTAGACTATAGCAGCGGAAAAAGTTATAGTTATTCGCAAGGTCCAAGAGTTTATTTAAGTGATTTTAATACAACGGAACTAAAAGGATCTAGTAAAACACGCGAAGTTTATTATGAACCTTATAAAACGTGTAATCCAAATTATCCTTGGCGTTTGGATTTAAGTTCAAATAAAACCATAAACAATGAATGCTCTTCCCCACAAGATATTGAAAACTATAATATGTGTTTGAATTATGAAAAACTATGTCCTTTTGAAGATATTGAAATAAAACAAGATACACAATATATTCCATATGATTGTTCCGATAAAGAAAATGTAATAAAATCATTGGAAGGACTAGATGTTACATTTGTAAAAAATACAACCGAAGTAGGCTCTTATAGAGATACTAGAAATAGAGCTTTACCAGTATACAAAGGAAGAAAAAACGCAAAAGGAGAAATATATGATTCAGAAAAATGTAGTGAAGAATGTAGCGAATATAATTATTATGCTTTACAACACGGAAATTATGGAAATCCGCAATGTTTTTGTGGTAATTCACTTGAACAAGCAACACAATATGGTGCTAAAAAATGTCCAAAGACTGGTGGTGGATGGTGTAATTATATTTACAAAAATATTTGTGGATTTGAAACCACTGATGATAAAGAATATTCCAATACATGTGAAAAAAACGGCGACAAATGGGTTGTAAAAAATATGGAACCAATCGAAGAAAAATGTAAAGAAAGAAATTGTTCTACGTCTTATTATAATACACCCAACGGTGACGTATCCAATTGTTTTTTATATGAAGCAGAAGCCAGTTACGAATATGATGATTTTTACAAAGGAACATCAAAATACCCATATGATACACCGCCAAGTAATCCTCTTTTATCATCTTATAAAAATATTACTTCTGAAACAGGAATAATAGATGGAGACAAAGTAAAAATACGAGGCTCTGAAGTAACGTATTCTGTACCTGTTTGTGACGAAGAAAATCCTTTTTACGCAAATAATGAATGTAGACCTGAAAATACTACTGAAGTAGATATTTCATGTAGTGAGGCAAAACCATATCTCGTGAATGGAATATGCGTCGACCCCGATACTGCTTTGTCGGTAGTAACCGATGGGTGTAATGAAAAAACTCCTTATAAAAAAGAAAATGCATGTTATGCGACCCCAGAAGAAACACTAGATCAAACATATACATTTGGTCATAGTTCGGGTAATAATTGTTATGTAAAAGAATTAGACTATGGTATATCTTGTGAAAATATCTTTAGTGTTCGAGACAAAGATAATTCCATGTTATATAATCCAATTACAAACAAATTTGTAGGGGATTTGAATCCTGGAGATTATGCGTATGTTGATTGTAGTGGTGTAAAATGACCAAATGTATGAAAGAATTTCCTTTTGAAAAAAATGATAAAAATGAATATGTATTGCCACTTAAACCAAGAAATAGTATAAATAGAGACAAAATACCTACTTATGACCCGCCACCCAAATATGTAGAGCCTGAGTTTTCAAAATATATTAATCCATATAATTCAGATATACAACATAGTTTATTTATTCAATGTAAAGAAGATTATTCTACCCATTCACAAGAATCCAATATGTGTCCACAGCAACTACCATTATGCGAGGGGTATGTAAAAGATACACAATTTGGTTTATGTAAAGAAGACAAAAAAATGGAACAAACACTATCGTCTTACACAAAAAATGTTATTTCTTGTGAAAATAATTATGATTCAAAAGATATATTAAAAAATATGTGTCCATATAATTTTCCTTATTGTGAAAACAATGAATGTAAACAAAGTAGTTTATACAATTTGGTTGCCCTGTAATATACCTATGTCTTTTAATTTACCATTTTCTTCTATATATACTTTATTTGGTTTCTTTCTAGTGTCGACTTTTACTTTCGTCAATATTCCATTGTATAACAATTCTTGGTCCACAAATTGGTCGTCTTTTACTTTTTGTTGGATAGGTTCTTTTTTATAGTCTAATGCATAAGAAAACTTCTCTTTGTTTTTATTGGATGGAAACTTAAAGCATTTATTCGTTTTAGAAGGCATACAATCGATAGCACTTTCTTTCAATGTATTTAAAAATGATTCTGACAATACTTTCTTTTCTTCCATAATTTTAAGTAAAAATTCATCGGTCGACATTTCCTTTTTAGTCAATTCTTCTTTCATAGAACTAATATACAAATATACTTGAACGTTTTGTTCTTCTAAAGGCAACCGATTATGACTACATATACGTCTTGCCCGCCCTATAACTTGTTCCAATCGTACATTATGCCAATAGGGTTCGGTAATATGGACATAACGCACATTTTGTAAATCAATGCCTTCCGCCCCGGACGAAGTAATCATCAATAAATTAATAAGAGACCCATGTAAATTGTCCAAATCGTCATTTTTATATACATCTTTTAATCGTGCGTTCATCGTATTGGACAATTTGGTCAAATCGCTATTATATATATTTCTTACAATTTCTTTTACTTCTTTTTCTTCGGTCCCTGTATACAACGCAAATACTCGTGTTTCTTTGTATGAATCTTCCGAATAAATACCTTCTAATTTTAAGTCGTAGTTCCCGGCTGCGTTTTTAAACACCACCAATTCTCTGAATCCTTGATATTTTAATAATTGGCGCATCATTTCTATACCTTCAATTCTTCTAAAACTACTATATAACAATTGACAGGTGTTTACATCTTTTATAATATTTTCCAAAATAGAATGGAATTTTGGACTATATTTAATCAACCCCATTTCGGGGTCATCGTTTGGTTTTTCAAATGGTTTGGATACAAAAAAACGAAGATTATTAAATAAAAGAGTATTACGATTCGTTCTTACAGATTTCATAAAGTTTTTAATACTTGTATCATAATTTTCATTTTCTTGTATAGCGTCACCGTCTTCTTCTATTCCATCGGCTTGTTTCAAACGTTGGGTAACTTCAATATAGTCAAAATCTGCTTCCGTTTTTACTTTATTCGATTCTGGAAATGGTCGCTTTATATCTTCGTCAAATACGAAATTACATGCTGCGCGCGTAAATACTTTATAACTACCATCTTTTTTCTGGTCGCTCTTTTTACTTGAACTTTCACGTTTTTTGTATAGTTCGTATTCTTTTCTTTGATGTGAACTCATTGGAATCTTTTCTGTAATCATAGGTTCTAGTCGAGGCATAAGAGACGTTTTGTCTCCTAAATAAGAAATCAATCCGGATATTCTTGTTTGGAAAAATTCTTTATTATTTATCACTCTTAGATTGTCTTGTTTTTTTACAAACAATCCATTGAACTCTTTTTCTTCATCTGGTACTCGTTTATATTTATGTACATTAATTTGTTTAATAGGTACGTTGATAGTATTTCTTATTAGTTCTTCAAAGTTTGTGTCATTATATAATGGCATATCTTCATATTGAACTTCTTTGTTGAGTGTAGTTATAAATCCGTATGGATTCCGTACAATATAAAGACGGTCAAATTTATAATCAATCATATTATATTTGCTTAATGGTTTTAATTTTTCTTTGAGTATACTTGTTTCATATTTTTTCATCAATATAACTTCATATTCAGTGGTATACCCAGACACTAAATTAATCATAATTCCCAGTTCAGACGGTGCGTTTATATAAGGAGTTCCTGACAATAAAACCACTTTACAATTTTGTGCGTCCATAATGTTTTCGTACATGTCGGTAGATACAGACGTCTTGTTGGTCATTTTTTTATTGTTGACTCTACTTATAAAATTATGAGCTTCGTCAATCACCACGACGCTATTATGAAAAGGGTTTGTTTTATTTGCGGATTTTAATTTTTCCCACGATTTTTTATTTAAACCATTGTAATTTATAAAATTATATTTCATAGATATTAATATTCGGATTAATTCTTTTATTTGTTGTTTTTCTTCATTGTTTAACATCTCATAATTCGGTTCAGTATCATCGTCATGAATCAACCATACGTAATTATTGTATTTTGTCATATACTTTTCTAATAGTTCTTTATCGTTATCTAAAAATAAATATTGTTTGAATAATTGATATACGACATCGCTATTGCTTTTTACCTTTTTCCAATGATGTTTGGTTGTAAATAATTTGTCTCCACAAAAAGACATTTGCGTTCTATAGTTTTCTTGAAGCGATGCTGGTGTCATTATATATATTTTTTTATCGTGTTTCATTCCTTCTAAAATCCCAATGGAACTACACGTTTTACCAGACCCAAGACCGTGATATAATAATAACCCCCTGTAAGGAGTATAACTATTCAAATACGTTTGAACTATTTTTTGATGTTTTAACATAATAAAATCAGACGATTTATCACAACTATCTTCACCATCTTCTTCTTTGTATAAATCTTCTAATAAAGAATGTACGGAATCCATAAAACCATATTGCCGGTCTAAATAAAAATCTTTCTTTTCTATGGTCATTATATTTGGATTATAGAAATCGTAGTCTTTCAATAATTCATTGTCTACGTCTACAAACAATGGAGCAGGTTTCAATGATTTTACAACACGCTCTTTTATAATACTTTTCTTTTTTTCTCTAACTTCAGGTTCATTCAATAAGATGCTATCGCCCAATAATATAGGCTTATTTGCGTAAAAAGACGTCAATGTATTTAAAAATAAATTATAACGCGGATTTAACACACGAATAAAATCATTGATTTTGCCGATTTCAGGATTCTTATAAGCAAGCTCTGTTGATACAATTTTGTTCATATTATTATATTACTATTTTTTATTAATTCATTTACACATTTAATCACATATAATTTTTCAATATTATAATCACGAATCAAAGAAACACATTGTTCGTAAGAACACCATTTCATATTTCCGATTTCGCTTTTTTGAAATTTTGCTTTATATAGAGTGTTGTCGTAAGGCATAAATCCGATGTAATATTTATGTTTATAAGATTTTAAATTCGATCCTGTAAATACTTCTTCAAATGGCATTAAATTATTCATCAACACAACATGTTGTTTTAGATATCCAGTTTCTTCGCTGAATTCTCTTAAAGCGCATTCCACATCTTTCTCTTTATAATTTCTGCGACCTTTTGGAAACCCCCATTCCGGTAAAGTCCAACCCGATTTTTTAAACAAATAAGGTTTATTTTTCAATACAAATAACATTTTTTCTTTATGTCGAACGTCGTATGGTATATTTTTACCATTCCATAATTTAGACCATAATTGTTCATAAGAATAATTGATAATTTGGTCTATTTCATAATCCGTCATTTCTTTGATAATATTTTTCAAATGATAATCGTTGTATTCGTTGTATTTACCACGTAAAAAATCAACATATCCAAGGGTGTCTTTTCTTTGTATCAACAAATATTCCACAACATCTTTATTTAGTCGATAACATATGATTCCCAAACTAGTAATAGGTCGCTTACAATTATAAAATAAATGTCCGTAATTTTCGCAATTGTTGCATAAAGGTTTAGGTTTACCTATCATAATTCTTAATATATTATATATTTATATGATTAATACAAATATAGATATCGTATTTCAATATTTATATTTTATAACAAGGCAATATGAACCTAGTATACCCAATAAAAAGAAAATAAAACAATTAATAGAATGTATTCCTTTTTTTTTACCTACACACAAAGAACAGCAATTGTTTTTTGAATTGATTCAGAAAAATTCTATTGTAAATTATTATGAAGAAAACGAGCAAATGATGCTTTATGGATATATCATTTATGAATCATATTATAAAATAAAAAAAATGCCTTATTTGGACAGAAAAGATTATATTTTACATTATGATGAAATTATGTTTCCAAAAGAAACCCATAAAAATCGTTGGATGTATATAGGTATTTTTATAGTAATAATTTGTCTATACTTTATATATGCATATTAAATTATGGATAATTATTCTTACATTTTTTTTTATGTATGACTCGTATCACGACCATCGTTATTTTAAATTGTTAAAAACATATCAAAAGTATTATAAAATGGCAATCATATGCGTCTTCGGATTAGGATTATATGTAATGATAAGCAAAGGAAACGATATGGATAGTGTCTCTGTTTTAAATAATTTCATAAAAATAATGCCTATACATAAAGATACAAAAGATATGTTTACTCCATTTATACCTAGTAGTTCATCGCACTTGGAACATCGGATCACCACGTCGGGTGGAAATAATAAAAACAAAAGAAGTGTGAGTGAAACAAAGAAAAAATATGTTGCTTCTCATCAAAATTGGAAATGCGGTGATTGTGAAAAACAATTACCTGCTTGGTTTGAAGTGGATCATATTACACGATTGGAACACGGTGGAACCAATGAAATTAGTAATTTAGTAGCCCTTTGTCGTGATTGTCACGGAAAGAAAACATCCTTAGAAAATATGTCTTAATTATATAATGATGAATATAATAATTGTTGTTGTATTTTTTTTAATTGGTTACGCTACATTTTTTTTGAACCCTTATAAAGTATTAGACCATATTTATTTACCACTTATATTATTCTTTACAATTGTGGGTATATATTTAGTGTTTTCAATCGATGTAATAAACAATAAAACAATTGACCTATTTAAATTTTCTACTTATTTATTTGGGTATTTGTCTTTATTTTTATTATTTCTTGTTTTATATTCTCTTTTGCGTATGGTTTTATTGTATTCTATGGATATTTCAATCACACTAGTGTTTGTTTTTTATGTAGTCATTATGTCGCTTATTTATAAATTATTTGTAGAAAATTCTCAAGATGTTAAGCATTCGTCTTCTTTAAATACAGACGATATGTTTAATCTGGTGAAGTATTTAATTTTTTATATTCCTTGTTTGTTTTCGGATACGATTGATTATTTTATTGAAGACGCGAAAAAAACAAATAAAACCACTTATATTCTGGGATTAATTTTAATCGTTCTTGTTGTAATATATATTGTTTATCCGTATATAAGTAATATTAATGATGATGGTATTTTACTAATAGACCATAAAACAAAATTAAATGAAACTATATTGTCTCTTACATTAGAAGGTCTTGATAAAAAAATAAAAGTTCCCAATGAAAAAGAAGGTTTTCAGTCTCTAAGCGACAAAGATTTACAGAACCGTTTGCCAACTATTTCAATCCCTGAAATTTCGCCCGACTACAAATGGTTTGTAGATTTTTTTAATGATTTAAAATATGATTTTTTTATGATTCCCAAAAAAGAAACAAACGACAATGACAAAAACGATGACAAAAAACCGTTTTATACTTATGAATATGGATTGTCGTTTTTCTTATATTTAGAGTCCAATGTATTTACCGAAACCAGTAAAGACAAAGCGTTTATATTGAGTTTTGGTTCTAGACCTTCTATGTTTTATGATTATAGGAGAAAACAACTTATTGTAGAAATGACGGATTATGTTGATGAACGTTCAGAATTCAAACAAACACGCATATATTATTCGTCTAATATATTATTTCAAAAATGGAACCATATTGTTATGAATTATGTAAATGGACAATTTGACTTATTTATAAATGACGAATTGGTTGCTACACAATCGAATGTAAGTCCATACATACACGAAAGCGACGTTTTACAAGTAGGATCCATTGAAAACACCGATTTAGGTGGAATAAGCCAACTTAAATATTACGTGAAACCTTTGTCTCTAGAAAAAATAAAAAAAATAACCTATTAATATATGTATTGGTTCACTTTTGGAAACATACTTATATCTTTATTTTTTATAATTATAGCTTATGTTATTATTAGTAATCAAATCGAACCTCGTAGTAAAATTATTATTATCGTTTTTGTAACTATATTAGGTATTATGGTTCTTATGAATATGACTTTATTTAAATCGTCTAATTCTTTGGTATCCAAAACAAGTGATGCTAAAAAAACAATTATTATCCCAAAAGACAACCTTTTGAAGTCTAGTGGAAATTATTCGGTTTCTATGTGGATATATATAGAAGATTGGAATTATAAATTTGGAGAAAAAAAGACCATTCTAAAACGTGAAAATACGTCGAAACAAAAAAGTCCACATATTTATTTGGATAGTTATAAAAATGATATTATTGTTGATTTTATGGTGAATGCTACAGGCGATATATCATCCAACGATAATTATGAAAAAGCTTTATCGTGGTGTAATGAAAATATAGACCCATCTGATAATGCCCAATGTAATTATGACAAAGAAAAAGGAGAATATGTTCCTTATCAAAGCGGAATTACTTGTAAAAACTCTACATACGAATGTTTAGACGGAACAATACCTAACATAGATAATATAGCCTGTACATATACAGATAATGAACATAGCGCAACCTTAAAAAATATACCTTTACAAAAATGGTTCAATATAATTTATGGATTTGGAGACAATCATACAGATATTTATTTAAATGGTAAATTAGTTCAAACAAAAACATTTAATGGGATTCAATATAGTTCCAATATTGAAAATGGGGATATTCATATTTGTGCGGATGGTGGTTATGCTGGTTCTATATCAAACACAAACCATTATAATTATTTGGTGACTCCTGAAAAAGCGTTTAGTATTTATAAGGAAGGGTTTAACAATGTTGTCGTCGGTTCTCTTTTTGGAAAATATAAAACAGCACTAACCTTTTATGAAGATAACAATGAAAGAGCAAAATATTATATCATATAATTATAATGTCAAATAATGATTCGAGTAAAAATAAAAGCTTGTCATCTAATGATTCGAGTAAAAATAAAAGCTTGTCATCTAATAATTCTCCAGCAAAAAAAACGCAAATGTTACAACGGACGTTCCAGCAAAAAAAACGTAAATGTACAACG